ATAATCGAGAGTTATACATATACAAATATAAATTGGACGATAGTATTGATAGATTAGATTTCGATATATTTAATACAGCAAAAGTTTATGCGGGATTAAATTTGGATTTTACATCTGATATTGATTCATCGATTTTAACAACATCACCATTAAATATACATAATATTTTAGATTTGTTTGATTTACAAAGGTTATCTGGTTTGAAAAATTATTTTGACCCGAATAATATAACTAAACCAACAAACAAAATATTACATAACGAAAGGTATCTGTTAAATTCAATATCGAAAAATACTATTATAAGTAATTGTACTGAAACATTACCGATAAGATTTTTAGATACACATATTCAGATAGGTAGTTTACCATTATTGGAAGATTATAAATTACTGTTATATGATAATACCGATATTAATCATAAATTTTATGAATTACCAATTGATAAGATAAATATCGAAAATAATTTTTATCCGAATTGTTTATTTTTACAGATTTCTGATGTTATCGAAGATGAAAATAACCCTACTGTAACAAAAAAATATATATTCGTAACAACTACCGAAGTTGGAGTGGATTTATCGTTATTCAAATTATTTTATATCGATAAAGTAACCTATCAACAATTGAAAGATAATTCATTTGATGATTATTTCGATAATTCATTTACTGTAATTGGTGGTATAAATTTTAATGACGAAAATATCAAGTTAATATCACAATATGATAAATATGATGAAACAGATGTACCTATTAATTTTGATGTAGATACTGTATTTTATGATAAAACCAACGAATACAATTTAAAATTACCGAAAGACAACAAAAAAGTAATTTCGTTGTATCCTCGAATGGTAAAAATCAATTCATCTGATACATTAAACACGTATTATCTAAAAATTGGTGATGTTATTGTTTCCAGAATTAACAATAACTATATAACAGAATATGAAAATTTGAAATGGTCTGTTATAAATAGTTTTGATAAGAAGGTTTTATTCGAAACAAATGATTATACTTTGAAATATCGAATCAACCGTAAAACCATTTATGATATTAAATGTGAATTTGATATTTATGGTCGTCATTATACAATAGTTAAAAAAGCAATACAAAGTTCTCTGAAATATGATGAATAATATGAATATAATTGGTATCGATTTAAGTTTGAAATCAACAGGTATTACTGTTTATGATACAAAAAATAATAAATTAATATTTGGTAATATAATTAGTAATAAAATTTCCGATAAACATAGATTCAGAAATATTAATTACATAAAATACTCCGATAAACCTACAAATTTCAAATATCATAAAACAATCAATAATGGTGAATATAGTGAATATGAGGGAAATCAGAGTTTAAAAATTATGATGGCTGTTAAATCTATTATGAGATTTTTGACAGTTTATCTTAAAAATGGTAGAAATTCACATAATGTAATTATTTTTGAATCTCACTTATTACCTCAAATACTCGGTATAAAACAATTTCGAGGTTTATCACATCTTATTGCTTTACAACATATATTGAGGGAAAATATCATATTACATTGTTTGAGAGAAAATATATCGGTTGAATTCTGTTTCTTCTCACCTTCAGAAGTTAAATCATTATTTACAAGTAATGGTAGAGCAGATAAATCTAAAATGGTAGATATATTTATAGATGAATATGATGGTAAAAAATTGATACCTGATATATTGCGAAATAGAGAAGAAACCATAATGTATTTGAATGATATTGTAGATAGTTTTGCATTGGTTACTTCATATTTCAACAGATTATACAATATTGTTGAAAAGAAAATTCCAACGAAAAAGAAAATAACAAAACGAAAGAAATCTGAAATAAAAAATACTTTCAAAGATTCATTAATAAACTCAATAATAACATAATAATATGACTTTTACATTTAATGACGGGAAACTAATTAATTTCCATACAGAAGATAATCCAATACTCAATACAGATGATGAATGTTACTTCATTTTTTGGTCTGACGAAAACTATCATATTCCGTTAATTGGTCACGGTACAATAGTATCTGATAAATTTATATCTACAATTGATAAGGAATATATGATTCAGTTAAATTCTGTAGAAGAAAATATTGAAATAATTGACAAATATTTTTATAATATATATTTTGATGTTGTTTCAGATAACAATAAATTAATGAGTATAAAATTAACTAAAAATTTATTGTTGAAATATAATCCAATATTCAAACAAAACGGATTTTTTGTTAGAAATAATTTGAAAGAGATTAAAGCTCTCAAAGAATTCTATATTGGTATAATAAAAGATAATTTGGAATCTAAAATTAATGATATAAATGGACTTTCTTAGTGGTTACGAAAAATCTAATAGCACCCCATTAGATGACTTATTAGATAAATATGTTCAAGATGATAGAATCATGCCATCGAATGGTATGGACGAAAAATCTATTTCCCTATTAAATAAGGGAGATAAATATCGTTCCATTTTGAACAAACGTTTCCTTATTAAATTAATTGGAAGTAATCCAGATGATTCTCAAAATTATCAAAACGAGAGATTTCAACCGAAAAATTTTACCGATTTATGTAAGATGACACATAATGGTGCACAAATGTATGATGTTGAAGATTTCTTGTATTGTCGAAATGTAAATTATCCCATAAATAGATTAATTACTCTCCGTAGATTTGTTAAACCGGTAACTGACAATATTTATGATAATTTTGTTCAGGAAGAGACTGATGTTGCTCGAATGGTTACATTTTTCGACAATAACACTAATAAATTGGAAGATATATTGTCTTTCACTTATGGGTTAAACTGGAGAGAAATGACTGCTGAGTTTGAAACAGCATCAATGGAAGGTGACCAATCAGGTTTTAGCGGTTCAATGAAATCAATAATGAGTATAATTGACCCGAAATTAGCACAAAACTCTCTGAGAGGTCAAAATAAATTGAATTATGACCCTAAATCTGATGGTAATAAGATTTTCGGACCTATAGACAGTATTTCGAAAACACATTATAGAGATGTTGGTTTGGAATTTGAAAAAACCTTTGATTTAGTGTTTGAATATGATTTACGGTCTATAAATGGTATAACTCCAGAATTTGCAATGAAAGATATTTTAGCGAATGTTCTTGCTACAACATTTAATGATGCTAAATTTTGGGGTGGTACAAGATATTATGTTGGTGAAAGACCATCACAATATATAAAACAGTTTAATTGGATGAATCCTGATGAAGTTGATGGTTTCTTCCAAAAAGGTTGGGATAGTTTAAAATCATTTTATTCAGGTTTATTAAAGAAAGCAGGTGGTTCCAAAATACAGATGGTTAAAAATATACTTATGAATGGACTTGCTATTGGTATTGGTAAAATGCTCGATAAAGTTGGTAGACCATCTATACCTGTAATGAATAGTTTATTATCTGGTGAACCAACAGGAAATTGGCATGTAACTATTGGTAATCCTGATAATCCAATTATGTGTATAGGTAATTTATTACTTGATAATGTTGAGGTATCATTTCCTACAGATAGTTTAGGTTACGGTGATTTTCCAACAAAATTAAAAGTTACCGTTAAATTAAAAGCAGGTATGCCAAAAGATAGAGCTGGTATTGAAATGATGTTTAATCATGGACGTTCCAGAATGTATTTTCAACCAGAAGTTGTATATTCAGGTCGTAAAGGTGTGAAAAGTAATGGTACAATACAAAGTTTCGAGAGAGATGTTGTAGATTTAAGTGTAAATGCAGGTATAAATATTGGAAACAATGTATATTCGTTTATGCTTAATACACCGAGAGTTGAAGATTACGAAACAAAAAAGATAGTTTCAGCAGCAAAATCATTCGATTATAAAGAACCTATCAAATGGGCTGATAATGTTGTCAAAGCATCTTCGAAAAGTATTGAAAATGCTCAATCCAAACAAGATAAAAGGGTTGCTGAAGCTAAACGAAAAACTAATGTTGCTGATAAAAAACAATTAGCTCAAAATACCAATAAACAACAGAAAAATGCGAAAAAAGTTTAATAAAATTTTAGCATTTATTAACAAAAATTTTAGCATTTATTTAGCACATTAATTCATAATTATTAGCTATCTTTGAGGTATGAAAATAAATAAAATAATAAAGTAAATCAATAATTTTATGAATCAAAGTACATTATCAAACGAACAGTACACAAGACGATTCTTCACTGAAAAGAAATCGTTATCAAAAGATGAAGCTAAATCACAAAAGTTCAGAGAAGTTAAAACTATGAACGGTAAATTGGTTCGAAATGCTTCAGAAACCGCAACAGCTTATTTAAGGAAAATTCCTGAATATTCTGTACTACAACATCAAATTGCAACATTAGAATCTGAGTTGAAAATTTACGAAAAGAATAGAGACAAAGATTTGGTTGTAAAAACATCGGTTTTGATTAAACAACTCAAGGCCTTAAGTAAAGAAATGACCAAAATTCTTAAAGGTAAAGATATTACCGACTCAGATAAGAAAAAACAAGTTCGCAAACCAAAATCTGATGTTATTCTTCAATTGGAAGAAAGACGTACTGAATTAGCTGCGAAAAGAAAACAACTTTCAGCTAATGATTTAATCAAAAGATTAAAACAAATTGAACAAACCATTGAAGATACCAAAACACATATTACAGGTGAATCTGATGTGTTTGATTTAGATGGTTATTTTGAAGTTTCAAAGAATCAAAATTTATCCAAAGAAGAACAAGCTTTGGAAGAATTAATTGCTCAAAGAAATGATATGATAGCTAATATTTGTAAATTAGCTGGTATTAGAAATTCAGAATTTTTCGAAATGTCCTTATCAGAGGTAAAAGAACTGTTAAGAGAAAATCTGAAAAAACAATACGAAGATTGTATGGACGAAATCAATACAATCAATATGAAAATAGCTATCGAAAAAGATAAAATAAATGATGAAAATTCGGTTAAATTAACTGACCTTGTTTTTTCTGTTTTAGAAAGTCAAGAACCTGATGAAGATTTAAAAAATCCAGATTCAAAACGAGGAAAACAAGCTCGAGAAATGCTTGCTGTTGCCAACATACCATTAGTTAATAGTATTGCTAATTATACCTGTAAAAACTATAATTTAACTAATTTATTTGATGATGCTGTTTCTGCAGGTCTTTTGGGATTAACACAAGCAATTAATGTATGGTATCAAAAACAAATATTGTTTAACGAACCATTACCTTTCAAAACATTCGCTGCACCTTATATCACCAATAAAATAAAAGAAGAATTATCTGAAATCGGACGTACATCGGGTAAAATTTCCGGTACAAACTATGCTGATAAAATCCACTATGAAAATAAACGTATTGAAAGCTTTATGAAAGCCAATAAAGATTTGTTTGCTGATATGGACAAAGAAACAGTGAAAAATATTATTTCAGCATTGAAAGATAATGATGTAAGGGATATTAATTCTGGTACAACTCAAACAGACTTAGAATCTACAGTTACAGGTGGTGAACAAGATGCTGATGTTTGGAGTAATATAAGTGTTGATGAAACTTATGGTATTGACGAAATTATTGAGATGAAATCACATTATAAATCGATGATGGAATCTGTTTACGAAATACTCTCGTTAATGAATCCAAAATCACAAAAACCTATATTTAATATTTACGAAAGACGTGTGTTTTTGTTAGAATTCGGTTTATATAAGAATATATTTGAATCTGCTGATGGTAAAAAAGCGGATTTAATCAATGCTGGATATACACAACAAATGATTGCTGAACACATTACAAAACTTAAAATTCAACGAGGAGAATTACCTCCAGATGCTAAGGTAATGTCACAAGCAGCCGTTTCAGCAATGATTAAGACAATTACTGATAAACTTCAAAAAGTTGTGGAAGAAAGACCAGAATTAAAAGAAGGTTTTGAATATTTCGCAACTCGTAGAGCTGAATTGAACGTTATATCTCAGGAAATGGAGAAATCACAAATTAACCATTTTGCTAATAAGATAGCTAAAAATTCGGTTAAATTACAAAACGAAGAAATGTTGGATTATACAATCTCAAGTGGTTCAACAATTGGAGATATAATCAATTCTACAGATTATATGGAAGATAATGAGATATTTGAGATGTTTGATGAACTTTTAAATTTAAGTAATTAAGATGATGATTATACGAAGAAAAACTATAAATCGAACAGAGGTGGTTAAACCTCTGTTCGAATCTCAGCAAAATCCATTACAGGAAAATGTTAATGTATTAGGTCAAACAAAAAATGATGATTTATTATCCCGTTTTTTGTCTAATAAAATTTATCAATTTAAATTTTCTGATGGTGAGGAAATAATGGCATTACCTGTCTTAAAAGGTCTGAAAACAAAAATTTCCTTAAATTATCATATTGAAAATAGCTCAGATGTTGATAGTTTTATAAAATCTGTTAGGGATTTTATAAAACGAGATATTTCTGAGTATGATAAAGACAGATTAATTTCAATATATCAATCTAATATATAGATATGAAAACACAGGAAGAAATCGATAAATTTAGAACTACGGAAGTGAAAGATTTTGATTTAATTCAGGATTCACAAATGATTAAATCGGGATTTTTCACAACAAATTCGAATTTTTTAAGATTAAAAAAATATTTGGTGTTATTTAAGGAATTTATTGATAACTTATATGACCTGTTAAATATCAATAAACTACTTAAGGAAGTTAAAAAAGATTTCGAGAAGAATAAGAATAAATTGGTTATCAATTTTGATTCGTTAGTGATTGATAACTTTTATTATATGAATATACCAAATGATGATAGAACTTACCAAGTTATCAAAAAAGACCCTTCAAAAATACATATAAGTTTGAAAGATTCTACTTGGGAAACTAATGATATTTGGTGTTATGTGAAGAGTTATTCTGGAGAAACTTTGTATCCGTCTATAAAAACTGAAAATAACGAAATAATCATATCATTTTCGGTAACACAATTTGAACCGATTATTGTATATTGGTTATAATTTGACAATATTACTTCTTTATCGGACTGTTGGGAAACAGACCTTACTTGAGACTCCTCTTTTGTTTACTTTTGTGACGCGGTTTTTACTTAGAAAGCCCGATTCGAAAAATTATCGAATCGGGCTTCTTCTACAACATGAATCAAAGTAATACACTTTTAGAGGCTATTTGGATAGCTGTTTCCATAATTTCTGTATCATCAGACTTATCATAGTAATAATAAGGCAATATATGTCTCATTTTATACTGTAAATCAAAATTTATTTCCTCTTCAACATCGAACATAACAGAATAAATCTTTGAAACTTTCATATTGTGTTCGTATTCAGACACATCATAAATTTTAATGAAAATTCGACCAATTTTACCATTTAAATCAGATTGTTGTTGAATAAAATCATTATCGAATAATTCTACCAATACAATTTTGTTTATACTGGGTTTAAATGGATTTATTTCCATTAATGATGATAGAAACACATTATTTTCGATATGTGTCAATTTCATATCATCTAAAAATTGTAATTTACTCATAATATTTGTATATTTAATTAATTATTGATATATTAAATAATATCGTCCGATAAGTCCACATATAAGATGAAATAATCAACCTTTTAAGGTGTGTATTGTCTTACATAACAATGATACGCACCATAAAATAACTCAAAATAGACCTTATATAGCCCATTTGAAAGCATATATCTTATATGTTTGATATATTGCTATTAATCTCCGGTGTGTATCTATAATAGTAATAAAATATGCTCAAAATTCGCGAGAACTTGAGCATATTTCAGTTAATCTAAACCATTAAAAATTATGAGCGGCTATTTCCCAACAGTCTTTTAAATATAGAAAATACTTTATGAATTTCGGAAGAAACTAAAGACTATTTCCCAACGGTCTTTAGTGTTTACCGGTAATATCTTAGAAGACTTTTAATCGATATACCAGTAATATAGCATGTCAAATTAAAGGCTTTGAAGTCTATTTCCCAACAGTCTTCGATGTTTAAACTAAAACACATTTTATATTTGGTATTAATATATATCGTTTTTTCTCGATGATATAGGCTAACACACACCATAATGATGTTATTATTTCATCAATATATAAGGCATATATCAAGCTATAGTCGATATATAACAATTTTAACAATATTTTGTGGTGTGTATTGTTGTACCTTAAAGACGATACACACCATAGATTAATAAGCTTTAAAATATCTCAATTGTTATATGATAGCCCTATTTATATATCTTAACACACACCAAACATTATATATTATATACAAAAAGAGACGAGATAAGATTTAAATCTTATCTCGTCTGGAAGAGACAGTTATTATGAGTTATTCATCTTTCTCATCGTCTGCGATTGTCAACTCACCTCGGTACAGTTTGAGCATCAACTCATCGAGATATGTTTTCAAAACTGTTTTAGATTTTTTCGAAGCCAATCTTTTTATTAAAAAGATACTTACTTCAATCTCTTCGTAACCGAAGGCTTTTTGACACTCTCTGATAAATTTCTTTATCAAATCATCTTTAGTTGTACGAACAACTTTTGTTTTTTTACTGTCAACAACTACAACAACTTTATCATCATCGGAGATGATTTCATTGTCATTTTCATCTGTATGTACTGAATCATTATTTGTTTCAGTTACATTCAAAAGATTGTTAACTACTGCATTTAAATTTTCTGTTGGAGCTACTGTTATTTGCTCAACAACAACTTTTTTTGATTTACTCATAATAATTTGAATTTTTAATATTTAATATTTATTTGATGATAATATATATCGTTTTTTCTCGATGATATAAGCTAACACACACCAATGATATAGCTTTTTATTACGGTTATATAAGGCATATAGCTTGTTATAGTTGATATATAACAATTTTTACAATATTTTATGGTGTGTATTGTTGTACTTTAAAGACGATACACACCGGAGATATATAAGCTTTAAAATAGCTCATTTATTATATGAAGGCTATTATATTATCGATTATATTAACACACACCATAAATTTATAATAATATTATGGTGTGTAAGTAACAGCACCTATTCGGTGTGTATAAATATATGGTATATAAAAAGTCAGATGATTTAAAAATCATCTGACTTATGTTGATTTATAGTTCCATAACCTCATTGCCGGTTACCGCATGTTCTTTTACTGCGGCAATCATTGCATCTCGGTCATTTGCATGCTCGATTTTGATTTTCTCTAAAACTTTAGAGTAGATTTGAACGAGCTCTTTACCAATCTTAACCTGTACGATTTTGCCTTTAGCTTCTCGGCCTTCTCGAGGTTTGAAGTATGTTATGGCATAACGGAGACGGTCGACTAAAGTTTGAAGAGCTACAAGTTTTTCAACTTCTGATTTTAAAGTCACCTGTAGATATTCATTTTCCAATTGACCTTTGTCTTTTGCCTCAGCATCGATGGCTTTTTTAATCTCAGCTCGAGCAGGTTTAACTTCCCACCATTCAGCGAGTGACAACAACAATGGGTTGATTTGAAACTCAGCTGGTAGTTGTTTTAAAAGTTCAATACCTTCTTTGATACGAGCTTCTCTCTCAGGACCTTCGAATTTTGAAGATACGAATTCTTTTGTATGAAAATCTGCGGCTGTCATTTTAGCGAGATTCTCATAAGCAAATTGATTTTCAGATTTGCTCTCTTTTTTAGAAGCTACTTCGTTTTTAACTTCTTTTGATACTTCTGTGAAAACGTCTAAACCGTTAGACAATTTTTCATTTTTGTTTGATTTACTCATAATGTTTGTAATTTTAATTTGTTATTAATTATTGATTGTGATAATATATATCGTTTATTTCAATTGATATAGGCAATATCGAAAAAATTTTTAATCTATATTTATATATCAATTTTTATATTCAATATATTTATTATCGATGATTATATATATCGTTTTTCGTCGATGATATAGGCAATAATCAAAAATAATTTAATTCGTAACACACACCATAAATATACGCGCGTGCATATACATATATAAATGAACCTATATTTTTCTATGGTGTGTATTGTTATCATTGAGAATTGATACACACCATAGAAAAATGATAAAAATTGAGATATATAAACGAGACAAGATATTACCCTTATATAATGATGATATAACTATTAATCTATGGTGTGTATTGATGTATATAGATGTTTGGTGTGTAAAGTTATATATCAATTTATGGTGTGTATTATAAATTATAAATTTATGGTGTGTATTAGCTTATATCTCAAAGAAAAAACGATATATATTATCATCAAACAAATAATAACAAATTAAAATTTCAAATATTATGAGTAATAAAATTTTATCAGATTTAAACTGTGAAAGAGTTTACAAAAACATTTTCGTATCAGATTTTGTTGAGGTTAATGCCTTCAGAGAATCATTAAATAAAATAATTGTCTGTGCAACTCTCGACAACAACAATGAACCAACAACAGATGATGAAAAAATTGCCTTTGTTTTTGTGAACATTGTTGACGTATCAGAATTTGTTGTGGGCAGTGATAACCTGAAAGAACAACAGGTCAAAGTTATCAAATCATATTGTTATCATAAACAATTTTTCAATGATGAAAATTGGGCTGAGTCATTAGTGCCTGACTTCTTCATTCAGGCCAATTCTGAGCAATATGATACCGCAAAACATATAGTTAAAAAGACTTCGTAATCTAAGAAAAACTCGAAATTCAAAAGAATTTCGAGTTTTTCTATTGTTTATTATAGATACACACCATAGATATAAGGTGATATTGCAAACATATAAGATATATAGCTTTAAACGTCTCATATAAGGCCTTTTTAACGCTATTTTATGGTGCGTATTTAAGCCCATTTAAGACAATACACACCAAATATTAACAAAAAGTGTCAAAAATTAAAAAAATCTGAAAGACCGTAATTAAACAATCTTCCAGATTTTCATTTCACAACAGATTCCTAAATTATTCGTCATTTGTTTCTTTCAAAATCTCTTCGACAAGCTCTTCTTTCTCTTCTTGTGTCATACAAGCGAGATTTTCGTACATTTCGTCAATTTTACTTTCCAAAACTTGCTTTCTTTGAGACTTATATAGGTCCAAAATCTTAACAGATGAATCTAAATCTAAAGATGAAAACCAAACAGCTATTGGTTTATCATCACTGTTAATTTTTTGGAGGAAAACATCTTCATTTTTGAAATCTACACATAAAACGAAGTATTTTGTTTTCCAGACTTCTTGTGGTAAACAAGCAACAATCTCTTCCTGTTGCAGATAGAAATCTTCCACTTTTTTACTTACGAAAAAGAAATAATCTCGATATATTTGAACTTTATTTTTTACGAATTCTTCGTAAGTATCAATAAAGTCATCATGCACCTCCATTTCATCGAATTTGGAGAAACCAGATTTTGAATAAGCATCCCAGAGATGAATTGAATCAAAATCGTTGTCATAATCTCGAAAATATTCTTTTACATCGAAATCAAAACGACCAGAAAGATTGAAAGAGTGTTGAATATGTTCTAACCCTAAATCTTGTGTTAATGTACAATACAAATTTTCAATGAAATCTGTAATTTCATCATTATTATGTATATCTTGCACATAATGGCGGAAATTACATTCTATGTATCTTCCGATTTTATCGGTTACATAAGCTCTTTGAAGCTTCGTATCGGAATTTTGAGGATTAAAAAATCCAGAGTAATCACAACCATAACCTAACATAGTTGGAATGTGAAATTTATGTTCATTTTTGAGATATTCTGTTATCTCAGGATTGCATTCATTATGGTCTTTTACTGAAATCTCTTGATTAGTTCCAGTACTTAACCACTTTTGGAACATTTGTTTTGTGATTTTTTTCATTTTTCGAAATTTTAATATTTAATATTTATAATAAATAAAATCGTCCGATAGCTCCGATTATAAGACGATATTAATTACCTTATCTATATCGGATTTAATCATTTCCTTTATTATGTTGATTGTCATCTTTTGGAATTTTGGATGGAAATAATCCCAATCTAATGGAATATCCAAATTACATAATTCACCTTCTTTCTTTTGTTTTATGTAGTCAGATAACTTAAAGAATTTGCAGCTTCTGTCCACATAAAGTTTGTTTTCTTTTATCACAAACTCTTTGAAATATGCGTCCCTTATTTGGTCTTTGTTCTTATCGGGATTAGTAATATGATTATCATTTTCATCTAAAAATGAAACAATCATAATATTAGATATTTTTCGGTCCAACAAATTATTACGTTTGTATTGACCTACTAAATAGATACCCTTACTGCATCTGATAAGATTGTGAGATTTTTTAATGTTGTTGAAAATTTCTGTGCCTGTCATAATATGATAATTTTTAAATGTTAATGTTAATTTTAATTTTATGAAATTTTAATATTTACGGTATTTGATACATAACAATTTTAATTTGGCTAATATATCTTTGTCGGTGATAACAAAATAATCTTTTGTTTTCTCATCAATTTCGGATAAAGAATAATTACATATTTTTGAAGTAACATACTCCATATCACCTGTAATTTTATACTTTTCGAACTTTTTATTATAATTATCGAAAACAATCATATACTTATAATCATCTCCGAAATATAATAGATTGACTAACTGTACATTCCAGTTATCCATCAATTTTATTAAACTGTATCTTTTTGTTGTCATAATGTTTCAAAATAAAGTTGTTCAATTATTTCCAATGGTAAGATGAAAATAGACAATTCAATTAATTGGTTACTTTTGATACATTCAACAGTAAATTGATTATAATTTACCGATATAATATTGTATATATCATCATTTATCAATTTAAATTGAATATTCGGTATTACTTCAATTATCTTTGTATTAGTTGAATATACAAAATTTAATGTATCAATTACTATATAGATATAATTGTAAAAATTATGGTGAAATAATGTTTGAAACTCTTCTGAATTATCTATTTCCAATAATTCTAACGTATAGTTCAAACATAATTCATACATATCTAAAAAGTTCTTTGTTTTTTCGTAATTTTCTCTTATTATATGATGAAAATATAGTTTCAAATTACCTTCAGATATGCTTAATAACTTCTCAATATTGATTTTATTCTTTTCCATTAAACCTCCTGTACATTATAAAAATCAACAAATGTATCTGTTATATTATCTTCAGAGGTAATTTGTTCTTTGAAATATTCTGTTTCTCTGATAGATTCTGGTAAATATTCTTCTCGAATTTCTTTCAATTCAGAAGATGTTACTGTTAATGGAATTTCTCTGTAAACTGTAGTAGATATTCCAACTACGATTTGATGTGTTTTTTCTGTCATTTTTCTTTGAATTTTATTTGTTAATCATAATTTTATATATCGTATAAGTTAACAGATATAAGTGGAAATAGAAAAACTCCCAAAAATAAATTTAATTATTTTTGAGAGTCTTTCAGCAAAAATTAAAAATTTTATATATGATGTATTTCCCCTTACTTATTAAAGTACGTCAACAACTTCAACTTTGGTAGTGTGAGCATCACCTAAAATACGTTCGTATTTTTCAGATTGACTTAGAGTACCATCTTCTTTAAGTTCTGCAAGCAATTCAACAGATACATTGTATGAAGTACCATTGATATTTACAATGCTTGTTTTAACTTTGCCTTTGCGAGCAGTTTTGTTTGCACGGCGAGCATAGAAAGATTTGATGTTGTTCAAGCAGCTTCCGAGTTTAACGAAACCAACGATAGCAGCAAGTTCTTTTTGGAAATCACCATCGATGTAGTTTTTGAACTCTTCTGAACCACCAAAAGATTCGATAACTTCTTTCTTAACTTCTTTGTTAGCTTCAGTGTCATGCCAGTTTGGAACAAGTTTCAATACTTGTTGGAATTTTTCTGATACAAGACCAGCCTCTTTCAATACTTCAATCGCAGCAACCATTCCTGCTACTTCTTCTGCTGATACAACTTTTTTTGCTTTTTCAGCAACTTCTGTGGTTTTTTCTTTTGCCATTTTTAATCTAATTTTAAAATATTAATAAATTTATAAAGTTTCGACCTCAATTGGTTGATAATTCAATAATATATAATCAATCAATTTTTGACGAGGTTTTTCTGATTTCATTTCTTGTAAACGTTCTACAACACTAACAGGTATCAGATATGATTTACCTCTTAAATTCAACAATTTTTTCTCGTTGTTTTTAATACGTTTTTTACGAGGTTGTATTATTTTTGATTCATTAATTTTTTCATTTAATTTAATGAATTCCTCTTGATTTAAATTATTCCAATCTATTTTTGATAATTCAATTTCTACCATAATTTTAAAAATTAAAAGTATAACCCAAAATGTTTTAAATTTCAGGTTATACTTAAACAAATATTAAAATTTCAAAGAAAATGTGTAAATCAATATTTTTATTTATAACCTTCGTTTTATTTGTTGTTATATAATATCGTTTATAACTATAGATATAGGCAAATAATATAAAAAGATGAAATTTTAGCACAATTTTAGCATTTATATCTTTTATACCAAAATCAAATCACTTTTAAAGTGGTCTTAAAATAGGTAGACGTCTGTTGAAATTTTTATATTCAATCAATCTCTGACCATTCATCAACGGAGAATAACCGAATTGTTGTAATTCTCTTGCACCGATTAATTGTTCTTTACCGTCATCTATTGATATAATATCTCGAAATTTATAAAATAACTTATAATATTCCCGATAAAAACTGTTATCTATTTGTACCAATTTTTGTAAATCAGGTTTATTACTATATTTATTGATTATATATCTATCATAATCATTTTTTGATAACAATTCAAATCTGATTATTCTTAATCTAAGTGGATTAAATTCGGTAAACATTCTTAAAAGTAATTCAAGTGCACGTAAACCATTCAAATTTAATATGATAGGGTCAACAATCACAAGTATTTTTGATTGAGGGAAACCTGATTTAATCAACTTTTCGAGAGCAAAAAACATATATTTAACATTAGGTGAATTAGGTTCTAATGGTGTTTGTCCAAATCCCGAAATCACAATATGTAAATATATTTTTGATTTATAAGCAATTACGGTATTTATGAATTTATCATCTAAAAACCGAGTTCTTATAATATTCAAATCACTTAAGTTATTAACCCAATCATAAGATAATGTTGGATTATCACCATTTTCGGGGTGATTGTAATAACTTATGATTGGGCGTTCTCTATTTTGGATTGACATGATTAAATCAAAGATTTTTTGGTTTTATTTAAAACTATTGATTCTTCGATTTCAACAGTTCTCACCATATCTTCAAATTGTTTAATTAATGGGATAATATCGGTTTCAGATGTACCTTGAAATCTTACAATAATAAGTTCTATTGGTTCATTTGTAGATATAACACCGTTTGTTAATATATCACCATTAATATTATTTGAATATACAACACCATCAGGAGCTTCCAGAGTCAATCTAGGTTCGTTTCCAGTTTCTTCAATATATCTATTGTTATATCGATTTAACAACATAAAAGCTTTAAACCACAAGCGAAAAGCTTTTGATTCTTCAATGTTTAAGTTTTCAATTTTTTCCATTTTATTTTTCTATTTAAATTTTCTTATACGTTCCAAATATGAATTGTTAAAATAATTATAAGCAAACTTTGTAAATAATGAATCCATTAAATAAACTTTAGACCAGTCATTTTTGTTACGATTTGTTCTACCAATTGCTTGTATTGTTTTTTCCAATGTTTGATTGACATACCATTTCGGGTATCTCTCCATTTTTGCTTTAACATATTGATTCATCGATGAATATGGTACTTTGACAAGTATGTTAAATCGGCCGTAGTCATCAGATAAATCCAAACCCTCGTAAAGCGAAGGACCTACGATAATATATTTTTTGTCATCATCTGATTTCATTAATTCCATAGCATAATTCTTTTCATCAGGTGTACTATAGAATAAGAATCTTTCCTTAAAATCTCGATTAGTTAATGATTGTATTTTTTCTCGTAATCTATTAGTTATATCAAATGTTGCGGTATGAATTATTCCTCTTTCATTTGAATGTAACTTACATAGCTTTAAAACCTCGATTAAAACATCATCAATATTTTTCTGAAAATTCTTATAATCCAAAAAACCACTATTCATTAAATATATAGGTGATTTACTGAAATCAAAATCTGAAGCTAATCTGAAAGCAGCATATTCATCATTTTCTAATCCCAACATTCTTGCATAGTCATCTATATTACCAATTGTAGCGGACATATATAAACATATATTTGTATGTTTGATAAAATAGTTTTGAATAGCATTCGATTCATCTAAATCTCGAATTATATGATTATATAAACCTGTTATTTCATCATATTCGGATTGAATCAATATATCTTGTGGTCTTTCCATTAATGATTTAATATATTCTTCAATAAATTCACCATTAATCAATCTTTCAAAATTATCTGCTATTTTATCAATATCTTTTTTAAATAGATTAAATTGAGAAGCGATATTATTTTGAATACAATACTCTTTCAAATTTTTAAGTAACAGATTATAATTCTCTGTTAAATCATGTTGGAATGTATTGATGAAATCAACAAAATTTTGAAAAGATATATTCTTCAATCTATATATTGATAACAATTTGTTAGAAATTAGTTGAATTATTTCGTTCGCAAGTGCTGAGTTACCAAAAGATAATTTAAAACTATTCAACAAATCAACTATCCTATTTAATTGTAAACGATAACTGTTCAAATCAAAATTGAACAAATCGTTCACTATCGTGGGGAGAAGGTGACACTCATCACAAATTGTTAAAGTCCGAGGTTGAAATGTACTGAAAGGGTTTTGAATTGTTGTTAAAAAATAGGCATAATTCATTACAGCAATATCTGTTGAAACAGCTTTCTTTCGAGCAGTTAAATACGGACAAGTTTCGTAACAATTCAACAAAGACATAGTTTCAGCAGACATACCTCTACAATAACGGTTTTTGTATGAATCTGGTTTAATTGGTGTACAAAAATAATTAGCTGTACCTTTCAATATCGCTAATATATTATCACCAAAATTAAACTTTTCTTTATCAGCTTCAATCTGGTCCTGTAATAATTTAGATGATGTTAACAAATAACTTTGTATATTTTCATTATTTTCCAATCTCTCCAGTTTCTTCATACAGAAATTTACCATATATCCGATAACGGTTTTACCGGAACCTGTAGGTGCTTCTAATATAATTGTTTTCTTATTTTCCAAATATATAGCACATAATATTTTATATACGGTATTTACGAGTGTAGAAGTTCTTCTGAAATTAGGGTTTTCATCTAAAACTTCTTTAATTGTGTTTATTATTATTTTCGAGTCCATACTGAATACTGTAAATATTTGCCAATTTCCATATCTTTTATTATTGATTTCAAAACATCTTTCAAAACTTCCTCTTTATTTTCATAACTGAAATTGTATTGAAGTTCTTTCTCCTTATAATGTTTAACCTCAACTTTCACCATATAACATTCTTTTTCATCAATTTGTTTAATCTGAACAGTAACAAATTGTAAAATATCGTAAATATCTTTAACGAAATAGGCTTGGTTATAATCTTTGTTGTAAACTAATAAATCTATCTTTGCTGCCATAATATACTATTATAATTTTTTATATTTGGTTATTATTTCAGATATGATATAATTTGGATATTTATTTTCCACAAACATATCAAATAAATCATTCAGAAATTGTCTGAATACTTCTTCTCTTCCCAACTTTGAATCATATGTTTTGTAGTCTGTATCGTAACCTGTAACAGTGTAAAATACATCATTCTTTTCATTAACAGAAAAATTACAATAAATACATAATTTAATTAATGATGCAGGTTCTTTAGAAAACAATACAAAACTACACATTTTTGTATTCAAAAGTACATATCTATTATTATTCTCCATCGATAAAATATTTTTTCAATTGTTTTTTGGTTATATCATAACATTTATATGATTCAAAACAAACTAATTCTTCTGAATCATCTTTAACTAATAATCTTCTCTTTGTTGGGTTGTATTTTATTTCAGAAGATATTCGAAATGTATACCAACCTTTTTCTTTATTTAGGCAATCTATATCAATATTTGATATTTTAAAACCATTCTTTCTAAATTTGGATTTAATAATATCATCAAACATATAAATACTATTGATTTGAAAGTGTTCTGACATAAATGAATCATAATCAAAACGATAATTATTACCAACATAATCTATTATTGTAGTACAGGATTTCGAATCAATAAAATATTGATATTCTTCCATAAATAATCTACCTGAATACATATCAATAGATAGAATATGATAAATTTTACCTAAATTGTTTTGATACCAGCTGTTAAAGAAATTCAATGATTCATTAATTTTCTTATATTTTCTGGTAGCAAAATATTGTTTTATTTTTCGTATCATAAGTATTCCAACATAAATTCGTTATCTTTTAATATACTATACAACAACGGGAATTCTTTTTCTTCAGATAATTCCTGTTGTAAATCATTAGGTGACATACTCATATCAGATAAATATGTTTCACCAGATGTTGTATATTCTTTTCGAGTAACAGTTAATGAATCTTTTTTAATCTGTGATAATTCGATAAATTCGAAAGACGTTTTATCTTCGTTTGTCCATCTCACAGGAATACAGTTACCGGTGAAAAACATATCTTTCGCAGGTATCATTCTATCTAAGGCAATATCTTGTTGAAAATTTCTTAATTGCTGAGGTCTTCTGAGTGCTAAAATCAATTGTTCTGTTGATATAGCTTGTTTAACTGCAAATTTACGAAACTCTACAATTAAATCATTGTTTGAATCTACAGATATTGGTAATATAAACATCAAATTAACATCGGTTTGTTCTTCACCAATTGTTAATAATCGTATTTTTAATGTATCTGAATATGGTACAATCTTATCTCGTAAATTATCATATTCCGATAATTGTTTATTACGAGTTTTTCGCTGTTTATTAACCGAATTCTTCAACATATCGAATAAAGTCATATCAGTTTTTATTTCACCATTTTCTTCGTATGGTAAAACGGAATTCCACTGTATACGACGAATATCCAGTTCTTTATCGAATTGATACCAATCATCACCTCTCGAAACCATCAGTTTATCATCTAAATAAACAAATGATGCTGGTATGAACATATCACCATCTAAAAATATAGGTTCTCCAATAATTGGTTTAGCATACTCATATTCTTTTGTATCATAATTGAAAGATAACATTCCGGTATCTACTAACATCTGTAATTCTTGTAATATAACAGAATCAGACATATTCAATCGTTCAGAAATACCTTCCATTGTACGATTACCCTTAGTTATTTCGTTTAATATGTTAGCTTCAATAGCTGATTGAACATAATTTTTCTTTTCTAATAAATTGTGTAATATCATTTTCTTTTATTTAAATTTTTAATCTACAAATTTATATATCGTTTTTACGGTCAGATATAGATTGAAATTTCTATCTCCATTAAATATGTTCGTAATCTTTATATAACATAATTTTAATGTTGTATTTTCTTGCTTTATTCATTTTCGAAGATGAACTGTTTAAATCATCGGTAAACAATATATTGGTAGTTTTAGTTAATGATAGATGATTCGAGTTTGGATACTTTTCAGACATCTTTTGAACGAAATCTGCCTTGTTTTTGAAGAGATTTGATGGAGGAGTTCCGGTCATCTCATAAGTGATTGTATCTTCATTGATAACAATTGGTTTAATTACGACAACACCATATTCTTTCAATCTTTTTATTGATTCTTGTATTTTACGGAAACCTTCACCCTGACAAACATTTTGCAATACAGATTTATTCATACCTGTTGTATCCATATTTATTTTGGTTATTATTTCCGCACATCTTCTAGACAGTACATCACCGCAACTGGGAAATTGCAGCATAAATATCAATTTATCGAGAGTTAATTTTTTGATATTGTATACTTCGGAAAACTTACTGTAATTAGCTGAATCTATACCCAATAACTCAATAACATCAGCTTTCTTCTGGTTATTGAATATTTCGATAATATCATTATTAAATATTCTATCACCTAAATTTGATGCTATTGTATCACCTATACCTTGTATACCCAATGAAATCAAACCTTTTGTGAATTTGTAATTATCAGTAATATCTATATCATTACTATCTGTTGTAAATATATGTTTACCATCTAATTTGATATTTTCTGGTAATTTATAATCTAATGATGGTTTGATGGTTTTGACAACTTTCGGTATAATATCATTTCCCTTGGTTATATTGATAATACTTCCGATACCACATTTAAATTCTTTCAATTTATGATAAGAATATGCTGATACGAATTCTATTGTACTACCATCGATAAATACAGGTTTTACTTTTAAAACAGGTGTATATTTACCAGATTTCTTTATAGTCCAATCTATATCCAATACTTCAGTTTGTACAATAGATGCAGGAAATTTAAGTGCTATGAAGTTATTTGGATATTGTGAATTTTCAGCTGTTAATTGTTGTTCAGTAACTATCGATGTAAATACAATACCATCAACCATATATGGATAATCATCAGATTTATAATAATTATAATATCTATTCCACATATTTTGTATGTCTTGTTCAGATAAAACCTCATACATTTTATTAAACAGTTGATTGGTACCATCTGTATAATAAAGGAAATTTAAATCATCTGGATTTTCTTTTAATACACCAACAACGGCATTACGAGGGTTTGCATATTTATCAGAATATTGGGCTTTAAATATGTTTTTCGCTAATAATAACTCACCATGAATAATACCGATTTGTTTATCTTCCATATATCTGAAAGCTTTTTGTATATCTCTGTTATTATACAAAATCTTAGTAACATCTTGTCCACCTCTGGTTAAGATTTGTGTTGAGATGAGTGTTTTTGTTATTTTCAAAGATATACCGTCAAACTTAGGACACCAGAATACTTTATTTTTGAAAGTATCAGATTTATATAAGTTCGGTATACTCAAAAGTCTTCTAACAATATTGTGACAGTTTTTTACTGTTTGTAAGACATTTTCATTATCTGTTGATTTAATCTTTTCAATAGATAATTGAAGAGATTTATTCTCCTGTTTCTCGATAATTTTAAATTTACCGTTATTAACATCATCATATTGTTTTTGATATTTTTCTTTCAATGTAGTATCGAAACTATCATATATATCAAAAAACTCCTGTTCCAAATTATCATAATCTTCATCTGATAGTTTGGAATCTTTTGTTAAATCGTAATATTCCTCAGAATATCGTTTTAAATCGTCATAAATTTGTAAAAATTTTGTTTCCATATTTATTTTGTTATATTGTAACCTGTAAATTCTGCTATTTGGTAATCGTCCAATTGTCTTACAACAACTTCTTCATTCTTAAACATTCTGTAATCTTTTTTAATTTTAATTATTTCGGAATATGTCAGTTCTCTTTTGTATATCCAAAATATTTTTAATAATTTATCGCTCGATTGAGAATAAATACCATAATATCTTATTTTATCTGTATCTTTTCTGATATTTATTAAAATCATTATAATAGTTGCCAATAAAATAATAATAAATTCAAAAATACTAATTATCGTTGTTGTTTCCATTTCTTTGTTCATAAATTTTATACCAATTTTCTTTTATTTTTATATATTCGTAATCTGTCAGTTGGAGAAAATCGAATATTTTCTCTAAATCATTTAAACTTGTTGACTCCAACATAGAATCAATCAAATTTAATGTAAGTAATAATGATGATTCTGTTTTTTCGAAAAAACTATATTCATCATCTTCACTGAACAATTTAATACCAAAATAGTTTTGAATTAAAACATTTTGTCTGTATTCATTAACTCTTTTGGATAATCTCTGATAATTTTTATTTGCGGAAAATAAAGTTAAATCATCTAAATCTTTCTTTTCTGCAATAATTAAATTACCATCTATATTAAAATCCAAAAATACATAGTACTTATCTTTTCTACCAATATATTTTCGTTCTGTATAAACTGGCACAGATATTTGATTATTTAGATTTGTTGCCATCTCTTATTGATTTTAATGTGAGAACTAATTTTAATTTGGAATCATCATCTAAATCATCAAATGATATAGTATTGATAGTTTTGGAAACATTCATTTGATTATGTAAGAATTGACAATATATCTGGTAATCTCTACTTATTGCGAAACATAAAGCTTCCACATTATAGTAGTTAACATTCTTTTTACCAAGTTGATTTATAACCTTATCGGAAGATTCTTTACATAATCTCATCACATAATTGGATTCCAAAACATTTAAATCTTCATTATGTATCAATTCATTATTGTCGGATATGTAATAATGAAATAATGGATATAATTTATCTTCCAATTGTTTTGGTAAATTACCATTCAAATAATCAACGTGTAATCTGAATGCTTCCTTAATATCAGATGTATAGAATAATCCTTTTTCATCTGAATAATTTTCTCTCTGAAATAAAACGTTAAATCTCATATTATTCGTATTTTTTGATTTTAAGTACTTTGTTTTCTTTTCGATTCTTAAGTATCTCAATTATTTTGTATTGTTCAGATTTGGTCAAATCATTAAAATTTATTGTTTTGAAATCAACCTTCTTATGAATGGTTCCATCAACAATACCTATCAACGGATAATTATTAAATATACCGATTAATAATTTATCAACAGATATTTGAAAATTTAATAATTCATAATAATTCGTAATATCAATTTCCAACAAATGATTTTCGTTATCTAAAATAAAATTGATACATAAATAATCGTACTTCTCACATAAACTATGAAACATATATTTATGTATGTTTTCGATATTTTTAGGAATGTCTTTCAAATTCATAATCTAAACCTTTTAAGTGAATACCTCCAGCATTTTTGTGACCACCATCATTCTTTTGACCATATTCTTTAATGAAGTCAATTGCTGTAACTTGTTGATTACTGTTGATTTCACTTCCCATAATATCATATATTGGATATGTTCTTACGGAAAATTTCATTAATTCATCTTTACTATAACAATTTGGTAATGAATATAAATCAGATTTACTCATAAATAAAAATACTGTATTTTTAAATATGTTTTGATTTTTACTTTGTAATTCTGATACTGCCATTTGAAATGCTGCTGATGGATACATATCATAAATCAACATAATATTGTATTTACCATCTTTAGTTTGAAATTTATATTTTTCATTATCTTTTATAGCATCTAAAGATTTGTAAATTTCTTTATTGATATTATCATGAAAAGCAAAGTAATCTGCAGATGTATGGTTGGTAGCTTTAATCAAACTATTATCGGAAAGAAAAGAATCACATAATTCTGCTATTATATCAGATTCCCTCATATATGATGATTTAAAGAATTTCATCACATAATAGTTACAATATAATATTTTGATTTTTTCATTTTCAGAAGTGTTATGAATCCAATTCCATGTATCATATTCAGATATTTTACTTATAACATCCATAAATCTCTTTTTCGTAAGTGTTTTAGGATAAAAATATTCTAAAGCTAAACGACAACCAGATTTTGACTTATCTGTAATATCATCAAAAATCATAACACTTTCGAGGTTTAAATCTGCTATTTGGAGCAATTTATCATAATGATGGTCTATGATACAAATATGGTTGAACCAACTACCATATTTTTTTAACCAATCAACAGGTGGTGTTACATCAATAAAATATATGTTATAATATTCATGAAGTACTTCTGGATTATCTATCCAATCAATACCTTCTGTTTCATAATTATAACCAATAATTTTATCGGTATCTTTGTCCATTATCATTCTGGCAACACACATTGATATAAATCCATCTGAATCTTTATCATGACAGATGAATATTGATTTCAATTCAAAACCAGTAATATCTTTAACTGTATTACCGTAATTAGATAATCTACAATAAGGTTCGATTAATCCATTTTCATCGGTTGAAGTTCTACCTAAATAATAACCGGCAGCTGATTTTAACTGTTTAATTTTCGATAAGTTCATTTTGTATTGTATTTATTTGTTGTTGTACATTGTCGATTTCTTCTTGGATATACCAAAATTCATCATCGTTTGAATCAAACATATCTTGTTCGAATTCCAATTCTGCTAATCTATCTTCCAACTGATATAGTTCAGAATATAGTTCTTTTTCTTTTTGATTTGATAATTCCATATTTGTTATGTTTTAATCGTTTAATGTTGATAATTCATAATAAACTAAATTAATTTGTGATTCAACATCATCAATTTCATCTTGTACACTCCAAAATTCATCTTCTTCCTCATCAGGGTCATACATATCCTGTTTAGAATTTAATTTTTCCAATTCATCTTCTAAACGATAAAGTTCAGAATATAATTTTTCTTTTTCTTTTTGATTTAAATTTTCCATTGTTTTTAATATTTTAAATTAATATAGTAAATAATATCGTAAAAGCCGTTCAAGTATAAGTTGAACGGCTCCATTAACAAAATTAAATATACAAAAATTTATGACAGCTTTAGTATCTTAATGGTACAAATATCTTTTCCCAAACTATTTCCATTTGATTTTCCATTTGTCTTAAGAAAAGTGTATCCATATTAAGTTTAACAATCTTTTTACCATTATGTAATAACATACCATCTGCATTTAATGAATATTGATTTGGTACTTCCATATTTAGGAATGTTAATAAATCAATAATTGTTGGTTCTAAATCATATCTCAAACAATATGCTAATTCTTCTTTATAACCATTTAATATTGATTCATCATAAAAATCACCTTCTTCAAATTCATCAATAGCTATTCTTAATTGATCGATATTTTTTCTTGCTTCTATTAATCGAGGTACTTTATCAATTAAAATATTACATATTAATTCTTCCATTTTATAAAAATTCAATTACGTTTATTAATGATTGAACTGTTAAATCTTCCAGTTTGATTTCTGATTTCAAACTGTTTATATTTGATTTACCTATTAATCTTTTGATTTCGAAAGGTCTCTGTAGTTTACTTTCTGTTAAACCAAGCGGAAACCAATCTTCAACATTATAATCCGGTTTAATATTGAATTCACCGAAATCATAAATAATATCCAACAAATCTTTTTTGATACTATTATATCTTTCGGTAACAATATCATTTTTAAGCACTTCCAACATATAATATTTATCTACCATTATATTGTTAAAATTTTGTTGGAATGTGAAATTTGATGTATATGCTTGTTCATTGGTAATTTGTTCTACCAAATCATCATCGTCCTTTAACATAATCAATTCAGATTCAGGAAGAAAACCAATTATATCAAGAAACATACAATCATCTAACGAATCATAGGTTACAAATGGTATATAATCTTTATTTGGTAAAATGTGTAACGAATCAAATTTGTTTTGAAATTTATAATTCATTTCATATATTAAATCACCATATTCTTCTTTTAATGTTTCAAATAATTTTTGTTGTTGAGGTTTCATCATTTTTCTTATTGTTATTAAAGTTTATAATTTTGATTGGTAATATATTCCCAATATGTATTCCGATTAATATTAAACATAGATTTCTGAACCAATCTACTATTACTTGTAATGTACCTATTTTTTCTCGTATATAGTTATCTATTTCAACACCAAACCAATCTTCTTTGTATCCCCAATATAATCCCATTATTAAAAATCCTACGATATATAATGTATATAAAAAAGACCAAGAAAAGTTAGTCCAAAAGTTTTTCATTATTTTCATATTAATAAATTTTTTGTGAGATAATCATAGATGGATATTAATTCATTGATATTTACATATTCAATTGAATCTGTACTATTACTATTTCGAAAATGAGCAATATAATATTTTGTATTCGATAAATCTATAAATTCTACAGATTTAGATATGTTTTCTGGTATTATTAAACCAGAGTTGTTCTGAAATTTTTGTTTGAATAATGTGGTTAAATCTGAAACAACCCTATCTTTCAATGATTCACTTTTATTCATCAAATTATACAAAATACCATTATTTGCATAATTATCTGCAATATTCCATAAATCTGAATCACTTAAATTATCCAATTCATTGATAATAAGTGATTTCAAAGCTGATTTGATGTCCTCAGCTTCTTTTCTGTACTTTTTTGCATCTTTCATTATTTATAAATTTTTGTAATATCATTTATTTTTATAATATATCGTAAATATTCCCAAATATAGGTTATATGTGTATTTCAAATCAAATCTGTATTGATTTATCTTTCGACAATATATCCTTAATTAATCAAACCTAAGTTTTAATCATTAATTTTCATCTTTCGAGAAAATATCCTTAAATAACATAACCGACCAGACAACTTCTGATTTATGGACTTCATAATGTCGCTATATCAAAATATAGCATAGCGAAATATTGGTTAAAAGTCGCTATATACATTTATTGAAAGATGCTTATTCAGGAGTAATTTGATTTATGGACTTCTTAATATCGCTATATCAAAATTTAATATAAGGAAATAATGGTTAAAGCAGGACTATAGATGTTAATGGTAAAGTTTAAATCAAATCACATTAAGTAAGGTATTAATTTTTAATGATTTTTGTTCTATGTGAAACCTATATTGAAAATTAATCAAATTAATCAATTTTTGGGATATATTATCTCCAAACTTAACATATTTTAGCAAATAAAGTCATTTTTGATGCGTTTTTAACATATTTTAACTCTTTTGAACAAAAACTGTGTAGATTTTATACAAAAAGAAAATACCATTTATATTCAAATAAATGGTATTTTCAGGCAACTAAATTTTATTAACAAACAATGGACACTAACTTAATAGCTATGATATATATTTAGCCGTATTTGTTGAAGAATCTTTAATTACTTCATAACTGAATGTTTCGAACAAATTATCAATAACATGGTCAACGATGAAAATTGATTTGTTCCTGAATTTTGAAAGGAGATTGCTCAATTCTGATTGATAATTTATAACATCTTGTTGATTAGATAATTCTTTACCAGAATTCAATTGACCAGATATTTCATCAATAAATATATGACTAATATTGTTTTTGATATTTAATTCATGGATTGCATAAACCAGACTTAATCCGAGGAAAGCATTTTGCATTCCAGATGATAACAAAACAGGTCTGTAAACAATATTACCATTTTCTATTACAGTCATAAATAAATCACCTGAACTATGCCAATATAATTTAAACGGCATATCTTCGAGTAATTCATTCAATACATTATTGATGAATTGTTGATAATACAAAAAGATAGCTTCAGGGAATTTATCTTCCACAAGTGCTTTGTAAATAATGAATACTGTATTTTTACGTTTATATTCATCATATTCTTTTAACACCTGATTTATTTGTTCAACTTTATTTTGGTTGTACAATAAATTTGTTTTCGATTCTTCATATTTCTGTAATAACTGTTGTAATTCGAATTTATTTTTCTGTAATTCTTCCTGATATATCTTTTTCTGATTCGAATATGTTTCGAATTTATCCTTCAATCTTTCAGCTGATTCAATTTCTTTCTTCATTGATTCGATTCTCATCAATAAATCAATTCTCTTTTCATACATATTATTATGATTTATTGCTTCTTGAATCTCTTCTGAATTCTTACGTTCCTTCGAAATCAATACAGATATTTTGTTATCTTTTTCTGTTATTGCATTATTATATTCAGATTTCTTGGTTTCATTTAATTCAGATAACTTTTGATATTTAACTTCCAAATCTTCACATAATGATTTAGGTATATCTAAAACTTTTAGATTCATCTCATTTTTTACAGTTGATAATGAATTATTCGTAGATTTAAATATATCTGTTAATTCACTGATTTCTTTTGATTTGTTTTGATTCAGATTTTCAATAACTAATTTATGTTTATCAATTTCTTCTTGTTTGAGTTTCTTTTGGTTATTTAAATCAATTATCTTTTGATTCAATTCTTCCATATGAGTTACATCAACATCAAATGGTCTTTTACAAGATTGACAAATACCTGAATCAAGTTCGTTTTGAATTTTTTGTATTTCAATATCAATATAATATATTTCGGTATTTAATTTACTTATGATATTGTTGGTATCATTTATTTTATCTGAAAAATATTTTTCCGAATCATTAATTTGTGTACGTATATTATTGATTGTGTTTTCGCAATTCAAAATCTTTGTATTATATTCTTCAGTAATTGATTTCTGATATTCTTTTATTCTATCAGATTTCATTACATCTAACTTTTCTACACCGATTTTGTATTTCTCCTGAAATGCAGCATAATCATCTTGTATCGTTTGAAAATCCAAATCAATCAATTTACGTTCATTATCAATATTTATCTTTTTAGGTACTGTTTTTTGGAACGTATAATTAGATAATTCAGTTATTGATAATTGTAAAGATTCCAATGATTCTTTATTTAAATCAATTACTGTAGGATTATGACCTAATGAAATCAAATCATTATTGATTCGTTCCAAATCTTTTTCATTATCTGTAATAACCTTCTCATAATTTAATTTATCTATTTCGAAAGTAGATTGAACCTGTTTTAAATTATTAACAGCATTTACGAAATTATTCAATTCGATTTTCGTATCATTATAATTAATTTTTGGTTTTACAATATTTAATGATTCTTTTACATTTGGAAGATTATTTTTCAATAACGATAAATAATTTATACCCAAATAATACAACATTAAATCTTTTAATTCAGAACCTGTCGTATTAAGTATTTTACTAAGTTTGTCTGAATTGAGAATTACAATATTATTGATAGTATTTCCAAACCATTCATTTAATAGATTTTCAACTACATCAATATTTGTTATCTCTTTATCAGCAGATTTAATAATTACATCAGATTTAACAGTAGATACATATTCTTTCCAATTGATAGATACCTTTTGTTCATCTGAAACATTATTTTTCCATATACGTTCATTTGTACGAATTACTTCAATATCCTTCTGATTAATCTTAAATTTGAGTTTAACGATTTGTTTATCAATTTCAGGTTTACTGTCATTGAACAATAACAAAGCATTCTTAACTTTTTGATTCTTACTTAAACCATCGAAAACAACACCAGTAATAACATACTTAATCATATTGTATAGAGTTGTTTTACCTATACCGTTAGTACCTTTGATTCGAGTAAGTCCCGGAATATCTAAGTTTATCTTATTTTCACCAAGTCCCATAAAGTTATTAGTATAAATAGATAACAATTGAATATCGTAATATTTATTGCTATGTAAATCTATGATATTCTTATATTCAGATTTGAAAAGATTTATAATTTCAGATTTAATATCACCATTTAAATCTACATTATTAACTGTATTAATTTGTGCTTCAAATAGCTTCTGAATTTGTGAATCAGTTAAATGGATAGGTTTCAATGATTCCAATTCATCTGTAAGTATAGAATCAGATGTATTTACACCGGATTCTCCATCACCTCCATCTGTATCATTAACAATTTCTAAAACCTTTTGTATTTTGTTTATTGCTTCTTCTGATTCAATCTGTAAACCAGAATATTTTACATCAATTGTTGATTCCAGATTGTTTAATATTGATTTAAAAAATTCTTGTATTTTATTTGTCAATTCAGATTCAACCTGACGATAATAATACAACAATTTTATCACTATTGTATTTTCAATAACATTATATTTTGAAGGTAAAATAGATTCGATTTTATTTTTATTGGAAACCAATATATCCATTATTTCAGCAATGGTATATGTTTCCTTAATATCGATGGTAATATAGTTTCTAAAATTGATTAATGATTGTTTTTTGTCGAGGAAAAGTCGTTTGTTTTTTATATCGATTTCATAAATGTTAATGAATTTTTCAGATGTTGTTTCATCAAACTTAATCTGATTGTTTTTCAGAATCTTTATATATTCACCTTCACTTGTATTTACCTGTTGTGCACTGCCACAGTAGAAGAAGTAACCATCATAATAGTAGTTTTCATGAATATCACCAGCAATTACATAATCACAACCATCATTTTTGAATGTATCAATAGATAATTTTTTGTTAAGTATATCTTGTCTGACAGGTAATTTCTTTTCAGTAGCATATTCTTTCAATATATCATGATAAATACCAATATACATTGTATTGGAATCTTTATCAAATGGTTGTAATTTCATACCATCTCTCAAACAATAACCAACATATTGTATGTTTTGATGTGCTTTCGATTGATATAAACCAGATTTATTGATATAGATAAATTTGTTCGAATAATCTTCGTTTAGCGAATTCAACATATTTATGAATGTATCAAATACTGTTATATCCGTTTCACCTTCTTTTTGTAGTGATTTTTTCAGTATCAAATCATGATTACCTTCCATAAACACTACTTCATCTAATGTATCAATATTTAATAAATCAACCAAAAATTGATATACTAATTTAACTTCAGCATTAGTTTGCGGTGTTACATCAAATATATCACCTGCAATAATTAATGAATCAATACCATAATATTTATCACTTACAGTATTGATTATGTCTTGGAACATTCTTTGTTGAGGTTGTTTTGAACGTTTTAAGTTCAAATGTAAGTCAGCAATATGGGCTATCTTAAATTTGTTGTATAAATTATCTATTATCATTATTTTGTTATTTAAAAATTTTCAATGTTGGTTTAGTTGTTAAAATTCTGTTATCTCTATTATCACCAATAAAAATACCATCATTAAAGTATCTATAAATTGTCGTATTAAAACTTACTTTCAGTATTGTGGAATATTCACCATATTCTATATTCATTATTTCACCGATAACATCATCTCCAAAGAAAATATCATCAATTACTTTTTGACTTATTTCAAATTTATTTTCCATTATTATGTATATTTAAAATTTAATATAATAAAATATCGTAAACATACAATAATTATAAGTTGATTATACATTTCCGATATACTTTTGAATTTAATAATTAATCGTTATTTGAATTTTCATCTTCAAACAATAATTTGTTTAATTCTGTTTCCAATTTTTTAATTTCATTTCCCAAACCATCTTTCAAAATTTGAATTTTGTTTTTGAGGATTTCGATTTTATCAAGTTTTTCTTTTCCTTCCAAAACTCGTTTGATTTCACCATACACCTTATTAAGACAATAATCACCTTTTACCGATAATATTTTATCATTTTCAGGTAAATATACATCTTTTGTTCGAAAATAGATATTATATGTTTTAATACTTACTTGGATTTCAAATTCTTTCCAATCTTCATAAAAACGTATCGTATAAATATTCAAATCAAACTTTTTCGATACATTAGTGATACAATATCTACCATTTAAAAGATGATTCACAATTCTTTGTTTGTATTCATCTAATATTGCATTAAATGATGTGTTGGATTCTTCAGATTTTTCAAGCGTACTTTCAAATATATAATCATCTTTTATATATTGTCCCTTAAATGTATATTTGAAATCCAACCCTTCATATTTTACAACGATATGTGTATTACATATTTTTGTAACAACACCATCTTTAACTTCTGGAAAATATATTTTATCGAAAACAATATCGCCAACTTTAAATGTTTTTATTTTTTCTTCCATAGATTATAAATATTATCAATTACTTTTATTTCATAATTTTCAAAATCTTCCATTCTAAAATCTAATAGAGATATTTTACTGTTTTTGTTTTCAGATTGCTTTTGAAACTTTCCTTCTTTACCATTATATACAACTAGAAAATCTGTAGTAATATCTCCATCTGTTTGTCGAATTATATCACCTTCGTAAATCTCTTTTCTGAAGGAATCATACATACCAGTAAATTGTCCAATACTTTCGATAGCTACTGTTGAATCGGTTCGTATAGTTTCCAAATTCTTATAACTTTGAATTTTATCGTAATCTATTAAATAACCATATATCCAACGATTTACTTCTAAATCAATAGTAAATCCCCTAAATTTTATTGTTCTCATAATAGTAATGGTTTTGCAATTTCTAAAAGTTTTCTTTGTTCTTCAAAAAATTTTGTTGCTATTTCAATACTTCTAAAATATAAAGTTGCTTTTTCTTTTACAGCAATAAGAAGTATAAATCTATCTTCATAAGGTTTGATAACATATTTTTCTTTGGTGTCTTCCCAATTAGGTTCCCAACCTTCATTATAACAATCTCTAATAGTAGTTAATTTCTTTAAAGCATCTAATCTTTCTTTTATTTCTTCAATATCTTCTAAAAGCACTTCGAAATGGTTTTGTTCAAATCCTTTAAACTCTATTTCATAAGGTTTTGTTGCTAATGTAGGTCTTTGATTTTCATTGAAACGACCATCAAGAGTATAATAGCGATAACCAGCTGTTTTATCAAAAGATACTTCCACAGGATAACAAAGACTTTTTTCTTCATTATTTAAATCTGTAACTACTCCTTTGCAATCTGGAAAATTAAATTCATCATAAACTTCCATTCCTATTTCAAATTCAAATACTGTTTTCATAAATTTTAATTAATTTGTTTACTAATTCTTCTCGAGCTTCTTCATAAGTGGTTCGACTAATCATAAAAATTATATCACTGTCTTTATCACGTATTTCCACTTCAAAATATTCTTCCTCTTCAGGAGAATCTTTATAAAAAGTAATGCTATGAAATAAATCTTTGCTTCTGAACCATTCAAACATTTGTTCCCAAGTGGGTAGAGATATACAATCTTTAAAAGAGCCATTCCAATCTTTAACAAATCTAAACCTTTCTTCAAACCTATTTTCTTCTTCTACAGGATATAAAACACGTTGTAGAGTTATATCGTAATAAAAATAACATTTTTCGTTAAAATTTATATTTCTAAGTTTTTCCGCTATTTCAAGTGGTACTAACCAATTTGGATAATTATTTATTTTCATAATTTTATTATATTTTTCAAATTTTTAAATTCATCATCAGATAATGGTTCAAAATATTCGAAGCTTATATCTCTATCTTCAAATGGATAGAAGTATTTTAACCCTTCTGATGTTTCTCTGAAATCTTTTAATATACCAATAATTTCTATTTCATCTTTTGAATTACCAAATTTACCCCATTTATCGATATATTTTGCATAATCAATCTGTGGTTCTTGAGTGAAATATTCAAGATAATATTCTTTTGTTGCCAATGTTGGATTGACAGCTCTTACATAAGGATAACCATCTTTGTCCAAAATTAATAATCTTCCAGATATATCATAATTTATCGGATTTTTATTACTTTCAAATATAACAACAAGATATTTTTCACAATTTGTTGTTTGATGAATATTTACAATTGTTCCTTGTTCAAAAGCATAATCAAATACATCTTGGTCTACTTCAAAATTTGTTTTTTCTTTTGTTTCCATATTTATTTAATTATTTTTATTATCTCTGTAAATTTCAACTATAAAACCTATGATAACCCATAAATTCAATACTGGTATGTACGAAAATTTCATGAAAAATCTTAAGTCTTCTCTGTAATCTTCAAAATTATATGGGTCAATCTTTTTCACATATAAATAAAAGAATAAAATTGTCGATAACATACATACTAATACACTTATCAAATATATGTAGATTATTGTAACCACCATTTTTCTTTATATATTTCAATTAATTTTTGTAATAATTTTTCTCTTCCAAAATGATAATCATAAAATCTTTCAACTAATAAAGGTGAATCTTCATCAATCCATATTTCATAGATATATAACGGTTTATCATATCTATTTTTCTCGTAAGGTTCATCAAATACCAATCTATAAGCAAAATAGAAACCATATTTTCTAAACCAATCAAAAGCTAATTCATAATCTGGAATACTAATCAAATCATCTAATGCAGTACTATTTTTGAATTCGGAATCAATAAATAATGATTCTTCTTTATTTGATGAATTTTTTATACCAGAACCTTTATGATATACTAATAAACATTTTTCATCAAAACCTATTTCTTTCAATTGTTTAGATAAATAAATAGGTACTAATGATTTTACGAAATTATTTGTTTTTATATTCATATTATCTTTCATCTGGAAATTCTATTTCAGATTCAATCCAATTTAACCAAATATTAGATGAATCAAAAATATATTTTGGTTCTATAATTTCATTATTTTCGGTATAATCATCTAATTCGAATCTATACCAATCTTGTTTTGTATCGAAGTCTTCAGGACCCTTTCGATTAAATTTTTTGTCATACAGCAACATCTGCTTTAATTTGTGAATAATGTTCTTTTGATGAATAATTTTTTAAACGGAATAAATCAAAGTTTTCAAGACAAATAGCATTTAAAAAGTTATCTAATTCTTTTTGAGTTATTTCTCGTTTCAAATTATCTTCGTTTAAAAAATCAAATGATGATATTAATGGATAATTATACTCAATTTGTGGTAAAGTTTCAGATTTTTTAATATCAGCGAGATTTTTATATTCACCTGTTGTTTTTTCACCTACAACTGTCAGATAATTATCGTTATGTACTTTTATTTGGTGTAAATGATTTTTGTAAAGATGCCAATCATTAAAAGTGCAATGAACTATTCTTGGTTTATATCCTGTCATTATACTTACGAAATGGAGCATAAACGAAAATAATAGAAAATCATAAGGTACACCTAAAAATATATCTGCTGACCGTTGATTTACGTGCAAATCTAAGTATCTTGTACCATTATGTTCAAAACTGGTGAAATGATACAAAAAATGACAGCAAGCCAAAGATTGTTGATTCAAATCACTACCGTTCCAAAGATTAATCAAAGCTCTTCTGGAATCTGGATTAGTTCTCAATTCATTAATAACATAAAATAATTGGTCAAACTTCTTTTGATTATCAAAATATCTCATTTGATGACCGTAAATCTTACCAAATTCACCTGTTTCTTTGTTAACCCAACTATCCCAGTAATTAACACCATTATCTTTAAGAAATTTCAAATCAGTTCTACCAAGTAATATCCACATAAATTCAACGAAAGCTGTTTTGAAACCAATTTGTTTACCTCTCATTATTGGAAATGAATAATGACAATGTAAATCGATAGTACAACTTTGTGTTCTTAATGTATTGATACCTGTTCTGTTTCCAGATTCTATACCAAATGATGCGGTTGTTATAGCTTTTTTGAGATATTGATGTTCGAAATCAAGTTGAGAATCAATTTCGTATAACATTTCCAAATCTCTTATTTCATAACCTTCTCGATGACTATTTAATATATCTTTCTTTTCGTAATCTTTTTGTAATTCACATATTTTGGACCAATCAAAATCAATATTAATCCAGTAACTAATTTTATCTATGTAATCTGCCATTTGTTTATGTACTATATTTTTATTAACAATTTATTATATCGTAAAAGTAATCAGATATAGATTGAATTATAAATTTGTAGATATATCTGTAACCTTCCAATAACTACCATGTTTGTCTTGTCGGAATCCCATATTTCTTTTCTGAATCTCTAATGAATCTCGTAATATCTGTTTCTCTCGAATATAAGGGAATCTTTTGTTTTCACCTTTATAAAGTGGTGATTTAACATCGTAACCACCAATAACATAAATAGGTTCCTTAATTTTTATGTATTGAGTATCACCATTAGTTTTATAAAGATATTCTGTCTGCATTTGTAGTTTTTTTGTTTTATCAATGTATCTTTGAATATTTGCATCTACAGGTATTGTATACTTCATATAGTGATTCACTGTTTGTTGTTGGTTTAAATCTACGAACTCAACAAGGTCATCACTGAGTCCAAATAAATAATAACCTTTGTTTATCAGATAGTCTGCGGCATTAAATTTAGATAACGTTCGTTCATGAGAATATATCTCTTTTCCTTTGAACATAAATGATTCCTTGATTTTAACCATACGAAATATACCTGAGAATGTTATTTTCGAAACCGTACCATTTGCTGATGATTTATCTGGTCTTTTTAATAATACAGTATCTCGATATTCTTTTTCTAACAGACCTAATAAGATACCTTTCAAAATATTCTTGTCATAATCATAAACTAACGGTTGTTGATATTTAGCCCAATTAATTTGTTCCCTTATAGATTTAACGAGATATTCTTCAGCCATAAAACATTCATAACTATTACTCAAATAGTCTTTGGTTATCCTACCTTCAGGAGTTTTACTTACTTTCATATTAAATCTTTCCGAGAATATGTAGAATTCATTGGTATAAACATATATCGCAAATTTATTGTCATCAAAATCAAACACATTCATCAAACATTTATATAATGATTGATACAATTTATGTTGTATATCATTGATTTCTTCGATATATCTATGAACAGATTGAAGTTGAGGTTTTGTTACTGACATTGTTAATCTTGTCATTTTACGACATATTTGACCTAACTTATCATTTGGTGTTTTTTCATTGTACCATACTGTTCTAAAACCATTTACATTCAATCTTAATGCGTTCAGTTCATTAAATATCTTAAAATTAGGGTGTTTATATAATCTATCCCAATTTTTCTGAATTACTGAAGTTATACCTTCTGTAACGTCTTCATCTGTTATATCTTCCAGATAACCTTCAGGTAACGAATAACCATAAGTTAATTCTCTCACTGTAGTATTATTTGGATTAATCATAGCTGCACAATATAATTGAGTAGGTGTCATCTCAATTTCATGTATAACCTTATCAAATATCGATTCATCATCATATTCATCTTCATCGTCTTCCAACATAATATAGGATTCAAAAACCATCAACGCATAATTCATGATTCGGTTATAATGTTTCATGTTACATAACAGAAGTTGTTCGAAACTATTAAAAATATGATTTAATTCACCATTTCTAAACCATTCTAATTCTTGTTGAGTTACTTTTGATTTTATAAATCTACGAACTCTAACATATTTCATATCTTCAAATAACAAAGGTTCATTAGATAAAAGTGAACTCCAACGAAAATCAAATCTTTTATTCTTTTGAAGATTTTTTGTCAGTATTTTCTTCATCTCTTCATAAGTAACAACATTTTTTGGTAAATCTTGTTGTCTTATTTCTGTAGATATTGATTTCAATTCTTTTAATTTATCTACAGATGATTTTGATGAATCTAAGTAAACAGAATCAATAACTGTTTTATTTACTGAAGGATATTTGGTTGCTATCATTATGTTAAGTATTTAAATTATTTAAAAATTTTGTTCTTCGATTTTCTTTGTATGTTTTTTCTTACTGATACCCCTACTTGTATGTAATTTTTGAGTTACATTAAACATATTGGTAATCATTGTATCAACTGTTTGTTTGTTGAGTAATTCAGATGAGTTCTGTTCCGGTAATACAACATAATCAAAACGTATACCAGATTTAGATGTATTCTTTTCAGCAAGATTACTCATCAAATCTAACAAGGAATCTTTAATTTTATCAAAAGCATACTTAGTGTTTATTTTGACACCAATTAATTCGATATAATTATATGTCCAGTTTTCTACAGTTGATTTAAATATATCATACGGTATTCTTTTATTTTTGTCAAGTTCAAATTGGTCAAGAAAAACGTATATATCTTCAATGATTTTAATTACAGGTTCAGATAATTGTGCATTATCTGACGAATCAATCAATTTGATAAGTTGAATTGCTCGGTTAAATTTCTTCTGTTGAAGTATACCATCAGAATTAACATATTGCATAATTAATTGAATACATTTATCATTTGAATATTTCTTAACCAAGAATTTAGCATATTTAATCATCTTTTCGAGAGCAACTCGAGATTGTACAATACATAATTTTGGTGTTGCAAATGTATCAAAAGTAATCTGTACATAATCTGTAATACTTCTATCTTCGATAACTAATTCAGTATCAGATATATTCTTACTTATCCATTCCATCACATTATTATATTCTAAACCATAATCATTTGTATAAGTATTTTTATTAATTAAATCGATAAATGTTCCAATCATAAGTGAATGTTTGCGTATCTTCTCGGCTTTGGCAGAATCTAAACCAATACGTTTAAGTTGTTCTTGTTCATTTTCAGATAAACCATCAAATTCAGTAGATATTTTTATTTCGTAACCATAACTATATAATACTCTCGCTATTTTAGTTGGATGCTGCATTACTTCGTTATATTTATCTTCGAAATTGATTAGTTCATATTCTTCAGGATTAAACTGTATTTTACCATTGAACAAGGTAAATCCGGGAGTTGATACGTTTCCCAATATCGGGTCATATTGAGCAATAAATTCATTCTTAGCATTTGCGATTTCTTTATCATCAACAAATTTTATTTTTTCATCATCTGTTACTTGTAATACTAAATTTGGTTCCTGAACTAAATCAGTTTCGTTATCCATTATCGTAACACAATATATACTATAGATACCTCTTTTTCTAATACGAGCATTGAATTGTTCTATTTCGTAACCAGAAAATTTACCTAAATATATTGATGCAAAATCATACTTATCTTCAATATCAACACCAACCGAAAGATAATTGGTACAGAAAACAATCTCGTAATCAGCAATAGTTGCTTTTTCATTGATTAATCTACATATTTCTTGGTCAGTATTTGAACGTTTGTAATAACCATATTTTATAGTTCTACCCATCAAATATTCAATCATACCTACGAGTTTTTCTGTATATATCTCTCCTCTATTGGTAGGAATCAAAATTCGATAACCTTTCTCAATTAAATCTTTTGTTTTTGATGCTAATCGAGTTATACCATCTAAATTATCATCACATAACAAAAATTCCATAGTTTTATCATGTGGTTTTTTATACACTGATATAAAGTTACCTACATTTTTGAAAAAGAATTCTTCACCTGTTAAAGTACCTGACATTAATATCAATTTAGATGCGAATTGGTTTGTTGACGAAATATAATATAATTCTTTTATTTTCTTTAATGCTGATGATGTTGCTTCAATACGATATTGAGAGGTAAATAATAAGTGTGATTCATCGATAAATACATAATCAAACATATTGGAAATTTTATCCATATTAGCTTTGGAAAACTTATCGAATGTTGTTACGGCATTTATGCCATACTCTAAATCTCTGATATTTTTATTACCATAAAATACATCAAAATCATTTATAATTGTTTCATCGTTTTCTACTTTATTTTTGATAACAGATATATAAGGTAAAACCAATAACACACGTTTACCAGATTTTGCTATCATCTTACAAAATTCGGTTTTTCCTGAGCCTGCTGGTACGTCTAAAATATTTATCTTTTCATGAGTTATTTGACCAATAATTTCATCAAAATAACTACCTAAATATTTACCATCAGTTATTGTATGTGTATACTCTCTATTTTCACATCTGATTGCTGTTAACATACAATCTCGTAAGTATGCTTTTTCTTCATTGAGCATTGGTGTTAATATCTCTTCCGAAATATTATTTTTTAATACACCACATTTTGTTAATATTTCCAGACCAACTTTGGATGGTACTTTTTGATTACTTATAGCACAAGCATAAAAAGCATTGATTTCGTTTTCATTTTTACATTTGACACTATCAAGAATTGTATGTGCTATTTGTAAACCAGCTTTACCAAATAATGGTGCTAAAGTATTACAAACATTATAACGGGTAAAATAATTTATTTGATTTCTTGGTAATATAGTTACTTCCTGTAAATCTATGTTTGTATTTACATACTGTGATAAATCAACATCATCTAAATTTACTTTATTTATATTATCATTAGCTATTTGACGAAGTTCAGTATCAATTCTTTCGATAAATCTATTATATTCATGATTTCTCAATAATACACGTTCAATAGTTATTTGATATTCTCTACCATCTAATGTTTGTGTTAATGATAATGCAGGGTGTAAATCAACAAAATTATGATTTATATAAGGATTAGGGTCGTATGATAATTTAATACCAGTAGTGATTCGAGCAGTTGTGTTATCTAAATAAACATTATCTAATTGTGTTTTAGAGTTTGGAAATTCCAATATACCATTTTCTTTAGATAATCGTTGTAATAAATCGTTTATATTTGATTGTTTCGTAAAGTAATTAACGAAATACCAATATTTTGATATAGCTTCATTATCTTGTGGTTTGGTATAAATATGATGTGGTGGTGCCACTTTTGTATATATGTGGAGACCTTTACCAGATGAAGATTTAACTATCCATAAAAACCAATGGAACTGTCTTAATTCTTCAAATATACGTTTCTTAAGTGTTTCGATATTACCACCATCAGCAATCCATTCTTTTAAATCTATATCAAATATCTGTAGTCCATTCCAAGAATAATAATGTTCTTTAGATGGACGTATTGGTTCGTATGTACAATAAAATTGATGTCTTAAAGATTTTTCGATAGATATATTTTCAGGATTTATTATTTCCAACAATAATTCACCTAATGTTCTCGTACGATATAATTTTTTTAAGGAAAGGTTATTGACGTATGAGTTATCAAGTAAACATACTTTATTATTTGTTATAAAATCTTTTGATAACAATTTAATCAATAGTTCATTTCTGATGATTCGTTTTTCAAAGACTAATCGAGCTTTCTCTTTATCAGAAGTATTTTCATTAATAATATAATTAGCAATATTTGGTATATTAACACTACCAGTAAAATTTATATTCTTTATAATATAATCTGCTAATTGGTAAGATACGTCAATATTTGTATCATAACCAAAATTTGTAAATATCCAATAGTCTTCTGTTGTATCGGTTATATTATACATTTTCTGCATCTTAAAAACCATATCGAGACATTTTATCATATAATCTTTTTCATTATATTCTGTTATAATATCTTCATCGTCTTCATTTGCATATTTTGATTTTAAAGCTTGATTGAATATTGTTTCTTTCAAACGAACATATTTATCTAACAAATCCAAATGTTGTGTGGATTTTATCAACAAATCTTCATAAGAAGGGAAGTTGGAATTAACTTGTAACCCCAACTTCTCAACTTCCGCAGATTCCAGAGATAAATCATTTAATGATTCTATTTGATTTCGAAAATCATTTAATCTATTTTTTTCGTTTGTTATCAGTATTCTTTCATTCTTTTCATATAATTTTGAATCTGGTGATTGATTGATTTCGTTAATTAAATCAATCATCTCTTCTTTTGTTATTTTCCTATCATTTTTTCTTTCGAACTCTTTTCTCGCTTTTGAAATTTTTTTCTTATTGTATTTCAAAACTGATTCTTTCAAAAGCTCTTCGATATTCTCTCTATCTTTATTTATCTCTGTTGCGGTAATTTCCATAATTAATTATTATAAATTTTTGAATCTATTATTTATGTCGTTTTTACATTCCCAATATAAGATAACAATAATAATTGTCCATATTATGATAGTTAAATCTACCATAACATTTTTGACTTCAACAGGTAATTTATCTGCAAATTCAACTACTTCCATTCGTACTTTGATTTTAATAATTCATAATCTTCTTGGTTATCAACATAAATAGCCATTTCACTGTAATATATTTCATAATCAAATTTAATTGTTTCAAACTCTTTAAAGCTCGTTTCAAAGGTCTTTCGTATAATAATTCCTTATTCTTTTCAGTTATAGGATTATTAGGATGAAATTGATGAATATAAACAGCACTTTTTAATTTGAAATATTTAGATTTATCAGATTTTAGATAAACATATACACTTCCAATCATGATATTATATTATTTTTAAATTTATGGGATTAATACTCCTTTTTCTATGATTTGCTCAGAATTTCCGAAAGATTCAATTAGCTGTACAATATTATAATGTAAGTAACCATCTTTAACAAGTTTCTTATATAACTTATCCGATTCGACAATATTTAAATCGAAAGTTAAATAGCTATCATTATTTAATGCTGGTATATTATAAACTACAGATGAATCATCAGAAAATACTATTAACGAATATGATTTGTTTTCTTCTCGAATTAAATTTTTGAAACCAATAATTTTTCTTTCGTATTTTATTTTTCGGTCAGTAACCATTTCAACATACTTGTGAACAGCTAATTCCGTATATCTTTCTATTGTTTTTGTTTCAATAATATTGTTACTGATTATATCATTATCATTTACTTGAATATTTATTGGTTGAAACTGAGTTGAAATCAATCTATCGAAAATACTATTATCTAATATTTGTTTTATTTCGGGTAATAGTTTAGATGTCCTTCGAACTAATCTAAATAAATTATTTATGATAAATGTTGTTTCCACTTGAATTTCAATATCATTACTATCTTCAAACATTTCTTTAGTTACAAAAGGTACTATAGATATTGGACCAAAAGGATTATCATAATTCTGATAAATATTTGTTTTATAGTTTTCTGTAGATACATTACCAACAGATACTTTATGGATTACATCAAATGAATGTACATTGTCGCTATCGAGTTGTAAATAATCGATTAAAGATTGTTGTATGGTAATATCTGGATTGGTATGATACGGTTTTATTATGAAATACGAACCTTTCTTTTCAATATTGGTTTGAATAGTATCAGGTAATAATTTTTCATAAATAATAGGTTCCAATGTATCCTTTATTTCACCGTATTTATATATCAAACCAAAACTATTGTTATTTATATCTGTCTCAATATCCTGATATGTTAACGGAATTACTGATATAAATAAATTTTTATCTGATATATTTTGTACAATAGGAAATAAAAAGGTATATTGAACAGTCCAGAAGTCACCTGATAATTTCAATCTATTTTGTTCATTGGTAAATCTAAATAATTCGATAGGAACAATTTGATTATAAAATATCTGAGTATTTTCACCAATCAATGTAATCAAGAAAGCAAATATACCTTGTGTTTTAAAACCTTGTCGAAGTAATATAGTTGCTTCCTGATATTTATAATCTGAAATACCATAATTGTTTTTAATATCAAATAATTCTTTATTGAATAAATGATTAATTCTACCTGATTTAATTTCGGAACCGTCTATAGATGATGGATAAGGTTTTGCAGATTCAGACCAAACCCAATTCTTCAACAATATATCTGTATTTTCTACAAATTGTTGATTAATCTTTTTAAACGGTTTTAATTCGTTTTTAGAAACTATCTGAAGTAAAATATCTTCAGATAGTCTCATGATTTTTTCGTTCATTTTCCTAATTCAATATATTTAAAATTATTTTCTTTCGATACTTTTAATATTGTTTCGAAATCATCTAATATATTTTTATTGCTGATTTGTTCGTCAATCAAACATTCTTCGATTTCATCTATATCAAATGTTACAGTATTTTCGAATTCACCTAATTTCTTACAGTTATTCATCACAAATGTATAAAAATCATCTGATAAATTTTTGATAAGCATAATTATTATGATTTAATCTTCTTAATCGGGTTAACATATTTTTCTCTGAATTCAAACAATTCTTTTAGATACATATCTGTTTCAGATGTCTTTTGAGTATAATCTAATAGTTCTTTTGTATCACTTAATTCTTTCATTAACTTTTCAATTTCTTCTTTCGTTAATTTCTGAACATTCAATTTTAAACCATTAAATGTAACCCCTAATTTTAACATATCTTGTTTGATTTCTGAAATCGGACGTTTAAAGATAATTAATTTTTCATTGATAACTAATTCAATAAATTTAACCAAATCTTCTAATTCAGTTATTTTATCTTTTAATTGTTGAACCAGTTTTTTTTTCCTGACAGCATATATATCTAATCGACGTTTACAGAAATTATCTATTAAATCAAATGGCGTTTCAGAAAATAATATATTACCATTTAAATCAATAGTGTTTAATTGTAAATCTGGAACTTTTGTAAATAACTTAAGTGATTTGAAGAAATTAAACTTATCATCTTCGAAACGTTTCTTAAGTCTTCCATAAGGAAATTTAATACGAATATCAAACTCACCTTTTGTAGTATAATCTTCGAAATCAAGAATATATAATCTATCTTTTAATGATTGTAAATGTTCTATGTATTTACGATGAATTACATTATAAGGTAAATCTTTGATAATTACTGTATCCTTCTCAAAGTTGATTTCATATTCCCCAATATTATAATAACAGTTTTTATTACCATTATATAAGAAATTCTTATTTTTGATACCTTTAATTTCCGGACGTAATGTATTGATTAATGATAAACTGTCATCATTTGAACTACCATTAATCAAATATCTAACAATAGCATTAATTATATCATTAATATTATGTTGAAATGTACGATATGAGAAACCAAATCCCGGTGAATTTGTGGTATTTAACAAGATTAAAGGTATGATAGGATAAAAACATTCTGGTTCATTTTCGTTACCTTCATCTTTCGTTAATTTCCATAATGATTCATCAGTTTTATATATATCTAAATTTTGAGATATTTTAACTGACAAATAACGAGCAGCAGTATCAACTTCATTATTTCTAAGTGATGGTGTTTGTCCGATTATTTCAAGAGGTGGAAATTTCAAAACATGTTCAGCTCCCAATTGTTCTGAAGTACCTTTCAAACTCTTATCTCCATGGAGGTATTCTAATTTCATGGAATCACCCAAAAGGCTTGTAAGTTTAGCTTTCTTCCCATTTTTGATTGTACCTGTCATGGCAGCATAAACTATCTTTCTTGCACCAACACGTAAACCATCTAATATATTAGGAAGAGCTCTGGTTTCTATAACATATTTGGCAAAATCTTTTACCTGAGTATTTAAGAAATCATCTGTTGATATTCTTTGTATTATTTTTTGTTCCATAATTATAAAATTATTCTTTTACATAAACATATTTGTTTACTATTCTTTTACCTTCTTTGATATGGTCTTCATTTGTTAAATTGTTTGCGAAGTCTTTGTATAATTCATAAAATTCTTGAATTAATTCTTTTTCAGGTTTTTGACCGAAATTTTCTAAGTAAGTGATGTGATTGATTTTTTCTATCAATTTTTCCAAGGTTTTCATTTCTTTTTCTTAAATTTTTGTTTTATTTGTTTAATAATTTTATTATTGAAATCAGTATAACTCTCACAAATTATATTTATATTTAATCCAAACTTCTCTAAATCTGATATTTTATAAGCTGGAACTGCTGATTTCAAACATTTACCATAAATTATTGTAACAATTAACTTACCTGTATCTCGTATATATTGATGTCTATAGGTTGAATTCGATATTCCATATTCATCAAGTAATTTACAAATCTCAAAACTTACGAAATGTGATTTGTCAATTTTATTCAAATTATTCTCCATTTTCAATTCCATTAGTATCTTCCAATAATATTTGTTTTCTCATCTGAGTATCTTTATCGAACCATATTTTTATAGTTTCTTTGTATGATTTACCTAATTCGAACTGTATTAATTTTTGGTTATTAAGCATTTCATCATATTCCTCATCAGTTAAACTACCAAGACCCTTAAAGTAATGTATTTCATAACCTTTAAGTAAACCTTCTTTCATATCTTTTTCGAAATCTTTTAAATCATAATAATTTATCGATTTTTTATCTTTTTTAGCAGATATAATTGGAGATATTAATCTTGTTAATTTACCTGATTTTATTATTTCAGGAAAATATGTTGCAAAAAAAGTTATCAATAATCCACCGATATGATTTCCGTCTACGTCCATATCCGATGCAATTGAGATTTTGTCAAAAGGACAGTTTTTGATATTTCCAGTAGGGTCATCAAATTGTAGTTTCAAACAAGCAATTAATTCTCGAATCTCTTGATTTTCAAGTAATTTTTCTCTTGTAAGATTTAATGAGTTCAAAATTTTACCTCTTAAAAGATATGCTTCATGTTTCTGAGGATTTCTAAATTTACGGAAACCTTCAGATGCTGAGGTACCTTCAAATATAAATAACTGTTTATCTTTGGCATTTTTATTTGCACAAGAAATAAGTTTATTTGATTTCGTACCTTTAATGAGAGCATTTAATTTACGAGTCTGTTTCTTTAATTCGGCAGCATATTTTATTGTATAATAATCTTCCAAATCTTGTAAGATTTGACTATTAGAAAGCTCTTTGATAAATTGTTTAGATAAACGCAATTTATCTGTTGCTAATTTAACAGTTAGATTTGTTTTGGTTTGAGAATCATAATTTGGATTCGCTATTGAAACATTACAGAATACAGTTATTTTCGATTTAATATCTTTTTCCGTAATTAACTCAATATTTTTAGATTTCAAATCATCTAATAATTGTGCTGATATTTGTTTATAGATTTTATCGATGTGTGTACCTTTCGAACAAACAGCACCATTCACAAACCCAAAACTATCAAAACCTATATTTCTACATACAATAAATTCATCAGTACCATATTGATGTAGTATCTGTATTTTTTCTAAATCTTCTTTGGAGAAGTGTAATTTAACAAATTCATCGAAATTATGAAATTGCCATACTGAATTTAGTGGATAATTACCTTCTGAGTCTTGAAAATCACATTCGAAAGTTACTTTCAAACCTAAATTTGCAGCGGCAGCATCAATACATCTTTTTTGTATCAATCGAAAGAAATGTAAATCTATTTCTTCTCTCTCAAATCTGGATAATTCAATATTGAAAGTAAATTGAGTATAATGTTCACCATTTTTAACTGTTTCAACAACTTCACTTTCAACATTCTCCATATTATTTGTCCAAACAGTAGTGATTTTATTTTTACCATCTGCTGTTTGACATTCAAATCTTGAAGAAAATATATTTGCAATCTTACAACCGATACCATTCAAACCTACACCGGTTCTTTCCAATTCTTGATTGTAATTGCCAGAAGTCCTGAGCTGTCCAAATAAAAATCGAGAAAGATACATTCCAGATGTCTTGTGAATTTGAACAGGAATACCACCATTATCTCGAATTATTACTTTACCATCTTTACCAATGAAAACATAAATTTCATTAATATCGAATAATCTTGTTTTCCTTCTTTTTTCGTCAATACTATTACTTAATACTTCATCAACAATTTTTGTTAAACCTGCCGAATACATAACATTTTCAACAGGAATTATACGATTTTCTGATGGTTTATAAAGATTTGTTGTAATAGGTTCATTCCAAATATTCCCGATATACATGCCACTTCTGGAAAGTATATGTTCCACTTCTGACATACTCCCAAATCTTTCTTCAATTGTAAATTCTTTTTGTAATTCGTTACTCATAAATTATATCATTATTTTCTGTTAATGTTATTTCCTTATCAAATACTGAAATTTTTCTTTCAGTGAAATATTCCCATATTGTACATTCAAAAATAAATGTAATCTTTTTATCATTGTATATTGTTAAATTTTTTATTTGGAATTTAATATCTTCATAATTTTTTAGATAATTTTCTAAATTAATTAACTTTGGAAATATTTCAAATCGTTGTTCTTTACATTTATCAATAAGATTTTCTTTATATTTGTCTATTTGTTTTGTGATTTCTTCTTGTTCTTTAATAAGTTGGTGTAAACTTTTTTCCATTTTCTTATATATTTAATGTAATATTTATTATATATCGTAAATATAGCCAGATATAAAACGAAAGATAAGCTCGATTTGACTTTGAATCAAATCGAGCTCGAAGATATAAAAACAAGTAATTATGTAAATATATAAATATTTAGAAAGAAGTTATACCGAATATTTTAGGTGTTTTACCTTCCTCATTTCCATAATATTCATCAACAGTAATTTGTTTGATTTCATCTTTTTCAATATCATAATGGAAATATTTAGCTCCCCAAGATATAAAATCATCTTCCCAAATAAGAGAATTAACCATTATATTGACTTGAAATCTTACAAATTCTGAATTTATTTCTCTAATATCTATTTGATATTTAATTTTTTGTTCAGAACTTGTTCGTTTTTCAATATCAATCAATGTTTCCTTGAAAATTTCTTTCAAATCAAGTTTGAGATATAATTCATTTTCAATTTGATGTTCTTCATTTTGATATTTTTTACGAAGATTTTTCCATTCCGCTAAATATTTATGATATTGATTGATACGGTCTTTTAAGAAAATATTCATAACTAATCTAATTCGGTTTCATTTATTGTTATCCATTTTTCAGGGTCATATTCATTTTCGTAATATGATTTCGCATCATATTCTTTCAAAAGTTTTTCATCTAATAAGATATGAAATACTTTTACATCTGTGTCATCTTTGATTTCTTCTTTTGCAACTGAAATAAGAATACAACAATCACATTTATTTAGATATGCAATATTACAAAATTCATTTGGTAAATCATTTAACAAACCAAATATTATTTCATCTAACATCTTATGTTTTCTGATTGTTAAATTTTTGAGAGCATCAAAATCATATTTTAAGTCCCTTAATAATTCTAAATTAATTTTTTCTTTCATGATTCTATAATATTTATTTTATTGTTCTTTTATGGAAATACTCATCTTCGGTTATTTGTTTGATTTCTTCTGTTTTTGTATCCATCACATAATATCCGATTTGTTCAGTTTCGAAACACTCATCAACCATTCTATAAACTTTGAAACTAATATCAAATCTTATTTGTTCTGTACCGTAAAATCCAAAACGTACACTAAATTTATGTTCCCTATCTTTATAGAAATTATATTTTTCTTTAAAATAAGATGATTTTTCGGGATTTATTCGAGATAATAATTTCTCCCTTAGTTCATTTAGAAGACTTAATCTCTTTTGACCATCTTCTTCCAACTTCTTTTCAAGATGTTTTATATTTGAAACCCTATTTAAAATTGATATTATCATAGTATTTTGATTTTGTATTTTATTTGAAAATATTTTTTCCAAAATTCAATTTTCTCATCTTTCTTGAGAGGTAATTTTATTGAATCTAAAGCTTTCTGAAGTTTTTCAACCGTTAAAAATTCTCTTTCCATATAAATATAATTAATTATATATTTCATTGTAAATTTCATCAAATTCTTTGAAAGAAACCTTATCATATTCTGTTGACATATTACCCTTATCATCAATTAATCTATAAACACAATCATAACTATTTGATTCATGTTTAAAATAAATATGTTGTAAACGAATTCTTCCCGAATCTTTATCGATATTTAATCGTTTTGAAAGTATTTCTTCAAATACGTTAGCTACAAATTCAGGAACAATCTGAAGCTTATTTAAATGGATAGGAAATAATGTTTTCATGATTATTTAATTATATTTATCACAGAAATTTTCATAGTTTCCTCAATATCTTGATTAGTTTCGTTATCAAAATAATGATAAAATATTTCATATTTATCTTCTTCGAACAATATTCTTACATGAGTGATTTTAATGTTATCATTATTCTTATGTTGTTTTACATAATCATAAATTTTATCATAAATTGTAGTATCTGAAAATAATTCTCGCCTAAATTTCAAAGGTAATATAGTTAGAATTTTCAAAGCGTCATCGGTTTCGTAATTTATATCTTTTATTTCTATTTCCATAGTTATTTACAATTTTAAATTAATATAATAATTTTATCGTAAATATACATCAGATATAGATTGATTACATATATATTTTACTTTTCGGTTTATGTTTATTTAATTCTTCTTGGTGATTCCTGATATACCAACCATCTCTTGAATATTCATCAGGTTTTTTATCTTCCATTAATTGTAATAACTCTTTTTCAGTCAATACATTATTTTCGTAGTATTGTTTTAATTTGTAAATACAATTATCCAAAAATGATTTAGCATAAATATTCATCGTATAAACAAAATATGCTGTAGTTATATCAGCCATTACTAAATCATCATGCCCGAATTGACTTTGATATGAATTATTTGTTTTGTTTTTACCGAAATTGAGTACTTCTTCAACAGATTGATAATGAGTTAAATCGAAAACATCATCATTCATAAGTGTTCTGAAAGCATTTACACCTACCAATTTATTTTCTTTGTTCCATCTAATACCTATTTCGTATTTATCATCATAAGCAATATTATCTTCAGTTCTATTTTGACGAATAAATTTCGCTAAACAAATGTTATCGAAAAATTTATATCTGTTATCATATTTATATAGATTAGATATTTGATTTATAAATTCACCACCATAATTATTGTTTTCAATTACAACTCGAACTTTATTTAAATCAAAGTATTTAAGTATATCTAATAATTTGGTTGCAAAATCAACTACAGATATTTCATTATCACTAAATACGCCCATCAATTTATAATCTAAACGTTTATATGTTGGGTTATATTCTATCTTACGGAATTTCATTATACTGAAATCCTGACCAAGACCTTCTGAAATGTCTATACCAATTAAGAAATAATCTTCTTTTAAATCATAATTAATTATATCTTTCGATAATGTACATATATCAAATTTCTTTAATACCGAATCGTTATCATAAGACCATTTATTTTCAAAAGTTAATTGATTATCTCGTAATTCTTTTTGTTTGGTTACATTAAATATTGAAGTTAAGTTAGTATCGAAAGAACATTCAAATCCCATTAACCAACCTGTTAAACCAATATTTTTTATAGTATCTTCTTTGAACTTTTCATCTCGATTAGGTACATCATACCAATAAACTTTATTTGTAACGAAATTATTTGTTTTATTTACAGCACCTATCCATAATTCGTAGAATAAATTTCGTCCGTTAGGTGTTGAAGCAATAATACATTTCGAATGAGGGTTGTTCGTTAAAGCTGGGTAAATGTTTATCCAGAATTTCTGAGCCACTGAAGTTAAAATGTATGCAAACTCGTCAATGAAAAGTAAATCAAGTGAGAAACCTTGTACAACAGATTCTGAAGCAACACCAATTGATAATCTACAACCATTATCTAATATAAATCCTTTGGAAGTAAATTTAACAAATCCCGGTTGGAGAAAGAATGGTAAAGCTGAAAAAGCCATCTTAATTTTCGAAAGAATTTCGTTTACAACCATATCAGATTGTGCAACAACTACAACATCTTTATCATAATTAGAAATACAAAAATGTACGATTTCAACAATAGTTGTTGTAGTTTTACCCGATTGACGAGGATATAATACAATATTCCATCTGTTATCTGAATAAGATTTTAATAATTTTTCTTGATAATCCCTTAATTTAATTTGTTGCCAACCTTTTTCAGCATCTTTCAAATTAATAAAGTTATTACCGAAAAATATCTTATCATTTATGCAGATTTTGAGAATTTCCAATTCATCTTCGGTATATCTAAATGGTAAATTTGCCCTCCTTAATTGAAAGTCTGTTTGTCTCGGTAAAAATGGTGATACTTTTAATCGAACACCATCTGCAATACCTTTTTGAGCTAAATGTACTGATTCCGAAGACCATACAACATTTTCGCTACTATCTACTTCAATTAAACGAGGGTCAAATACTTTATCTAAAACTAATGGTTTAACTTCTTCCGCCATTTATTTAATTATTTCAAAACTAGCATATAAATCATTTATATTTGAAAAAATTTCTTTTTCTTTTAATTCTGTCCAATCATTATTATCATAATATACTTGATATTTTATTGAATATTCATTTTGTTTGGAATATTTATCATAATAATTTACAATTTTAACAGAATATACTATTGCTTGATAGATTTTATTATTTCGGAAAAAATAAACAATATCGTCTATATTATATTTATTATTGTTGAAAATCATAAGATTTACCTATTTTTACGTTATTTTTGAAATCATTTAAAGAATCATAAACATAACATTCTTGATAATATTTACATAATGTTGAATTTTCGAAAAATTTAATACCATAAATTATTTTATTATAAATTTTATTGTTATCTTTAAATCTCGTAAATTCAACACTAATTATTTTTACCTGTTTTAGTTCGTTTTCATCAAAAACATAAACTAAATCATGTAAATTATATTTTGGATATTTTATTTGTTCCATAAATCATCAATTATTATTTTATATAATGTTAAATTAGCTTCTATTATATGATTATATTTTTTATCTTTGAAAGTAAATGTAACCAAACAATCACCGTTTGTATCAATAGAATAATTTAAAATCTTGATTATCGGTTGTTCAAGTTTTTCTTCAATTTTCTGTTTTAATTTTATTTCATCAATCATAAATTAGCGAAATTTATAAGTTTCTACTTTGTCGAAATGAAAAGCTGGATTAGATGATTTCAAATGTAATTTGACACCAATTGGTTTCCGCCAAAATATCCACCTTCTTTTATATTGAGTTTCCCCAATTAAAATTATACTATCTGTATAAAAATAATTGAAATTATCTAAATATACTCGATTATCTTCAACAATCACATCAGTTTTGATTCGATAACCTTTTTCAGAATAATCTATATTATATGTACGTTTTAATATTTTTTGTAAACTATCAATTATTTTTAATCGAGCTATACTTTCAACATCAGATTTCTTAAGTAATGAATCTTTTTCTTTTTGTAAAGTTAATAATTCTGATTTGTTAGATTTCGAATATATTTTTTTATTCGTTTTATTTTTGTATGAATATTTAATTTTTGTTGCAGATTCCAAATTTTTTGATTTAATTTTCATTGAATCAATAGTTTTTTGTAAATCTTCATTAAAATGTTGTAATTCATCTTTCTGTAAAGTTAAAGAATTAACGGCGATATGATATTCACCGTTTTTTCCTTTAATCTTTTCATATTCGAATTTCATGTTTTCAATATTATGTTGTTTTCTGTCGTTTTCAGATTTATAATATTTCAAACGATTAATCAATCCAAGTATGAACAACACCAATAACAAACATATAACGATATATTTGTATTTCCATAAAAATTTTAAAATATAATTTATCATTTTATTTATCTTTTTTAAATTCTTTGATTATATCAAGTATTCTTTTATCCTTTCGAATCAATAAATATTCCAAAGTTTTATTATCTATCATCATTAAATTACATATATATTGTTTTACATCTGAATCAACTTCTATTAATTTAATTTCTGATTTATTTGTTTTGGTAGATTTATTTGATTTCGATTGGTCTTTGAAATAAATATATTGTGGTACTTTCGAACGAGAAAAACCATTAATAAATTTATGTTGTAATGCCCTAATAATTGCAGGTGATTGTAAAGCTTTGACATTATCTGAATATATATTCATTATGTTTAAAGCTAAATCCGGATTACCTTTGATTATATTATTCAACAAAAGATAACTCATACTTCTTATTTCGAAATCAGTATATTTATTGAATTCAGAAATAGATGTATAAAAACTATTTTGAAATCTATTGAAAGCTTGAAAATCCATAATTATTATATTACAAAATTATAATCAAAAATATGTAAATAACCATTTTCATCTTCGAAAATATGTTTAGATGGTAACCAATTATTATTAATCATAAAATAATCATTTCCTTCATCATAACCCATAATTAAAAATGTATAATTTTGGTCTTCGTTTTTATCCCAATATTTAACATTTCTGCCTACATAATTATGATATTTTTCGGTGGTATCTTTTATTTTGGATAAAAATTCACCAACAGTTATACCATTACTACCATTAGAATCATTTTCCATTTCATCTAATAACTTTTCGAAATCTTCATCAGACATATTATCTAATGATTCTTTAAATCTTTGAAATATTTCATCTTTTACAGGATTAACCTTTTCTGCACCATATTTCATAGCTAATTCGTATATTTCTTCCGAAGTATGATTGTCGAAAAAATTATCAATCCTATCTTTTACGTCTTCCAATTTCATAAGTTAATTCATCTAAAACATCTAAAAAATTTTCTTTTCGAAGTACTTTGAATGTATCTTCCATTTCAATAATAATATCATCAGGATTTTTACTATGGAAAATAAATGATGGTACTATATTGTTATATTTTTTAACGAAATTATTGTAATCACCATAAGTATTTTTCACATATTTTTCAAATACTCCAGTACCAACCATAACAGTATTGAATGTTTCGTAACTATCACAATATACAATATCTGTATTTCTCAACAAATCTTTGTATTTATTTGTGAATAAATTATTTTTGATACATTTTTTAATCTCGTCAAGTAAGGATAATTGATTATAATCTGGTAAATCAAATATAACCAAAACATTATCTTTACCACTTTTGTTATAATCTGAAAATTTACTTTCTTGATTTGAATATGCTTTTAAACCATAAAAATCATAATGGTATCTACATAACAAATCATAAGGTAACACATAATTAATTTTGAAATAATCAGTTGTTTTAGTTATTTCGTCAATCAATTCAAATTTGTAATTTTGTTTTTCAATTTCAGTTAATTCTTCCATAGTTTACGAATTTTTAGTCTAATGTTATTGAATTTAAGATTAATCCAATGTTATTGAATTTAGTAAATTTTCTTTAACCATATTAACATTGGTTTTAGATGTTTGAATCAAATCTGTATCAACATCTTTCATACGAGATTCTAATGTATTATCTATAAAATATGTCGTAGATTCTATTTGATTATAGACTGAATCAAAAGAACGAATCAATTCTGAATTATTTTCTTTGTAAACTTCAATATCTAACCAATTTAATTTATGATTATATGTATATTGGGAATACATACTATCTATATATTTTTGATTACCTTTTAAAACCTCATATTGTTTACATTCATTAGCACATTCAGCAATTAATCGTTTAGGTAATTCAGATGAATCAAGAATATTTAATATATCAGAATCACTGTATATAGATAATTTATCCAATACTTTTTCGATATGTTTTTCAGTAATACTGTAATTTCTTGTACCTGTAGAACTTAACCATCTAAATAATGGAAATATATTATCTTTTGCATCACCAGATATTATCTTACATAAAACTATTTTCAAAGGTGATTCGATAACATTTAAATGTCTTTCTGTACCGTTTAAATTAAGTAATGATTTCAAATATTCTTGTTTATTATCAATCTTACCTAATAAACGTTCATCTAAAGTAGTTTGACGATTTATTATTGATTCAAGATTGATATTAACACAAAATTCACCATTTGGATGTTGTTTAGAATGTGTTATATTTCGGAACAATATTGTGTTATTGTTTAATAATTGTTTTAAATCACCATCTGTACAGAAAATAATATTAAACTGATTAGCTTCGGTATACTTATGTGATACCATATACAGTAAATCATCACCTTCCAGATAATCTAATTTAAAAGCTTTCACATAATCTTTAATATCCATGTAAAATCGAGTTAATACAACTTTAAAGTTATGCCAATTAATTGGTGATTCTTCTTTCGTTTTACTTCTGTTTGCTTTATAAATCAAAGATGATTTGTTGTCTTCAGAAACAGAATCAAACATATAATAAGGAATTATCGGGTCTACTAATTTCCTCCAACTATATGAATCAAATACAAATACAATATCATCTATATATGATTTAAAAACATTATATAAATTTTTGAAATCATACATCATTTGATTGTAAAATAATTCTTGGTCTCTATCTGATTCTAATGTAATATCAGGATTATTTTTGGTTAATGTGAAGATACTACGATTACCGAAATAATCACCATCTACTAATAAATTACGTTTAAAATTATTTTCCATTATATTCTAAATATATTATTAATTATTGAGTTTGCTTTTGTTTTAACGGATATGTTTGTTAAAAAATGAAAATTTTTATGTTGCAGAGACAATACAGTCCATAAATCTTTATCATCAAAATCTGTTATATCTGCATTATCAATTAAATATATATCAAAATTATCTTCAAATTCCTTTTGTAAATATGGTTTCAATATTTGACTGAATAATGGTAATTTCATACAATCTTCATCAGTATAATGAAAATTTGATTTGATTTTGTTTTGATATTCTTCAGATTCTCGAGTTAAAAATATTATTGATGGTTTATCATAACTATATTCTTCTCTGAATTTTAAATATTTATCGGAATTGATTGTTTCAAATAAAGTAAGTATATTTTCTTTGGTACGAATATCATTAATTACTATAGGATACCATTCAACATCACTTATATTTTTCATATCAAACGATGTTCGATTTATAAGTTGTTTCAAACGATTATTAGCTGTAGTATCACCACCAATATAATCACCTATTATATGATGTAAATTTCTAATTTCAGAATCTGTTCGTTTTAATTCTTCCAATTCATCAAATGTTAAATTTTTTTGTTCCATTATTATTTGTTTAATCGTACCTGATAAACGAAATAATAGATGTAATGGAAATTTAGATATAATTTTATTTGATAATATATCTTTACCGGAACCTATCTTACCATAAATAAATAAATCTTTTTTTCTCAAATTTCCCATATTTCTTTCTTTTTCTGAGGTTTCATAATTATATTTAATTCTTTTTGTATTTCGGTTATTTTGTATTCTCGAAATTTAGCGATTAATCTAAAATCATCATTTGTAGGGTCTTTAAATTCATCATCAATATATATTACACCACCAATATTATTATTTATTATATCTTGTTCGTTGAAAGCATTGATAACTGACTTCTTCTGAAGAAATATTGTTTCCTGTTCCAACAATATTAATACTTTATCAGAAAAATCACGTTTAATAAAATTTTTCAAGTATCTAATAATATATGGTTGAAATATGATATATCGATAATAACTATTATTTATAGATTGATATAGCTCTTTTTCATTCGTAAGTTTATTATTTAACCAGAAAATATCATATTGTATATTATGTTTGGTAAAATATTCCAAAGTTCTTCTGTTTATTTTATCAACATATTTTAAATCATTTTTATATACAATAGATTTTTCTGGTAAAATAATCAATAATCTTTCGTTTTCAGGTTTTGTCTCTACTACATCTGAATTGGAAATATTGTTATCATTTAAATAATAGTTTTTTAATTTATCGACCTTCTCTTGAAAAGTCAATTCCATATTATCTAAATAATGTTTTTAATTCAGCGATACAAGCAAATATGCAGCCAAATTTTGATACCGAATTATTCAACATATTACTGTATTTACTTACAATTATGGCAGATTTTAAAGTAATATCATATTTTTGTTGATTGTTAAGCCAGTTGAAAAACGGTTCTGAAAGTGATTCGAGTACTTGTTTTTCCTTACCTTTATAACGAGATGAAAATTCATAAATCTTTTGTGGATTATGTTCATTCATCAATAATTCGTATAATTCAATATCTGATATACCTGATTCTATCGATAATGATACATTCTGTAATGTAACAGGTTTTTTAGCATCAACAAGTGATTGAAGTAAAACTAATGATTGTCTGAAATCTGGAAAGTTTCTTACAAATAATTCTTGTAAACCAGATTTATCATATTCAATTTTTTCATTGTCCATAAGACTTTTGAAAAACATCAAATAATTTTTCTTCTGCTCAACCAATTCTGTTTCATTAAAATTATATTCTATTTTAGTGAAACGAGATTGAATTGGTTCGATAATTTTATCTATTTCATTAGTTATAAAAATAAAGTTAATATTTGTTGATGAATCCAAAATAACTTTAAAAGCATCTTGTATTTTATTGGAGATATTTTCACATTCATCGATAATAACTGTCTTTTGTTTACCTAATACTGAATGTTGAGTACAAAACGGATATATTTTGTTTCTCATCGTTTCCGTATTAAAATCATTACTTCCAGATAAATATAATGTTTCAAATTTACTTTTATCTGAAACCATTAATTTAGCTGTGGTAGTTTTACCTGTACCTTGTGTACCGAAAAATAATAAACGATAACCTTTACGATTGATTGAATTATTTATGATTGATTCAATTCTCTGAGGTAATTTAAGTTCATCAAATGTCTTAGGTACATATTTCTCAATAAGAATCTGGTTTGTAGTTTCCATACTATTCTATATTATTATTATTTTCTAATGTTTGTTTCGAAAGTAATTTTATCTTGTTTTCAAACTGATTTATAAATTTATCTTGATTTTTTCTGAAAGATTCAGTTATTGATGATTCAACTTTTTCTTCAATATCTTTGTTAATCTTTTCCATATCAATTTCAGATGTACCAAAATCTCTCTCCAATGCTTCATCTAACCGTTGTTTCATTATCTCTAATTGTTCAGATGTGATTGAAGATGGATTCAATTTGGTTTCTAATTCATTTATTTTATTCTGTAAATCAGCGACAATTCCTAAATCACTATTATTTATATCGTTATTATCATCAGACTTAGGTTGAAATTCCTGTAACCATTCTTTTGCTTTAATATGCGATGAATACATTTTAATGGTGATAGGAATAAGAATACCGATAATACAAGCAAATACAAAATCAAAATAATTAGGTTCTTTACCATCTTTCCAAACATCTAATAATAAGTGTCGAGAATAATAATATAGATTTATGATTATTTCGATGATGGTAAATACAATTATGGATTGTTCAACTTTTTCGTATTCTCGTCTATCATCTTTATCTGCAATTGCAACGAAATATAATAATGATGATGATATAAATATCGAAAGAATAACAGCTTGAATCATTCTCCAATTACCACTTAATGAAGAAATTGAATCGGTCAAAAAGTATGTGTGAGCTACCTGAGCAGTTGTTCCAAGTACACAATAAATAAAAGCAAATTCTCTTGATATAATTATCGATACAACAAATTTTATGAATCTTTTGAATTTATAAATACCGTTTGTCTTTTGTTTTTCCATCTAATCAATATATTTTACATTAATAAATTCATCAATACCATTTGTATTATAATGATTTTCCAATAATATTTTAGTTACAATATTCATAGCTTCACTTAATGATAAAATACTTACTGAAGTTGCTTGGTCAAATCCAATAAAAATCTTATTGATGATATTTATATATGTCCAATCAATAAGTATATATTGATGATTTTGGTTTATTATTCTCAAAGATGTTTCGGTAGGTTCTTCAATCGTAATTTCAGATATATAACTACTACCTTTTATTTCACATTTATAAACATCTTCCAATAATTTTTTAATAACTTCCTTATCATTTTTTAAGTTACTAATATTTTTCAGATATAATGTAACTTTATCGAAATCATAAAATTCCAATAATTCATTACCCAAATATATACCATATTTACCCATTCTGACACCTGTTAATTCATTAAATTCCGTATTTTCACTATCAAAACGAATATTATATGGTATATATTCTGCAATTAATGGTATAAGTTTTCTATCTAATTCTTTACTGGGGTAAATTTTCTTGTCCATCTTTTGTTGTTATATTTAAATTAATTTTTCTTGAATTAAATAACTTAATGATTTTATTTTGAAACCATACTTGTTTATCATCTTTTATATGGCTTACACTGTTTTTAATTAAATTAAGTAATTGACGATATTCTTCAGAAGTCCGCATTGAAAAATCATATATTGATTTATTGAATTTGATTGAATCCTGACGACTTTCTTTCAACAAATCTATAGTTGATTCAATATTTTCACAATATTCTTCATATATTTTTACAGTATCTTCATGATATTGCATTTCATGTTCCAATCTTTTATTGAGATATTTTATATCATCTTTCAAATTTACATTATAATAACATATCGAAATTATTATAAATAATAGTATAAAAATTATTCCGTAAAGTATTAATGTTTCTGTTATAATCATAGTATTTTTATTTTATTGGTGTATATTCCAATGGTATATCTTTTATATCGAATCCTTTTTCTTCCAATATTTTAATGTGTTGTGCGATTTGAGCAATTTCTGTTGGTTCTTTACTCAACAAAAAATCGTATGCTTTCACAACAACATTATAAATATCTATATTTCGAGCTGTCACTTTATCTTTGGTTTGCTCATCTAACGAAGAATCACTATATAAAGAATACATATCGGAATTTGTTTTCTCTAACTCTTTTAAAGCTTCTTTGAGATGAAATTTCAATTGTTGTTTGAACATTTTAGAATCAGATACTTCATCTATTATTTCAATAACCAATCCAGCTATGAAACCTAATTTCATAAAAGCTTTAACGTACTTACTTTCAATCATACTGTGTTAAAAAATTATTATCGGTAAAATCGTAAAATATTTCTGTTCCTTCTTCGTAATGTATATCATTCAGAAAATTAAGATTAAATTCTTTTCGTATTAAATCTAATGTTAATTTCACATCTTTATAATATGGTGTATTAACATATAACTTATAGTTACGGTTGTTAATCACTTCGGTACCATCACCATATTCTGTTTTATATACAATTTCGAATTCGTTAATATCGGAAAGTTTGAAGTTCTCACCTTCAAACCTCCCGATATAACAAAAATATTTGCTTTGATTTGTTTTAAATCTCATCAGTTATCATTAATTTAAAGTTATTTTCTTTTTTATCGAAATAAATGATATAATTACCATTATCTATTTCAGATGAGGTAATAAAATAATCGATAAAAATTTTATCATAATGTTTTCCAACTAATTTCACCTGAAATAATAAATTATCTATAAAATCTTTATTTAATTTATGATTTTCGGGTGTAAAAGTCATCGTTTCGGTTTTGGCAATAAAATTATTTCTATTGATTTTTAATACCTCAACCTGTTTATTGTCGATAACTTTAACTCGTAAGATGTCTGAATAAATAACATCTTTGTTTGCATTTCGAAAACTACCAAAAAGTTTAGTTAACTTTCGTAGATTCTTTTTCAAGATTTTTTGATTATTCTTTGTCATTATTTATTGATTATTTTAAATTAACATATAAAAATATATCGTAATTAGTATCAAAGATAAGGGAAGCTGATTAATCTGATTTCAACCAGCTCCCCAAATATAAATAACTAATACTAATATTTGATTTAGAAGGAATTTTTCAATGTTTGGAAATAATAAGCTTCATCATTTAATTTATCTATTTCTTCAATCAAATCAAATTTGTTCTGAATAGATTTATTTTCTTTAATGTAATCAACCAATTCTCTGTAATCTGAAGATTCACCAAATTTAATCTTACATTGCTCAATTAAACCAATCATTTGTTGTAAATGTTTATATGTTTCGATACCATTTTCTAACAATTGTTGATATAAATATGCTTTCTTTTCGGAACCATCTATAATCAATGATTGAATAGCTTTATTTACTTTATCGACAACTCGAGATTTAAATGTTGTTGGTAAATCTTCCATATAAAGTGTCATCTTAGATTTTAATTTATCTGATAACACCATTAATTTGTTTGATATAACCTGATTTAAATCGTTAAGTTCTAAATCATCGAATTTAAATTTCAAACCAGCTTTATTAGCTTGTTTCAAATACATAACAATCTCTTCAGTAGATTTTAATGTATCGAAATTATCCAATAATTCAAAAATTTGTTCTTCCGATTTAATATCATTTAACGAAATATTAAGATTCTTTTCTTCAATAATTGTTAATAATATTGCCTTAAGTGGTTCGGTTTTGAATATATCTTCGTTATTAAATTCTTTTGTTTCAGGATTATAATTATTTTCAACATTATTTGTTTTAATATCTGAATTAACGATAATATCCAAAGTACTTGTGAAATCTTTATCTTTGAAATACTCCATATATTCTTTCATTGATAAAATTAAATCAAGAAACATAATAGAATATTTTTGTTTATTGTAATATTCGGTACCTTTTTTAATTGCATTATTATATTTATCAATTAATTGAAGATTCTTAAGATTTAAGAATGTTGAATTGGTTATTTCAACAGAATCATCATAAATAAAATTATTCAACATTAATAAATGACGATAAGTTAATTCAGATAATTTAGCTGATTTAATTTCATTCAAATCTTTTACATAAGAAATAGGTACAATTAATGTAAGAATACAATTTTTTACCAATGGTGATAATAAGAATGAATCTTCTGTTGGTAAAGTTTTATTAACCAAATCTTTATTGATTTTATTTATTTCTTCCCAATAACCTACTTCAGTATCTTTATACTTAGCAATTACAGCATTAACAGATTCCAACTTAACATTGATTCTTGCTAACCTGTCATTTAAAGAATTAATTAACTTTTCGTTAAATTCTTTACCATTTTTACTACTATTTTTAGGAAAATCCCATATTCCAATCCCAATATAATAGCATAAACTACCAAGAAGTTCATATTCAGTTGTTTTATCCAATTTTTTATCATCTAAAAGTAATTGGAAGTTGTTTTTTAAATTGTTTTCGATAGTTTCAATAAACAATTCTTGTTCAGTTTTGTTTGTTTGTGACATATAATTATGATTTTATTAAAAATTTAATGTGATAAGTCCAAAAGTTATTATACCTAAAATGATAGCAAATATTAATGTAAACAATATAAATACCAAAAATCTATTATATATTATATTAATACGATAATAAACGAGTGAAACGGTATATATTTTTATACTTGAATTATAAGTTTTCAGATTACTTACGATTGAAATATATTGTTCAATATTTGATATGATATTTTTTCGTATGATACTTGTTATAGCTTCTGAAAATTGATTTGTCAATTCATATTCGATTTCTTCTTCAGAACGATTAAACAAAATATTATGTTTCGTTATTAAATCTTGTTTAATAAATTTCCAACGAGTTATCGTAAATTCATTATCATCAAGAAATTTAACTAACTCATCATCGGAACAAATATCTTTAACAACTATATTCCAAATATATCTATATGTAATTATTTCAATCAAAACAATTACAGGTAAAAATATAAATTGGAGTACTGCTTTCAAATACCGATAAAATTTATTTTGTGGTAATCTATCGGTCCATTCTAAAATTTTAATTAAGTTATCTATCATTTTTATTAGTTATTAAGTGTTTTATCTGGGTCTAATTCGGTAATATAAGTAAATTCATCTTTAGGGTCATCAGGTAATTTTGAATGAATATTGAATTTTGGTTTAAATCTTTGATTTTTGTCTCTACCGGAATCTATATTACCGTCCTTATCTTTATTATTTCCGTTATTACCATTATTTCCGTTATTGTTACCGTTATTACCATTACCATTATTTTTATCATTTTGATTATTACCATCATTATCTCTTATATTACCTTCATTACCTGTATGAGATAATGTTTCACCTATTTTGGTTAATGTATTCATTCTTGGTATCATCAATTGTAATTTTAAATCAATCATAGCTTTAACTACAACATTTTTGGTACCACCCATATCCATACTATTCCTTTCAATAGTTACAGTATTCATTTGATAATCAAACGGGTAATCATTACCTAACCAATTATATGTTGATACATTTTCAATTGTCAAAAATGATAGTATCATCTCTTCAAATTCCATTGCTTGAATATATGATGAACACACAAAATTTAAGATAACAGGTAATGTAATAGCTTTTCTTCGAAATGAACCTGTCCAAAGTTCGTTTGAATTACATTTCGATAATAAATAATTAACTTCAACTAATCTTTGAGTATCTTGGTCAGTTTCTAATGATATATCATCAAAATTAATTACACATCTGGGAACTTTCAAATATTGTTCTTTCTGGTCAGTCTTTTCTTTATTTATATTCAGATAAGTTTCGTCACCATTTTCAACAAACATAACAGGAATATCACCATATCTATTAGTCAATTCAACAAAAGAATTAACTTTGATACGAATATTACCGACAAATGCTGTCAAAGCAGTTTCGATTTGTTTAAAACTATATCTATCTGAAGGATTTACTGTCATAAATCAAATAATGTAAATTGTTTTATTTCGGATTTAGAGTATTTAGCTTCTATTTTTTGATATTGTGATTTACCAATTTTCTTTATTAATTGATTTTTCAATAAGTTTTGTATCTTTTCATGTAAAACAATATATAACTTATTATATTCGAAATCAAAATAATCACAAAAATTAGTATATATAAGTATTACATCATTAAATTTTTGTTTCTTACCCAATTCCAATACGAGTTTTAGATAATTAACAAATAATTGATTAATCATTGTTTCATAATTTGGTAACTGAAGTATTTCGACAACTAATAATGTTTTGAGTTTATTATTGTATTTGTCAATATATGCTTCCAATATTTTAGTTAACCAATTATTAATATTGTTATATTCGAAATCAAAATTTATATCAATAAATGTAATACTACCATATATATTACTTAATGATGTTGTTAAAAAATCATTGATTTGTTCTGAATTATTTTGATTATTTATTTCCATAATTTAAATAGTTACTTCTATATCTTTGAAATTTATTTTTTCTTTGATATATATCTTTTTTCGTTCGTTTCCATGTCCTTTTAATGTACTCATCGGTAAATTATCAACAAAATCAAAAACCGTAACTTTATCTTTGTTCCCATTTAGTCTCACCCCTCGACCCAGCCCCTGCAAAACGCGAAACTGAGATTTACCTGAATTCGGAAAAAATATGTAATGTAAATTTTTTATGTTTACACCGGTTGATAAAGTTTCATAAGTACCAATTAACACCATATTATCTTGTTGTTCCATTTTCGAAAGTATTTCATTTCTTTCATCAATTTTTACACCACCATATATCAATTCAACACATTTTTCTTCACATTGTTGAGAAATAAATTCTTTTAAAAATAAAGCGAATTCAACAGATTCTACGAGTATTAAACTATTATTATTGAGTTTTCTTATAATATCTGCAATTAATTGATTTCGTTTCTGATAACGTTCGAAGAATGCTTTTTCTTCTCGATATTTATAAATACCCCTAATATCATTATTCCATAAATTTTTACAAAAATCATTATCTTCAGGATTCGAATAATTTATTATCAATCTTTTAACGAATATATCAACTATGTTTTTATCTTTGATAGCTTCCTTAATGGTTTTGTTATATACTAAAGGACCCATCATTGCCACACAATTTAAATAATCAATCGTTTTATATTCGGGCCACGTCGCTGTCATACCTAAGATGAACCTTAAATTTTTGCATTTACCATATATATCATTTCTTATTGAATATGCTTTTGCTGAATGTGCTTCGTCAAGTAATATACATTCGAAATCATCAAACCATTCATTATCATAATTTCTTAATGATTGATATGTACCAATAATTACATTACTATTTTCTTGTTGAATACCTTTTGAATATATGGTTGAAATAATTAATGGTTTATTTCCTGATTCGTCATTATTTTGTAACTTTTCCCAATTCTCAAATTCTTGTGCTGTTTGTCTAACTAATGATGTACGATTGATAACTACTAAACATTTTTTCACATTTAATTTATCAATCAAATATTTTAGGTAGATATATGAAATTAGTGTTTTACCACCACCAGTAGCTATCTGAATTCTTGCTGTCTGATAAGCTATTGCACGATAAACTGATTGTAACTGATATTTGTAAGCTTCATCGAATAAATCTATATAATCCGGTAAATTAACAGTTTCAACATAATCAATTATATCTTGAAAATGTATTTCCCTATTCATTATAATATCATTAAAACCTTCACAAATAATTTTATCATTAGGTAAATATCCTTTTAAACCATCTTTGATATCCCACCAAAACTGAGCCGGAACAAATGTTTCTTGTAATAAATATGATTCTGTTATTGTTTTGTTAAATGATTTAATAAATGGTAAATATTCACTTCGAGATACAATTGTACGTATTCTTTCCAACACCTTTAAATCATTGTTGTCTTCCAGAATAAGCTTTATAAATTTTTTATTGTTTTTTCCTTGGATAGCTACAAATCTCATTTGAATGAGTGAATTTATTTCTAAAAAAGCCGATTTAACTTAATAAACCGGCTTTATTAAATATTAATTTAAAATACAACTTATGAGTTTACAATGTCATCAAGTAAATCATCATCTGAAACAGATTGTTTAGGTTGTGAAGAAATTGTTTTCGGAGCATCTTCAGTAACCAAACCTGAAAGTTCTTCTGGAACAGAATCTTTCAAAATATCTGATTTAGATTTACCACTAATAATAGTTGCTGAATCTTTATTATCATTAGATTCTGCTACACCATAACTTTCAATTTCTGCAATAGATTTTGCATTTTTGATTACTGGAACAATTTCATCAACTTTAGCAAAAACATCTTTTAGATATTGATTGGTTTCTTCAGTATTTCGAGGGTCATCTGGAGTTTTGTATTCAAAATAATTGTAAACACTTAACTCATCTGCTTTTAAAGTTTCCAACAAAGAATTGAATACATTTTGAAATTCTGATTTAACAGCTATTGGATTACCTTTAGCATCTCTTTCTACCATATCATTTGTAAGTTCAACATATTCTTTGATTGAACCATCTTCATTTTTAATTGGAACTCTTACACCTCTTTTAATACCTTCAGCCCAGTTTGATTTACCATAAGCACGACCTTTACGACCTTCGAATTCAGCTTCTTCACATTTAATCATTAAAATTGATGAACTAAATACGTCGAAAATGTTTTCAGGTTTCATACCAAGTTTTACCAACTCTTCATCTGGAGTAAGTTTTTTCTTGATAAGATTAGCAATTTCTGGGTTTGGTCCGAAAGTACTAAAAGTAAACAATCTAAATTGATTAATCAATTCAGGTTTTGGACCATTCAAAATCTGAATAATAACACAAGCTTGATTTGCTCGAGTTAAATATTTATCAATTTTTTGTTCAGCTAATGGATTACCATTTTTCTTATCAGCATACAAATCAAAGAATAATTCTAAAACTTTGCATGTTTTTGCTGAACCTGAACTAACATAGTGGAATGATTTACCTCTACGTTTAGGGTCTGGTAAAGTTTTATAAACTTGTCTATGAGTAATTTGTTGACCAAAAATATTAGTAACAAATTTAATTGTCCAAGACTCACCAACTTGGGGCTCGAAGAATATTTTATCCCATGAAATACCACCACCCTGAGGTAAATCTTCTGCTAAAACCGCAATATTGTCGGTTTCTACTGTGGCTTGTTGAAAGAAAGCCGCTTGTAAATTGTTTTGAATTTCTGACATAATTTCTAAAAATTTATTGAATAATTTATAAAATAATTTCGTAAATATTAACTAAAATAAATTGAAATTGCAAATATTGTGGGATTCGAACCAACACATCTCTCGTCGCGAACTGAGTGTAATACCATTATACTAAATATCCAAATTGAAATATTGTTTTTTGAATTCTTTGGGTGTGCACATTTTTACCAGTAAATCTCAAAAACTCTTATTTTCAGTATACAAGAGAAAAAACAATATTCAATTTACCAAAGAACTGTAGCTAAGATTGGATTCGAACCAACACGAACATTTCTGTTCAAAGGATTTTAAGTCCTTCATGTCTACCAATTTCATCACTTAGACAAAAGATTGCGGAATATGAAGGATTCGAACCTACGACCTAATGGTTAACAGCCATTTGCTCTACCAACTGAGCTAATATTCCACACATTACTAAACAATAATATTATAATCTTTGTAGCGGAAACTGGAGTCGAACCAATAGTTAAGGATTATGAGACCTTTGTGTTACCATTACACTATTCCGCAATGTGTTTTTTCTTAAATTAAAAATAATTATCAATTAAATTTGATGGATAAATAGGATTCGAACCTATAATGACTGGACCAAAACCAGTAGTGTTACCGTTACACCATTATCCATTAAAAATTTTTAAGAATTTTCTCTTTCATTATCAAACATAATATATTATCGTTTATATAAACAGACATAGGTTGGAATGTCATTTTGTTTAGCCTTCGATTTTAATTTTTTCAATATATAAAGACCATTCTTTTTTATCGAAATCAATATCTATTCTATCAGGAAATAATGATTTATAAATAAATATATCGGAAACATTATCAATTATAAGCGAATAATTATCTGTTATTGTACATATAACGAATGTATCCAAATTACTTTCGATTTGTTTAATATTCTTTAAATCATTAATTTGTTTTAAATCACCAATATTATCTAAATTTATTTCACCATACAAAATAAATTGATTTGTATTTTCATTATTTTTAGCAATTAATGATGAACAATCGAAAAATTCATTTTCATATTCCTTTCGGATTATATCCATTATTGATATATTATCGTAAATTTTTTCCATACTTTATAAAATTTACATATATATCAACAATCGAAAACGGATAAATTTTAAAATTTATCCGTTCTTACTTACAATGGAGAAAAACTCAAATATATTTTTTATTTATCGAATCTATTAAATCATCGACTTGTTTTTCGAATTTGTCATTAGTTTTCTCATCTGTAATAATTAGTTTTGGTTCCAGATTACTTAATATAGATTCTTTTAATTTTCGTTTAAATTGAATATCCTGTAAAATTTTATCTGTTAAATATTCACCAAATTTATTTATATTTATATCTAAAAATTCACAACTATTGATTAACATATCTGAATCAAAGTCTAATTGAATATTTAAAGATAATTGATTTAATTTTGGTTTTACAGTTGTTGGTTTAAAATTGGTTATCTTTTCTTCCGTTAATTTAGATTTACGAATAATACTATCAAATAATATTTCTTCTTCAGATTTATTATGATATTCTGTAATATCCTTTATTTGAACAGGACCTGAATCTAATGGTTTTTCAGGTTTCAATTGAAAATCATTATCATAATTTTCATCTTCACTTATATCTCTCAAACCTTCAAAAGTTAAATCACCTAATTTTAAAGGTTTATGCGATGTTATAAGATTACTGTTGGTATATTTAAAACCAGTATCTAAATATTGGTAATTATTAATTAAGTTAGATTCTGAAATATGTATATTATCAGATGTAACCCAATCTTCTGTATCTTCATCAAAATAACGTATATTTATTATTTCTTTGGTTTCAGAATTAATTGTTGATTTTTTAATGTAATTACCAAGTTTTATTATATTCATGATTATATCTATATTATAATGATTTATTTTAAGGTTTTCAATAAGTTTTGAAAACGTTCTTTTGAACATATATTTTTGATTTTATTAAGTTCTTCAGATTCTTCAAATTTGTTAAAATTAAATAAATAATTTTTGATGATGAATATAATATTTTTGATTTTATCATCAGAAATATTACTAAACATTTGTTTTGATGATGTTAAAAACAAATCTTTATTGAATATATTTGATTTCAACTCATTGTAGAAATTATTTACTTTATTTATATTTTTGATGTTATAATTTTTAACGAAAAAACCATTTTTCTTATGAAAACAATAATTCAAAAATACTATTAGTGAATTAAGGTTTTCAGGAAATTCATTATCATCAATGATATAAAATCTTTCCTTTATTTTATCTGAGTAATCTACAAATATTTTTTTATCTTCCATATTTTTGTATTATAAAAGTTTATCCAAATTGTTATCTATTATTTTTAATTGTTGTTCTTTTATGTATCGCATATAATGTACTTGAATTAATTGTTCAGCATCTGTTAGATATTGTTTTCTACCTTCAGATTTATGTTCATCACAAAATATATTTATTGGTGATATTTGATTATATGATACATAAATTGGTGTACCACATTGTAAACAATTACATTTAAATAATGTACGATACTTAAGTTTTTTCGTTATATTTATCTTCTTATCAATTTGTGAAAAAATCAAATTGTAAGTTTCCTGTTTATTTAGATTTATCATAAATTATTCTAAATCTTAATTTGTTCGTCTGTTTCTAAATTAAACTTATATGTAATATCATGTAATTTTACGATATATTCTTTAGTTTCTTGTTTAACAAAAGCCTCATGAAATACAATATCAAATATTTTATAATAAAAATGAAAATTACCTCGTTTTTCAGGAGTATTAACCAAAGAATATAATATATCTTCCGCAATTTCTTTTTCAAATATTATAAGGTCATCTCTAAACTTCAATAAACCCTTATAATTAAAATCTAATGGTGTTAAAGCTTTTTTATCAATAAAACCATGAGGATATTTTTGTTCAAAATCTGGTAAATGTATACCAAACAATTTTAATATTACTTCAGTAGATAATTGAATAAAATATGGTATTCGAATAACTTTATAACCCATATAAGTATAATGATGATATTTTATTTCATCTCTTAATTGAGTTTCATATGAATTATAATGTTTATAACCATCAAATTCAACAATAATTTTTTCATCTTCAATTCTAAAATCAGGTCTTGATTTTAAATTAGAATTTGGAACAATTTTATTCCTAATAATTTCTTTGTTTGGATATATTTGTTTTAAAAATTCTTCCAAACTGTCTTCGGTTAAATAATCTTTATTATACATAATTATATGATATTATTTAAAGAAACTTGGAATTAAATTAATTCCAAGTTTCTTTTTATTGTTTAATATTCGTCACTATTTTCATCATAAAAACCATCATAAAACTTTTTACATTCCTTAATCAAATAATAATTAAGTATGTTATTTTTACCACCAATAAGAGATGCAACTTTTTTAGCTAACATTTCCCATTTTTGTGGATTTGTTTTATAAATTTCTTGATAAACATCATAACTACGATAACATTCTATAATTTCATTCCTATCAAAAACAGGATTAAAATTACCTTCATTAAATTTTTGATTAAACCAATAAAAAACAGGTGCAAAATCTTCCGTAGCCCAACAAGCTTCCCAATCAACCTCATTTGGAATATCAGGATTATTATACATCATAGCATATCCTAAATCTCCACCATATATTTGTTGAGCTATATCATAGATTTTGAATTCATCTGAAAATAAATCTTTCAATTTATTTTTGTTTTTATTTATCCAATCAACAAAAACATTAAAAAAATTTTCCATTATAAATTTATTTAATAGCGGGAACTTATTTCAACAGCATAATCATATAATTCATTATCTGCATCTTTCATAATTTTTAAAAGTTCTTTATACCAAGGATATTGTTTTAATCCATTAGCTATTTTCAATATTTGTTTTTCATTTAATGGTGAATCATGATATAAATATTTATAATTTTCCACATAATAATCTAATCCATCTTCACCATTATCATAAATAAAATTACTAAACATTGAATAAAAACCTTCATCTTCTACTGTATTGTGATGATATGATGAACCTTCAAAATAACCTGTTGTTGGGTCATAAAGAGTTCTTTCCATAATGCCAACAATAGCATATCCAACTTTAAGTTGGAAATCACCAAGCATATTAGTTTCATAATCTCCACCTTCTTGTTCAATTGTCATTCTATAAAGGTAGAAATCATTTTCCATCATTTTATCTGCAATTCCAGCAATCAAATTCCAATCTCTAAGTTCAATTTCTTCCTGTATATAATCAAATATTTTTTGAACTTCTTCAGGATTTTTAGGGTCTGCAAATCTTGCATTAGGTGCCCAAGAAACTAATTGACTTTCAAATAATCTTCTGTATTTCATTTTTTTTAATATTCATCAACAAATAATTCAGCTATATCATTTATATGGGCTTTAATTTGTTTAACTAAAAAATTTGATTTCAATGATTTATCAGATAAAACTTTCCAAAATTCATCAATATTATAAATTATTTTCTTACGAACATCTATAGCTCTTCTATGTGAAAATGGAAAATTTTGCATTCCATCTAACCATTCATCATATCTATCTTCCATATCTTGAATAGATGAAAATTCTTCATTAGCAATAATATAACCACCGAAAAGATAAGGAAATAAATTTTCACCTAAAACATCTTTAGCTGCTTCTTTTCTTCTTGATAATGGTAAATCCATATTCACATCAATAAAAGATTCCCAAGCAGTTTCAATATCATCCCAAATGAAATCTTCTATTAATGTATCAAATGTTCCAGCTGTTGATTCTAAATAATCTGTAAATTTTATCATTTTTTTTTTTAGTTAAAACAATAATAAGAAATTTCGTAAGTTACCGTCAGTTATAGGTCAACAAACAATAACTTACGAAATTTTAGTTATTTATTATGCCCAACCATACTCGTTGATAGCAACAAAAGTATAGTAATTTAATTCTGGGTGGAAACCTATGTCTGCGATTTGGAAACGAGACCAAACACGGATTTTTTCTGCCATAGTACCTTCAGCGATAGTTTGACGAGAAGCAGCTAAATCATAAGCAAAGAATTTAGCACCAGTGTCAGTAGTATCACCACGACGAATTAAAAGTACACGGGGGTCGTTGAAATCAATCTTAGGGTTCTTGTAAACATTCATTGTACCATACAAAGTACCTGTATAGTGTAATTCAGGTTGTTGTACAAGAGTATTGGCAGTTGGAGAGATAATATATTGTGAGTTCTTTTTGATAGCGGAAGCTAAAGTACCACCAATAACTATACAGTCAGCTGTACCAATACGGTTTTGTTGACCCATAAATTCAGATACAAGAAGTAAACGAGCAAATAAACGGTCTACGTGAGTAGTTTGATTTTCGTAACCAGCAGATTGAATACTGTTAGGAATATTACCCATTTCTGAACGAACATCATTACCAAGAATATCTTCATACTCTACATCAACATTAGAAAAAATAATGTTAGTTTTAGATGGAGCAGCGATATACAATGAATAGTTGGTACCAGTTGCTTCGTAAGTGTTTTTAGCATTGGTAACACCTAAACGATATAAGTGGTCAAGAATGTTCCAATCGATAGTTTGAATCAATTGATTTTGAACACCGTTATAAAGTTCAGCAATAACATTAATACCTTGAGCAGCTAAATCTTTAATCTTAATGTTGGTTGTATCAGCTTCGATTTCAATACCATCGATTTCGAATTGTTTATCGAAACTAATAACATTAAGTTTATTTTTAGGACCTTTTTCGTGTTGAGCACGGTCCATTTTTAAGCTGTTATTGTTAGTTGCAGCTTCTGGAACAGCATCACGAATAGCTGAAGCGAAATCAATTTTCAATGAACTTAAAGCTTCTTCAGAATCGTAATTAGTTGCATTAGTATAGATAAGTTTTGATGTTTTAGAACTATCATTAACTAAATCTGCAATATCTTTTACTGAAAAATCATTGTTAGGTGTATAAGCATTTGATGCATTATCAAATTCACCAGTACTTAATACTTCAACAACAACTGCAGCTTTTACAGTAGATGCCATCATAAAACGAACTTCCATAGCTGATTTAGCTGTTTCATCACCTAAGATGATAAATTTGGTTTGAGCACGTTTGAATTTTTTAGTTTTCAAACCTTCTTTGGTGAATAATTTAGAAGTAAGTTCAACATAAGAGGGTTGATTATCTTTATCATCAAGTGGACCACCACCATAAACTGTATCAAGTAATTGAGTAACTACTTTTGGAGTATCTACTTGAATAGTTGGAATCAAATCAAAACCAATACAGTAGTTTGCAATGTGTGATTGAAGACCAAATACATAACTTGGAATATCACCTGAACCAGCTGTATATGAAGGATTCCACATACCACCGGGAACTGCATTAGATGCCATTGGATTAGATACGTTTGGCATACCTAAAGTATTTCCGGGAGCTGAAAAGTTAGCACTTTCAAATAATTGTTTAACTTGTGGCATTCCAGCAAAAATATTAGCATCTTCATTAAGTGGATTAACACCTAAATTATTTGCAATACGAATACGGTTTGCATATTGTCCAGCTAAAAAATCTAATTTTTCTTGTTTAATTCTCTCACGAGTACCTGTATACTGACTTAAACTTTCACCGAAAGCAGATTCCATCAAAGGTTTCATGCGATTAATTTCCGCTTGTGAAAGATGAGTGTGTTTGTAAATAGGTTCTTTCTTTTTGTTATTTAACATTTTTCGAAAATTGTTTTATGGTTAAAATTATATATTTCCAAAGAATTTTGAACTAATTGATTCGTTCAATTGCTGAGTTTTTTGTTGTTGTTTTTGCTGAGTTTTTTGTTGTTGAGCAGCTTGTTGTTTTTCAGCTTGTTGCTGCTGTTTCAACTGTTGCTGTTGTTTTTGGTGCTTTTGTTGAACTTGCTGAGCAACTTGTTGTTTTTGTTTTTGAGTTGCTTGTGCTTGGTTCAATTGTTGAGCGAGTTGTTGTTTCTCAGCTTGTTGTTGTTGTTTCAACTGTTTTTGTTGTTGTTGATGTTTTTGCTGAAGTTGTTGTTGAGATTCGAATAAAATATCTTCGTCATCTTCCCAATCTTCGTCTTCATCTAAATCATCGAAATCTTCGTCATCGTCAAAATCTTGATCGAAATCATCATCTTCAGATAAATCATCGAAATCATCAAAATCTTCATCATCTAAATCATCTTCCAAATCTAGATAATCATCTTCGTCATCATCTTCAGATAAATCATCTAAATCATCAAAATCTTGATCGAAATCATCATCTTCATATAATTGGTCATCATCTTCAAAATCTATAAATTGAGATTCATTCAATTCATCAAATGATTCCAAACTAAGGTCATCTGATAAAACACCAATTTCGTTTATTAGTAATTCTGGCATTCCTTCCATTTCTAAAACTGTTTTAAATTGTTATTAAATATATTTTTGATTTTCTTATTATATGTATGAATCTATAAATTATTGAATTTTTTTATTTTTTCCAACCCAATATTTCTTTGATTCATGTGTTTTCTAAAATTATTTTTATTAATTGATTCAAATATTTGTTGAATTTTTTTATCTTCTTCAAATTCTGAATTACATTCTTTTAATTCTGTATCAACTGCTTTTTGAAGTTTTTCTTGTACTTTATCTTGGTCAGCTGCCTCGGAATTTTGTAATCTTTGTTGTTTTTGAGGTGTTAATTCTTCTTGTTGATTCTGATTTTCAAACAATTTAGTGAAATTATTTGGTGTATAGAAAAATGATTCATTTAATGTTTGAAAATTATTGGTTTTCGAATTGAAACCCATAATTGCATCAGAAAATCCGGGGTGATTAACTAAATCAAAAGTAATCAAAAGTTTTATAATTGCTTTTTTGGTTCCATCAGGTTGGTCAACTTCTGAACCACCACCTCTTGCAGATATACCTAATTGTCCACCAGATTTAATCACTTCTTGAGCAATTTTACCTTTTGGTGTATCAAGCAATAACACATATCCAACAACTTTATTTTGTGCTGGTTCATACCAAAAATCTAAAATTTTATGTGATATATTGTTATAATTGATAGGATAATCTTTCGGGTGTTCTAACTCACCATATAATCCTTTACTTGAATTTGCTGTTTGTTTTAATATCTTCAAATATTCCAAGTAATTATCTGCTTCATAAAAACGATTATTATTATTTAATACATTGAAAGATATGAAATCACCAAATAATATGATACCTTCATAAGGTTTTTTGGTCAATGGATTAATAATTGATTTTATGATATAATCACTTGTTACTGGTTGTAATGGATTATTAGCTGTTTTGTTATATATGAAATCTTTTTGTTCCATTAAATTTGAGTTTTAGTTATATTTAAAATTTGATAGAATTTAATTATTGCAAACATAATGGAATCATTTAATTCCTTATAATTTTTATTTTTCAAAAGTTTTTGTTTATCATATAAATATTGTATTTCGTTTACATTAAATACTTTAATATTGTTTTTAAATTTGAAAACAATTTCTTTTTGATTTTTATAAAACTCGCCTAATATTTCAAATATATCATCTTCTGATAATTTATCATCAAAATTAGGAATTAAAAAACATTCTTTAAATGATAATATAAAACAATAAGTAAAAGGTTCATCTAAAATTTTATAATATCTGATTTTAGTTATTGTTTTAATTTCTTGATTTCCAATTTTAGAAAATTCACCTTCTTTTAATAAATTATAAAACTTTTGATTAATTTCCAACATATTATTCTAATGCTATTCCATTAATATAACAATTAATTATATTTTCCAAAGTTAAGGTAGTTGTTTCTTCATCTAAATATTTAATAACTTCTTCAGCTAAAAATTCTGGTGAATAATAATTATCCCATAATTCATTTATAGTTTCCATATCACAATCAAATACTTCATTTATTAAATACATATTAATTGAAGTAACTAATTGTTCTTTTATTTCTTCGGTATTTTTTAAATTTTTAGTAAAATTTGAAAAAATAAAATCTTTGTTTAAAAATGATTTCAATAAATTAAAATTAAAACCAATTAATTCTTCACCAATACTACCTTCTTGAGGATTTTCGATAAGGTCAACAATTTCCTCTAATTCCATTTTTTTTTTTTTTAATAATCTTCATCAATATCGGGATTCCATAATGAATCCATTATACCACTTTTTAAATCTGATAATTCAGATAAAAATTGTTCAGCAAATAATGATTTTCCTTGTTTATCAAGTTCTTTTATAATTTTGAAAAATTCTAAATTATTGTTATCATCATTACTTGTTATATTTTTTTCAGCTAATTCTCGTAATTTTTTAAAATTTGAAATATTTTTAACTGATTGTTTCCAAACTCTATAACCAACAAAAAATAAAAGCATTGCTTCTTTTCCATAAGTATATGCTAATTCATATTTATATTTTGCTGTTATTTTTCTTATCATTATTTGTATTGATAATTGGTCAGCCCATAAATTTTCTAACACATCTGGACAATATGTATCTGAAAACCATACTTGCCAATCTTCATCAAATAATTTTAAATAATCATCAAATGTTTTATTCATATTTTATTTAATAATTTTCATCGTCGAAAGATGCTATATCATCTTCAGATTCATCGGTTCCCCAATCTTCATCTTCTGAGTCAATATCTGCATCATCTTCATTATTTATATCTTCAGTATTTTCAGAAAAACCTAACATTTTGTCTTCAAGTTTTCTGTACATTTCCATTGATTTTAATTGTTCCGGAGTGAAATCAAACCAATTATCTCGCATCCATGTAATAGGTATAAGTTTACGAGTTGTACCATTAACATCTTCCATTTCACCAAATTGAGCAAAGTTCATTGCCATTGAAATTTTCTTATCTAAAACTTCCAATTCAGCTAATTTTTCGTATTTATTAAATGCAACCCACTCAATTTCTATTGAATCCAAAAGAGATAAATCAATACCAATTTCTAATTCTTGTAATGTTAACTGTATAATTATTGGTTTGATAAATAATTCAGTTAATTTATTACGAATATCTTCAACATATTTGGCGAAATTTATTTCAGTCTTTTTAAGTTGAGTTACATCATTAAATCCCCAACCATCTGAAGCATTAGGGTCAATACGGTCTAAAGGTATTTCAGTATCTTGCCAAAATTTCTTTTCCCAAAATTGTAAAGAATCTACTTCAGTTAAATCAGGTCCTTGTGTATTAATTTCTTCAATTTCTGGTGATTGAGAAGCAACCGTTTCAGCAGTGAAATATTCTTGATATGAATTAATATTTGGTGAATTATTAAAACTTATGGTTCCATTAGATTCATCAAAAGCAAATTCATTTTTCATATTCTTTTGAAATTCACTTAATTTCTGTAAAGCTTCTTGTCTTCCTAAATCACCTAATGCAAGTTTTATGTGCATTCTTACTTGAGATTTAACAGCAAACCACATAATTTTTGATGTTTGCATTGACCTCATAATATTAAAGGGTCTTCTCAATTGGTCAGCATAACTAACATATCCGAAATCATATTCATTCCATTCAATCAATATTACTTGATTTTCATGTAATATTCTATCAGTTGATGATGTTCCTGAAGTTGCAGATGAATTTAAATTTCGTTGAATATAATAAGTATAATCACCATCTTTAAATTTTTGTAAACTTGCAGGGTCAATTGGAACAAAATTTACAATTTCTTTAGGATTTTTTGGATTATCATAAACAATTTCAAAAGCAATTTTACCAGTTTTTAGATATTCTTCAATCAAATCTGCTAAACCATTACCTTTAAATCTATATAATTGATACATTTTCGGATAAAAAACTTCATCAAGATATGTTTGAATTGCTTTTGCTGTTTCTTGTTTATCTTCAGAAATCTTTGCAAATGATATTTTTGGAAATACAGGATATTTATAAGAATCTATATTTGATATGATAATTTCATTTCTCATTGTTCGTATAGCTTTCTTTATTTCTTGATTTTCAGCGAACATCAATAAATAATTTCGAACTTCTATACCAACAATCGGAGAATAACCATAATTTACATTATAACGAATATCTCGAGTAGATACTGTACTATTAATTAAATCATTGTTATTTCGTATATACAATAGATTATTTGATAAAGCCATACCCAAATCTGGGTCAACTTTATCACTTGTATTAGCAAGTAATATTTTTTTCGAAAGATTTTTCTTAATATTTCTATTTCGAAGTAAATTTATTCCATTAGTATATTTCATAGTTAATTATTATCGTATAAAATTTTTAGCTTCCATTATTTGTTTTAATACATTTTGTTTGAAATTGTCCTTATATAAATTATCTGTAAATTTCATATTTTCTGTATCAAAATTTTTCCATAAACAAACTAAATTATTTCCATACATATCATTTATAGTTTGTTCTTTACCATACTTCTCTTCTTTAAATTCGTTAGTTTTAATCAAGTATAGGCAGTTTGTTAATTTCGTTTCAAATCTGAATATGATATTCTTTTCACTTTTGTTATACCAAATTGATGATAATTCTTGTTTCAGTAAATTATATTTTGATTGTATTTGGTCTAATAAATTTGATGAAGTCATTATATCATAACCATAAATCAATATGGGTTTACCAAGTAATAATTTAGTTTTAGTTATTGTTGGATTTAAACCATCAAGAATATTAAAATCATTTATTTTTTCCAAATTTGATATAGTATTATTTAATTTTTTGAGTATATCATTAAATTTATCTTTACTATAACTATTGAAAGTTGTAATTGATTCTTTCAATTCTTGTAAATTATTATCCAACATACTTTCGAAATAATTTTTTACTTTAATACCGTATGCTATTTTATTACCATTTAAATATGTTGGTAAATCTCCTGAACCTTCAGTAACATTACCCATACCTATGGAATTAGCTGGTGTTGAAGGTTGTGCGAAATCACCACCTCCACCATCTTCTTGATTTAACGGTTTAATATTTAAATCGAAATCTTCAAAAAGTTTAACAAAAGCATTGTTATTTTTGGTTAAATCAAGAATTTCACAAGCTTCATTTAACACCTTAAATAACGAGTATTCTAATTCTTTAATATTTTTCATATATCGTAATCCAGATTCTTATCGATTTTTCTATCCATATCATTTAAATCTACACCTAAATAATTAATTATATATGAAATTATTAGGTTTTCAAACAAAAATGATGGAAACATCAATTTAAAAAAATTAAGAAACATTATTTACTGTATTTATTGTTTATGATTATGGTTTACCATAATTATTGTTTTTATTCAACCAAGCATATAATTTACGAGTTTTCAAATAATCTTTCTTTTTTTCGTTAATATAAGCTTCTCGTTCGAAAATTATATTATAATATGCTTTGGAATGTTTACCATATTTAGATAATTCAACAAAATAAGATATAATATACCAAATATAAAATGGTATAACTAATAATTCAATTTGTTGTCGTAAATGTATTCTTTCATGATTTACAATTATTTCATTACCTTTATATTTTGGATTTATAAAAATAAACGGAAATAATGTAATACCGATGTATGGACCTGAAAGAAAACCAAATAATGTTGTATATATTATCATTTTTTGTCTTTTTTAGGAACTTGATTAGTTTGACTATTTACGGATTGTTCTCTACCATAAATTTTATCTTCTAATCTTTTTATTTCACCATTATGAGTAGTTACAAAATTATTATGTGTTGAATTAACTCTATCAAATTTTTTGTTAATTCTATCTTCCAAATCGATTATAATAGATTCAATTTTCCTTGTATAATCATTTAAAGCATCAACTAATGAAAATGCAGACCTTTCAATCATTTTAAGATATATTTCATCAATAGACATTCCTTGAAAGAAACTATACCATGATTCTCTGTGAGCATTAAAATAGCTTTTTTCAACAGCATTTAATTTTTTGTATCTATTATAATCGTAAATTTTATAAGCCATTATATAATGTGTTTAAAACTTTCAGCTGCTTCCTGACAATGATTTTTATCTAATAAATTTAGAATCCAAACCAATAATCTACCAGCAATACTTAAAGTTTTGTTTTCTTGATTTTTTCCCAAAACAGAACTTATTGTTTCATCTTTACCAAATACATTAATTGATTTATTTGATAATAAGGTATAACCAAATAAAGTTCGATATTCCTTATTACCAAATATATCAATATTTCTACTTGTATTAATAAAATATTTGGTTACAGAACCATACTTAACCAATACAGCAAATAAATTTAATAAAGTTAATGGTAAAATCAATATCCAAGCAATTAAGAATACAATAAATTCTATCAAAAATTTAATAGTAATTTTTAATTTATGTTTGATTGATTTCCACATATTAATTTATTTTAATTCGTTGCAATAATACTTGATGATATTCTAACATTAATTGATATTGTTTATTTAATAATTCTTGATTTTCACTGGATAAACCATTAAAATCTTCTGATTGTAAAAATAAAGCTAATTTACCTATTTTTTCGTAAAGTGCTGATGCTTCATCAACTAATCTGTCTTTTACTTCTGGTGCCATCATGCGTCTAATAATTTAATTGTTAATAATCTGATAATTACAGGTTCCAAAAAGTCTAATTGCGATAAAAAATCACCATAATTTTTATTTATAAAATTATAGATAAGATTTTTGGAAACACCTGTTGATTCTTCTATTTTTGTCGATAAATATTTATTAAATATATCATTTATCGTTTTTTCGTCATTTTTTAAACTTTTATCTTTCGAAATTAAATTTTTAGCGAATTTTGCATAATCAATATGAATTGATTTGAGATTTATTCCTTTAAATAAAAGTTTAACCGCTGATTTATTAATTGTATTTTTTAATCCCATAATTTTTATCCTTTTAAAACTCTTACACGTTTTTTAAAATTCGTATTTAATAAAATTATTTCAAATTCTGAAGATGATATACCACCAGTATAAGCAAAGTTTTTCCAATAAACCGTAACACTTTGGTTTAATGGTATATTAACTGGTTCAGTATTAAATGATAACTCAGATGAATTATAATTTATTGTGTAACTACCATTTTCCGTTTCTTCAAAATCTTCATCATAAGCTTGTAATCTAACAATTATTCCTGATGCTGAAAGTCTTTGATTTGGAGTTGGAGTTATAACATCAAAAGTTTTAGCTGGTTTCGGTCCTAAATTTTGACCACCTTGTCCCTGTAATCTTTCAATAATTTTAGGTTTTCTTGGATTGAAACCAAATACTCTTGGCATATTTACTTGCCATTTTTTAAATAAATCCAAAGATTTCATACCTAATGTAAAAGTATCTGAACCACTCCTAAAAATATTAAACAACGAACTATTTTGAGTTTCCAATCTTTGTATTATATCAATACTATCATAATCGGTTTTAAATTTAATATCAAAATATTCGATAAAAATATTATCCCAATATTTTATTATTTCTTTCGATAATTCCTTATTAATTTTAAAGCTACAAGTTTTAAGACCTTTATATTTCTCCCAATTTAATAAATCTTCATCAGGAACATAACTCTCTAAGAAAATAGATTTACGATGTAATTCATCAGCATTACCATCATTTATGTATATTTTTACATTTAAATCATCAATATAGAAAAATTTATTTGGTGCAATCATTAAATTTTCAAATGTAATGGAAAAAATCAATTCATTTGTTTCACTCAATCCATATTGAAAAAATTGTATACTATTCATTTTTGTTTATTTTTTCAACTATAAAATATGGTGTAAAAGCTGCCACAATATCATACCAATCAATAAATGTTCGTTTGATAAACTTATCATATAATTCTTTACTAAAACTGGCTATCAAAAGTACTATGAAAGCTACCAATATTGATAACATAATTTTTTGAGTAACAATTGCCGAAACTATAAAAGTTCCTAAAAATATAAGATTACCTATCAAACTATGTAATAACTTATCTTTTCCTTTTAAATTTTGTTTTAATTTAGATACCAACATATTCTTCGTTCATTTTTATTTTAATTTGTTAAATGTTTCTAATATCAACGAAAATTTGATTGTTTAAACCATAATCAATTATAGCTGTACTACCTTTTTTACCATTTAAAACGGTATCTCCAGTGTATATAGGTGGTAAACTTCCAGAAAATGTAACAGAACCACCATCATATACTTTTCTTACTGCAAATGTTGATAATTCAGGCATTGTGTTATAATTCAAAACACAATTTGTAGCTACATGAGCTGTTTGACCAACATTATCTCCTGTAATATCAAATGTAGGCGTTGTCACTTGTATAACTTTTGAAACAAGATTTTTTCTATGAATAGTACCACCTCCAGCTAATAATAAATGATTATCATCTGAACCATTGACTTTATAACCTTGACAATATATTTTAGTATAACCTCCAGCATTTCTTGAACCAATATTTAATTCATTATTTGCAGTCCAAATATTTGTTTTTGAATTTGAATAGTTATCTAAAAATATTTCATTTATAACTAATGGTTTGTCAATTTTGGTAACAACACCATAAGTTCCATCTTTATAACTTCTAATATTTGTAGCTACAACTTTTAAATTTTCGTCCCAATCTCTGCAATATGGTATTGAAACACCATGTTCTTCAAAATTACCTTCATTTTTTCGAGGATTTGCCCAAATATCGCTTTTACCTTCTTGTGACCAATGATATACATAATATTCTCCACCGCCTCTCAAATACATATACATTTTATTTGATTGACCAATTTGTCCGATATTCATTACAGGTTCAACATTAGTCCATAAAATATTATATTGGATAATGTTTAAATCAACATTATTGGAACCCCAACCATTACCTGTTTGTTCAAACTCTAAATTTAAAGAAAAACCGCCATCATGCGTAGACCAAGAAGGTTTAGAAGTATAATTCAAAGCATTTTGAATTCTAACCCTAACTCTATCTGATGGCGCAACTGTACAATAAACTAAATAATATTTGTTTTCATTCAGTCCTTTTAAATTAATAGTTTGTTTTTGTCCAATACCTAAACCATAACTTTCACCATTAGCAGTTAATAATCTTGTATTAGTACCATCTGGTATTTCATAACCAGCAGCTAATACTCTTTTAAATTCTCCACTATCTCTATTTGCTGAACCTACTTTTACATTTAATTTATAATCTTTCGAGTTTAAAGAAATATAATCTGAACCTGATTGATGAATACTAATATATGGAGCATCAAATACTCTATTTGTATGTACTAATTCATTGGTAACTTCAAGTAAAATGTTAGCATTATCTGAAAAAGTTAAAGAATTAGCGGTTAAATTTAACCCCTTTTTTATATTATCTGAAATACCTCCATTACTTATTTGGAAAGAATTATTAGGTTTTTTTGCAATTGTCCAAGAATTTTCAGTCGTCCCAAAAGTATTTACAGAACCTAATTGAACCAAAGACCAACCATCTTTATCACCTATTCTTATACCTTCTCTAAAATTGTTTTCAGTGGGTGTTATCATTCCACCTGTTAAAGGCAAGTAATTAAATTCAGGTTTATTTTTAATTTCACCCCAATTATAGACAGGTTTATTTCTTTGTTTAGCCCATTGATGAACATCGGAGGCAACTCGAGCATTGGTTAATCTCTCATCATTTAATTTAACATACTCTGTATCATGATTATGTATTTTTGGAGCGAATAATTGTGTTAAATCTACATTGGAAGGAAATACTGTATCATTTGTATCTGTAATTTTGAAAACACCAGCTTCATATTTAAATGATTTTATTTTAGTGTTTTCGGTAACAATATTTATTTGTTCGGTTTCTAAAAAATTATCATCATTTAATTTTATTTTTATTTTGGAATCTTCCCAAATAATTTTTTTAGGTAATTTTTTCTTTATATCTTTGACAGATTCCTTTAATTCATTTGTAGAGGTTTTTATTCCTTCAACATCAACTGATTTATTATTTATCAATTGAGTTAAAGAAGTTTTTTGGTCCGTAAGTAATTCAGTAACCTTTAATTTATATTCTTCCAGATTTCTCGATAATGATTTAATTTCATCATTTAATTCAATATCAAAAATTTTAATACAATAACCTAAAGAATCGGTAATATAAATTTTACCAACTTTATCGTTTATTTGTTTTATAATAAATGATGATTTCAAACTGGAATAGGATTTACCTTCTTCCAGATTGAAATTATCGTTCTTTCCATATATTTTAGATTGTAATATTTCCATTTATATTAAGAAAAATAAGTGAATATGTCGAAATCAATATCTTTTGATGAAATTATTTCTGATGCTATTAAATTAATACCTAAATGACCGTAAAGATTTAATCGATTCTTAACTGATTCGGTTACTTCATAATCTTCTAATTCTTCATCATAACCAAATTTACGGGCAATATCAAAAAATATAAAATCCAATGCATATTTACCCATTACAGCTAATTTTGTATCATTATCATTTAAATATTGTGAAAATTTATTGTAGTTATCTAAATATGATGTTTCCTCACCATTGGCCATATAAGCTAAATAATCTTCTCGAAATCTTTCAATAACAAATGAATTACCATATTTATTGATAAAATTACTCATTTTATTTGCATTGGTTTCATATTCGAGGAAACCTAAAAATTCGTCAAAATCTGTAAATTTAAATTCCATATTTATATTAATGAGTGAATACTCCAGTTGATAAGATTACTTGATTATTGATTATATTTTGATTGATGTTAACAATAGATTGTTCGATAACTCTTAATCTACCATCTAATCCTGTTATATAAGTTATTGGTTCATTTAATGGTTTTACATAATTTTCCAATGCTTCAAGTTTTTGTTTTAATGATAATGTAAAGTTTTCATCTGATAACTGTTTATTACCATCTTTTACAACACCATCTGTTATTCCAAAACCAGATAATGTTTTTGGTTTTTCACTTAAATCACTAAATTTGGTGTTATGTGGATTACCTGAATCAATTTTACTATGTATATATGCTTGATTCCATTCAGTTAACTTAAATAATTGAGATATATCTATAGATGATACTTTTTGATTATTTACATCAACTAAATTTATTTGATAATTATTTACATCATCTAATTTAATTTCTTTCGGAACATTAGATAAGAAATCAGATATTGGAATACTATTTAATACTTCACCTTTTTGATTTTTTAATTCAAATTCCTTTCGAACTTTGTTATAATCTAAAAAAGAACCAACATTAGATAGAAAAGCTAAAGATAATGTTGAAATTACCTGATTTTTACCGTTTTTAAATTCTACTTGTTGACGGTTGAGCACATATTCTTGACTGCTAAAAGTTGATTCCTTTATTTTCGATAATTCATCAAGTAATAATTTAATTGATGGATATTTCACTGAGAACTCTTGTTCTTCAAAAGGAATCAAATCAACCTTATTCGATAAATTCTCCTTCGAATCTAAAACGGTTTGAAGGTTTTCTATATAAGAGATTGGTTCTTTTTCAGGTTTTGTATAATTTTGTAAAGTTGATAATTTATTTTTTTCTGTTAATGTAAAGTTTTCATCTGATAATTGTTTACCATTAACTTTATCAACTTTATTTTCTACTTTTTGCTGAAGATTGTAAATTAAATCTGAAAACCACTCATAAACATTAAGAAATAAATTACCTATTCGAATTTTGGTATTTTCTCGAATTCCAGCTTTCTTAACATTTTCTATTTCAGAAGTTATAAGTGTATTTTCTTGTCTCATTTAATTTAATTCCATGATAAATTTGTTTTTGTTGAGTATCCAAGAGATTGAACATGTTTTTGCCATTCTCTAATTAACTGACTTGCTTTGATTGAATCATAAGCTCTCGATGGTATGAATATAGCTCGATACCAATCAGTTAACGGAAATTGTACAATACTGTTCTGTCTTTGTGGTATATACATTCTTATGCAAAATGTAACACCATATTTTATTAATGGTTTCACTAAATTTTTATAATAAACAGGTACAGGTTGAAAATCAGTTCGTTTATTATAAATCTGATACCTATATATCTTTTTATGTACTTCAAAAATAAATAAAATTATTATAATTCTTATTTTTGGAGGTACTAAGTGTAAGTTAAAACCAATATTTCTTACACCTTGTTTTGTCACCACTGGACCTAAACTTAATACCAAAGGATATTTATCGAACCAAGGTAAAACACTTGTACCTTTATATTTAGGATTAAAGTAATGAAATGTGTACAAGTGTCCTTGGTTTAATAATCGATTTCGAAACATATATGTTTTCGAATCTTTAAATACCTCTTGATATAACCATTTTAATGATACAGAGGCAGGTCTCGAATTTTTCTTTACAAAATTATTTATATGTCTTTTAAGGGAATATCTTCCATTATTATCATAATTTGTAGTATCATCTTCTTTCCCTGATGCTTGATTTATCGAATTTTTATATTTTTCCCTATATCGATATTTTTGTGCATCTTTGTAGACTTCTTCAATTGTAAGTATTTTTGGTTTTCGAGACCTCATTATTTAATTTAATTTTTTAATTTAAGCTATTTATTTGTATTTCAGATAAACATTGTTCAACATAATCATCAAATTCTAAATCATTTAATTCCATAAAATAATGTATATCATCTATTTTAATATTTAAATCTTCAGACATTCTTTCCATTACTTTATTTTCGAAATCTTCATGATTATCTTTACTTTCATAATAAACTTTCTTAATTAATTTACAAAAGTAATTTGAATTAAAACATACTTCCAATGTTGAATCAATAGCTTCCTGTTCCATAAATTTTAATAACTTATATTTATATAATAAGGTATTTCACCTAATAATTGGTAAGAGCCTAATGCTTGTTTATTTTTATAACCAGATAAATATTGATTTAAATCATCAACTAAACCAAGATTATTACACCAATCAAAGAAAAATGTGTTAACAAACCATGCACCAGTTGCTGGAACTATTGCAGCTTCTTCTGATAAAAAGTCTTCATTTCCTTCTCGGAAAACATCAACTAATTGAATACATTGTTTAGAACTTTCAAATTTTTCAACATAAAATTGAATATTTGAAAGGAAATCCCTAACATAATCTAATTCTTCATCATCTAAAAGATAAGAATATTCTGTAACACCATCAAGAATTAAATCACTTATTAATTTTGAATCTCTGGTTCTAAATGTATCTAATATTTTTTCAAATGATACCATTTTTTTTTTTTTTTAATTTTCTAAATAATTATATATTGTTGAATCTTCACCAAAAAACATTTTAAAATTATAAACTAATTGGTCGATGTCAACTAAATTCCATTCTTTGCTTAACCAATTTAGTGATTCATAAACAAATGTTTCCAATGTACCAAATTTTTGGAATATTTCATATTCCAAATCATCAATTGTTACATCACCTAATCTATCAGAAATAGTTGTTATGAAATAAAAATACATAACATTTGTGAAATCCCATGATTTATCTATGTGTTCCGTATCTAACATATTGTTACACCAACCTACAAAATCTGATTCAATTGGGTCATAAAATATTTCTGATGGTTCATCGCTAAAAATTGAATATAAAGCTTCTTCCATTTTATCTAAATTTTTTTATTACATCTAAAATATTATTGACAGAAGGGTCATCGGTAACTAATTTAGGACCATCTTTACTTAATATTAAAAATGTATCATTACTATTATAATATATAAATTTATTGGAATAACCATTAGGTTCTGATAAAAATTCAATTTCAAATATATCACCATTCTCATAATAACGTATAGCTACACAAGATTGATATATTTCTTTTGGAATAGCTGTCACCAATTCTAATAAGGGTTTCTTTTTATTAATTAATGATGCATCTATCAAAATAACCAATTGAAATTCATCGTCCCAATTTTCATCTATAAATTTTATTATTTCAGGATATTTATAACCTGAATTTATTTGAACTCCATTAGATTGATAACGACCAGATAATTTCATTCTTTCCTTCAATATTTCCTTTGTATCGAAATTGACAAATATCAATTCCATACGAATATCGAATTTAAGCATTACAAATATTTCATCATCACTCAAATCTGTGAATCCAACATATTTTCCAATTTTAACTTGTTTCATTAAACAAAAATTCGTGTTTTTAGGTGTTTTTCCGAAACAACCTTAAATTCATAATTATTATTTTTACACCATTCTAAAGCAGCTTTCCATTTCATAGCGTTTTTATACATAATAAACGAATTTTTGATAGCTGTTAATGATTTTGGTGATTGAGATTCTGGTTTTATTTCAATTAAATATTTTTTACCATTTATTAATTCAACAACAAAATCAGGATAATAATGATGTTTCTTTTCTATTTGTTTTCCATTTTTATCTCTTTCAATCATTGTATAAGTTATGCAGATTTGTTCCGAAGACCATTTTTTCACTGAACCATTAAATTCACAAATCTGCATAAACTTCAATTCCCAACTTGAACGATAAATTATGGGTCTTTCACCAACATACTTAACAGGATTATATTTATCAAAGTAACCTTGATAAAATTTTTGTGTTTTTGTTTTCTGTTGAGGTTTGAAAGATTTTATTTTACTCATTATATAATCGTTTAAATTAATCAGATATAGATTGATTTGTTAATTCAATTCATCTTCAATATCAATATTTCCATCTAATAATTTTATATATTCTGGACTTATATCATCAAAATATATAAAACTATTTTTAGCTATTGCTGGGTCTATGATTAATTTCGATAAATCTAATTTAGATGTTGGAATTTTGTATATATCATGATTATTTATGAATAAATTTCCATCAACATAATTCATATTAGCATATAAAAATACCATATTTGGTAAATATTCTGTTTTATATTGTTCATGAAATTTATTTGTTGTCTTACCAATATTGGCAATTAAACCATTTTCTAATATAGATTGTCTATTCTTTGTTGGTGATTTATGATAAAAATATTTCGGTAAATTTTTACTATCAGGAATATAACAATCAATAAATGTATCAAATATTTTCTTATTATAAAATGGTGTTATTCTTCTGAAAAAATCTCTATATAAGTTTGATTGGTAAATAAATCTATATTCGTAATCACTGTAAAATATACCTCCAAATTTATCTATAATCCTTTCATTATCATCATAAATATTCCAAAGTATATTTTCAAATTCTCTTCGTTGGTCTACAACCCAATCATTTGTATGTTTGAAATTAACGATACGAATTTCATTACCAATTAATACCTTATATATTTTATTAATCATTATTTAACCAACCATTTATTAAATTTAATTCTTTTTGATACAAACTATCGATATTTGATATATCTTTTTCGTTACCTAAAAATTTAAAACCATCAATTTTACTATTATTACATAAATGAAGTAACATTTTCGAAAGATTCCATAAGTTATTATTTAAAATCGGTACCTCATTCATTATATTGTATACTCGTTTTAAATCTTCTTCAGACTTTATTTGGTTTGGAACTTCAAATTTACACATAATTTTCTAATATTTAATATAATTCACAAATAATTGTATTAGATTTAATATCATTGTTTATAAGATTATTATCATTATTTATTGTTTTGATATAATCATATATGGAATTTGTTTTGATTGTAAATTTTTGATTGAAATAAGCTAATGATGTAATATTTGGAATGAAACTAAAATCTATTAAATCAATATTATTAAATTTCAGAATCAGATAAGTTTTGTCATCTGTAATACCTAATGTTGATTTGTTATATAAATCACCAAAATTTATATTATTAACTTTACACGAATTTTCAATTGTTGATGATACATATAAATATTGAGATAATTTACCACCATTTCTGATTATATTTTCTAACCAATCTTTACAATATTGTCTATTTGAAAATTGTAATATCGAATATCCTTCAGTAACACCATTAACATATAAATGTGATAATATATCATTGAATTCACTAATCAAATCAAATTCGAATTTATTTAATGTATTTTCAATTAATTTATTATTTAAATCAACAAATTTACGATTAAATTCCAATATAATATTTCTTTGATTATCATCTATACTTGTTACATCTTTGAGATTATGTAAAATCAGATTATCTCTGTATTGGAGTTCGTTTAATGCCTTATTATCTTCTTGTGCGAAACCATTACCGAAATATTTACTATCATCATCTATACCTTCAATAAAATGTTTACACAGAGGACTTCTGAGTGTTGATACCCAAGTATTTAAATCCCATATATCTTTATCGACAAAATCATTACCAAATTGTCTACAAGTAATATCAATTATGAAATTACCTTCATCTTCTGGCATCATCAAAATAGCTGTATGCCATTTATTTTGTGAACCATTATAACAGTAACCCCAATATTGTTCCTTTATATCTATTGATACAAGTTTTGCTGATGTATTTGTTAATTGACATACTAATTGGAAATATTCATCATTCAAAAGTGTTTCAGAAGCACTAACACACCAACCAGTAGTTCCTAAACCATCACCTATATTAAATGGTGTATCTTCAGGTAATGAAAAATCTTTATTTCCTTTCCAACCCAAACTTGAACCATCTTGAACATCAGCTCTTTGTTTAAATTTGTTAATTACTTGTTTCCAGATATTTATTGTTTCTAATGATACCATTTTTATTAAATTAATGTTAATTTTTGTTGAATTGCTGGGTGTTTATCACCACCATACATACTGTATATATATTCAATACCAATAACCACTTTTTTTCCTGATAATTCTTCATCTTTTTTTCTGGGTTCAGATTGATTGTTATCGGTTCGAGGCAAAAATAATTCCAAATCTACAATACTGAAAGGATTTATTTCGAATATATTCTGTAACATAGATACAGTAATCTGTTTCGAATAAATATTTGTTACGGGTTCCTTTTGAGGTGTCGTAACATTTTTATTCATATCATCAAATTTGTTATAACGATATATTTGTTTCGATAATAACTTTTTAATTCCGTTATCTGATGAAACTGTATATCCACTTATACCAAATTTCTCATATTTTTTATCTTTTTCTTGATTATAATTGGTGATTATTATTGGTTTTTCGGTATCTAACACATTATCTTCGTAGATTTTAAATTTATCTACATCAGATTTTCTCATATCATCAATATTACCAATATATAATATACCATTATTATCATAACACCATACACAATCTGTATAATTTTTGAGAAGAAATGTCAGAAATGATAGATATTTACTATTTGGGTTAACAATATATGGTTGATTTATATCCAATTTACTATTGTTGAATACATATAATCCTGAATCTGTTGATTTACATAAATCTTCAATTACATTAAGTACAGTTTTAGATTTATATGATTTTTGTTCCTGATTATACCATTTTTCATTGTATATATCACCATATAAGTATATATCTTCATTATCTGTTTCAGAAGGTGAATTATAAATAATACCATAAAATTTTAATAACCAATTTTTAGTACCAATAGCAACTGTTATCGTATCAATATCTTCTTTTTTGAGAGCTTTTCGAATATTAAAATTCTCATCATTAATTGTTATAGCGAATGTTGGTAATTTATTAATGGAAAAATTTATCGATAAATCTAAAACAGCAGCACCATCTGGAATATAATCATTAATCATTACAACAGGATTATAAGCACCCCAACCATTAACTATACCTTGTAAATCATCTACAGAATGTTTATCAAATTGTATATTAATTTTTGGAATTTTATCTACATATCCTGATTTGATTTTTAATTCTCCCATATAAAAAATTTATCTATTTCTTCTGTTTCACCCAATATATATTTATTAATATTGGTAAATTTGAAATTTTCATCTTTATCTGCAAATTGGACTGCTTTTTTGATACAATATTGTATGGTATATCCGTTTGCAATATTTACTTTTCGGTTACCTAATAATCCCATAGCCATATAAAGATATTTACGTTCTTCTTTACATGTTGGTTGATAATCCAATTCAGCTTCGATTTGAGGAGTTACCTTAATTTTGTAAATGTTTTCAATGATTGATTTAATTTCTTGTTTTTGAGTCATGATTTAAATTATTTTTAAAATGAAACGATTCCAGTTTCTTTATCATATTTTATTTTATCCAATACTAATCCGAGTTTATCTACACCAATAGTTTTATCTTTGTTATAAGATAATATAATATTTTTTGATGATGATTTACTTCCAGCTTTAGTTACACCAGCAATTTTATCCTCATCAACTTCGATATATCTTTCATTCATAGCATATACATCTGGTAATTTGATGATGGTATCTTTGGTTATATCATATATCGAAGGTATATTGTTAAATTCAAGTATAAACGGTAAAACATCTATATTATCATATACTCGATAACAAACTGTATCAATTCTGATATTATCTAATTTGATAGTATCAATAATTGGTATATATTCTTTATCGAAAATTGTAAAATATTTGTTTTCCATTTATTTTTACACTTTAATGTTTGTTTTATTATATTCAGGTATATTAAATTGAGCATCTAATTTCTGAAAAGCTATACCTAAATCGATAGTTAATGTTTCACCGAATGATTTATTAAATGAAAATTCCAATGGTGGTATATCAGTAATAAAACAACCTGAAAATAAAAAATTGAAAATATTTACTGAATTGGAGTCAAACAAAGGTACTATGATTGAAAATTGTTGCTGAACTCTCTGTCTTGCATAATAACCTCGAAATACTTCGTAAAAGAATAACCAATTAATTAAGTTATTTCGAAATGTTATGTTAACTTTAAAATCTGTAAGTATTTCAGCTAACGGTGCAGTTCCGGGAAATTGTACATTTGTTGTTACTTCAGATATAGGTGTATTAGGATTTTTCGGTAAATTTCTTAATCCTGCTACAATTAATGTATTAAGAGAAAATCCCGGAATCTGTAAGGTTTGAGCCGATTCCGTGATTAATCCCTTAATATCTTTTATAGGTTGATTTAGATGAAATAAATAATCATTGTATTTATTCTGTAAATCTTCCCGATAAAATTCATCGCTAAAAATTATATTATATCTACTTGTATCTGGATTTAGCATTATTTATCGTTGTTTGAAAAAACAGCATCCAAACTAATTTCGTTTCGAGACCTACGATATAGTTTTTCATGATGTTGCATCAAATCATTTTTAATCATCTGAGTAAAGAAAGCAAATATATTTTGTGAACGTTCTGCATCAAATTTATTCCATTTTTGCCATGCTTCTGAAACAGCATAATTCACACAAGTAACTCTATCTTTCGTAGATGAAAAATTGATTGCTTTAGATTTGGAGTATTTATTTGCAATGAGTTCAAACATTTTCAATAACTCATAACTACATTTATTATTTTCGAGACATTTATTATATTCAGCTAACATTTCGTTAGGTTCAATATAATTTTGTTTAATTTTCTTGATTTCTGAAAATTGATGTCTCACATTATTTTCGTTTCTTTCCATAAACAGTAGTTGATTTGTGTTCTTTTATTTCAGCAATATTCATATTAAGTTTTCTATCGAGTATTTGTAATGATTCATTTAATCTTACAAATGCTGGAGAATCACTTTCAGCCATTGCTAACATATTTTTACTAATCTGAATATCTTTGTTTATTTCCGATTGTTGTTCGTAAAGTTTATCAATCATAGTTTTATTTGCTTTTTCAAATTCAACTTCATTCTGATAACAACTTTCAAACAATTTATTTGTATCATTAAAATTTATATTCAAATTTTGAACCAATGATTCATTTAATTCTCTGAATGTATTAAATTCTTGATTACCAAATTTATTAATTCTGGAATTTAATGCGATAATTGTTGGTTCAGATAAATCTTGTTTGATTAAACAATAAGATGATTCATTTAAATTTCTGATAGCTTTTAATGTATCGAATTTAACTAATTTATTATGATTTTCACATAATAAACATACATTATCGGCATCTTTTAGATAATTATTGTAATTAGGATTTCTTTGTTCTTTATATCTCAAAAGACTTTCGGTAAATAATTGTCTAAGTTCTTTAGGTGATATGGTAAATGATTGATTATCTTTGGTTTTTAGTACATCACCAGATGATATTGTTATATTACCGAGATTATCAATAACTGTATTAAAATCCCATATCATAGCAGGTGTAAACGAATCTGTATCAACATCATAAGGTAATTGATTGATAGCTCCCATTAATGTTATATATGATTCAGGAACACCAACTTCTCTAAATTTATCTATCGTTAAATGATTATATGATTCGTTTAAATTATCATATTCTAAACATTCTGATTCAACCAAAAGATATGTTTTATCATTTTTTAAATCTTCGAATTTCAAACCAATAGGTGAATAAATCGATACTGATTCGGATTCATTTAAATTTTCCATCATAGTTTCATTCTGGTCTTTAGTTATTTTATTTTTTGAATCTTTGAAATCTTCCAAATATATTTCTTTCAAATTAGTTATAATATCTGATTCGATACTATCATACATACCGTTTTTAAGATGTTTCAGAATTTCATTATCATCAATTGAATCCAAATATTCTTTTATTTCACCTAATGTTGCTTCAGGATTCGGTATATTCATTTGTCTTAATTTCTCGATATGTTCATCTTTAGCCATATTAATTAAGAAATTAAGATTACCAGATTTGGTATATTTACGAATAAATTTAAGTAAATCTTGTAATGTTGTATTATCTTTTATCTGTTCAGCATTAGTTCGAAATTTAACAATCTCCATCATTGGAGTAGTTGATTCATTAAGATTATCCATTAAATTTGTTACCATACGTTTACTGATATAATCAATATTCATCGCTAACAATCGAATAACCTCTTCCTTCACAAATGCAATAATTTCGTTATATGTTATTTTTGCCATTTTTTAATGTTTTATTAAAAATCCATTAATATCATTATCATCTATTATCTTACTATTTTTATCGAGTATATATTTTAAGATTGGTTTAACCAATATATCTTTAATCATTAAATTCCAATCAGGTTCTGGTAATCTTGGTACCGTATCAATATCTATATCATCAGGAATACCAACAATATCACCATTTATATCATAATAAAAATTCATTTTCTGACCTTCGAAAGGTAATTTCAGCATCAAATCTTTATTTTTATGTACAAAATTATACCAAAATAAAGCTATCTGCATCTGTAAATAATTTTTATCACATATATATTTATCCTGTTTTTCGTCAAATTTTATTAATTTTAAATTCGAAACAGATGATATACGATAAATTAATGATTTTTCTCGTCTTGCTTTAATATATTTGAATAAATTGAATATTTCCTGTTGTAATTTATCAGTTGAAACTTCTTCTACCAAATATTTTTTAATTAATATTTCAATAATTTTTTTGATTCTTTTAGATGATTCACCTTTTTTGATTTCAACACCAGTATATTTCATTTTTGGTTCTTTCAAAAGTTTACCATCTTTCCAAATTACAGACATAATATATTTTTTCTTCGCTTGAAATACAGCATTACGAGTTGTAACCTCATGAGCCATTTTCATGTGACCTTTGGTAGCATTTCGATATTCAATATCTGCATCTATTGTATCTGCAATTATCTTTCGTAAAAATGTTTCATCAATAAATACACTGAAATCAGATAACTCTTTATTACCTTCATCAGTATTTGGTGGTAATTCTTTACCAATTAACTGATATATCATGTATATATCAATATATCGAGAGTCAGTATCACCATAAACACATAAATCATTTTCTGTATCTGGTTCATATTCTGTGAACTGACGACATTTGGTAAAGTCTAAATCATTATAAAAATTATCTTTAATTATTTGCCATTCTTTTTCAGTCCAATTCTTAAAAAATTGATTAATAGCCCTATCAACAATTAAACCGAAATGTTTACCAGAAGTTGTAATATCTGTCGCAACATTATAATTACATAACGAGAAGAATTGATTTCCGGAACTACCATACAAAGAGTTAGCATCTCGTTTTACAACCAATTCAAAGTTACGATAAATAATTTGGTTTAATTCTGCTTCAACTTTTAATCGTTTTAATTCAGAAATTGATAATGAACTTAAATCGAGAGAATCAACTTTCGATTTAAGTTCAAAATATTTATGTGAGAATGGATTATCATTATTAGAAACCATATTCTTCCAAGTTAAGATTATCTGCTATATCGTTAATGTCACTAATTTCGTCTGTATTAATATCTTCCGAAACTTTAACAGACATACACCAAACAATAGCTTCTCCGTAATTAGTACCAAAAATAACTTTAGGTGAATTTTTATCAGTATAAACTACAAATGAATGTTCACCAAGCATTACTAAATCATTTTTCAAAAGATTAAATTCGAATCCTTTAAGTCTTGAATCATCAGATGTCTCATAATTTACTTCAATATTAAATGCTTTATCGGAAACAGTTAATATACCATTATCATCAAAATTAAATGTAACATAAGATGAATTGTTAACTATTGATTTATGTAATTTTTTGATAAGATTTTTTATTTCAACAAGTTGTTTTTCACCAATACTAAATTTGGAGAAAGATTCTTCAGGTGAACATTGTTTCAAAATAAAACCATAATCTTCAACTTTATCAACAATCATAGTTTCTGTTGTCAATATAAATTTGGTTTTTATTTTCGAACCACTTTCAGACAAACCTTCAATAACTAATTGTGTAGCTTGATGAGAATTCGTATCAACATCAATAGTCAATTTACAAGGAGTTTTCATTGAAAATACATCTAAATATTTAAGAAATAATGAACCTTTCAAAATATAAAGATTAAATTTACCATCTAAACTCATTATGTAACTTGATTTATCTACGATTTCATTATCTTCCAATAATTCAGGATTTTCATCATTAGTTACTACAAATGCTTCAATTGGTGTTTGCCAAATTTTAATTAATGATTTTGTAGATGAAAATGATACCGATTTAATCATAGTATCATCAATTTCCATCATAATTTGTTCATTAACTATTAATGATTGTTTTAATAAACGTTTTAAAGTTGATAAGTTAAAATTATTGATTACCATATAGTTCTTAAATTATTTTTAATTATTGTTTTTATTGAAAATACTCATTTAATTTGCGGAATACATCGTATTCTTCCTGTGATGATAAATAGTTACCAGATTTATAATCTTCAAAGAAGAATGCAAGATTTTCTTTGGTAGTTTCATATTTATCTTCTAAAAATTTACCGATATTTAAATGATTGAACCAGTTACATTTTGCCAATGATTCATATATCTCTTTTGGTAAATCTCCTTCAGGTAATTCAGTTCTCTCTTCAATATTTTCAGATTCAGCTGATTGTTCCGGTTGTTCAGGCTCTGTTGCAGGTTCTGGATTTGTTGGTTCAGTTTTAACATTCTCTGTTCCATTTCCTTCTTCTGGTTGTTCAGGTTCTGGTTCTGGATTTGGATTTGTTGATTCATTTTCTTTTTCAGTATCTTCAGGAGTTGTAACTTTATCAACTACTTCTGTAATTTCATTATTTACAACTTCTTCGATACTTTCTTTTTTAGTTTGTTTTGCCATTTCTGTAATTTTTAAATTGTTTTTAAAACTCGGTTTCTTCTTCTAAACTGTCAAAACCTGTAGTTTCATCATAATCATCAATGTAATCTTCTTCGTTAAATAAATCTTCAGCCATTTTAAATTTGATTTTCGTTAATTATCAGTAATTATTTTGTTGTCTATTATTATTTTCGTTTTCCTTACTCATAAATAAGTTGTAAAGCTCTTCCAAATTTATATTTACATATAAACATAATTTGGTGAAATAACCAAACATCATATCTATGGTATTTATTATGTTTTCGAATGTTTCAGGTTTAATTTCTTCATTGTTTATTCTACCGATATAATCATAATATTTTAAGATTTCAAACTTAATCTGAATCGTATTTAAAGCAATATTATATAATGATATATTTGATTGATTACCACCAAATAAAGATAAGTTTCTGTTAATATCTGTAAATAATGGTTTATCATTTAATCCTAAAATAATAGGAATTAACAACATAAATTTGAAAATATCTATCAATTCATATTTTAATTCCAATAAATCATTTTCAGTTAAATCATTAATGGTTTTATTTTTGTAATCTTGATTTTTTGATTTCCAATATTTCCATACTGCACTACCATCACCATCATTAATACCACCTAAAGCATCAATAAATTCATTAAATTCATCGTTTAATGAGTGAAAATTTATTGTCAAATATCTATTACGTTCTTCCAAATTCATAGTGGAAAAATCTAATTTATAGATATTTAATTGTGCCCAATTTTGTTGATTAATAAAAACATTGGTAAAATTAATTTCGTTGATATTTTTACCTTCAGTTAATTTTTGAAATAATGTTGTATCGATTGATAAATCTTTACATGAATTTGATGTGTTTGCCATTTTTCTTAATTATTTTAATTATTATTTTGTTCTTTTTTGGTTATAGCATCTTCAATTTTCGTTAATATACCTAAATAAATATCAGATGCATAATTTTTGAATACTTTTCGTTTACCAATAAGTTTTTTCTCTATCCGAACATATAATCCTTCTTCTCTTGTATCATATATATTACCAACAGGAGTTAAAGAAAAACCCATATTTTTATATTTCAACCATTTTTGTAAATCTTTTTCAGAAACCTTACCTAAATTATCAGGGTCCATTTCAACAGAATCAATATATTTTTCAGGTGATAAACCGTTTGTTATGATTGAATTGGGATATAGTGATGAAAAGTCTAATCCCATGGTTGCTTTTGCTTTCTTTTTGGTTGGTGGTTTCACATATCCACCGGGAAATGATTGAGGTTCAACATTTGAATATTCTGATTCTAACAAAAATATGTTGTTTTCTTTCAAATCGTTATAAACAAGTGAATCGGATATGTTATTTTGTCCAACTTTACTGAATGGTATTCGATTCATATATGCTTCATAAAAATCTACATCCATTAAATTGGTTTTCTTATGAATTAACATAACCAAAATAGTATCGACAATAGCATAAGCAACAAATTTTAGATATTCTTCATCATATAATTTACGAAGATTACCCTCATATTGTACTTTATTGAGTCCTAAAATCAATTCGGATATATTATTTAACGAATATGATTCAAGATTACTATAAACTAATGAACCTTGAAACATCATCATATAATCAAGTATCAATCTATGTTGTGGCATTTCAACTGAGAAAGTTTCTTTTCGTTTATTTTTAAATGAACGATTTACTTTCATTGATACTGGTGATGCTTTTCTTATATCGATACCTAATTTTTTACATCTGTTTTTAATGTAAACCCAGTCATATCCTACAACATTCCAACCAATCAAACAATGGAAATATTTATTGATACATTCAAGAAAAACATTTAACATTTCCGTTTCAGTTTCGAATACTCTTATATCGAATTTAAACTCTTGTTCATATTTTTCAGATAAAGACGTATGTACTAAATTTCCAATAGCTAATTTATCTTCATTTGTGAAATCTCTGTAATTAGGATTCTTAACGATAAATAATAGTGTATTGCAAGATTCATCAGTTATTGAAATCGAAAGTATTTTGTTTTCAGCATCTTCAGCATTTGAATAACCGAATTCATCATTAATTTCTGTTTCAATATCCAATGAATAACATTTTGGAATATGTATCGAATCAACAACTAAATTATATAATTCAGGTTGATTTTGTTTTAAATCTGAATTAAAATATTCGTTAATATTTAAATTACTAAAATATTTTGTATGTTCACGTTTAATCGAACTACCCTTGAATGATTTTAATTCATTTATTTTTTGATTATCAGCATCATCACATTCTACATATTTATAATATCCATAAGGTAATTCTGCTTTAATTATTTCAATATTATTTTGTTCATCAACATAAGAAATCTCCATGTATTCCTTATTTTGTCTGAAATCTATTATCATAAAATATTATTTTTGTTGTTCTAATTTACGTTTATTAGCTTTTTGTTCATTCATTAATTTTTCGAATGAACCATTGTCTGATTCTCTTTTGTACATATCTTCGGAAAGATTTACAATTTTTTCAGTTTCGTTTTGTTTTTTATTTGTTTCCATCTTTATAATGTTTTAATAATTACTTCACAATTTTGAATATTATCTTTATATATGTGATTAATGAAGATTTTGTTTTTCGAAAGTACTTTGAAATCTTCATTTGTTAACTCCTGATTGTATGATTTATTAAATAATTTATATCGTAAAAATACACGAAGATAATCTGAATTTAAATTGTGTTCGACTTCTGAACCATTTTTATTCAAAGTTATTGTGGTTTTAAATTCTTGATTACCACTGGAATTTAACTTAATTAATCTATTTCCGGTTGTATCAACTACACCCAAATAATAATAATTATCATCGGTATATATTCTACCATCAATTATATTCAAATTATCTAATTCAGTAAATAAATTCGGACTTACATAAATTAAATTTTCTTCCTGATTAGTTTTATAATTCCAATATTTAGCTATATTATCAGGTATTTTCTTTATTTTTATGATAAAATGTGGTCTGAAGGCTTCCGGTATCTTTTTAATACCTTCAATATTTTTATATGATACAGGTATATTTATTGATGATAAACAAATATATTTGGTACCATCAAAATAATAAAATAAATTTAATGGTAATATCAGTAAAAATAATGGTTTAGTTGGTAACGAATCAATATCAGTCTGAATTCTATCATAATCTTCATCATTATAATTTAATATACGATAAAATTCGTTATTTAATTTATCTCGTAATTTTACATATATCAAATTTGTACCATTATATTCAACAGTATACCATAATTTATCATATTCGTTAAATATTATCATACCTTCATAATCATAATTCTTATCAGGTATATCATTAATATTTGTAAAATATCGTAAATATCTGCTATCTATAGGAAGATTTCGAATATTCTTAAATTGATAGTCTATATCTTTAGTGATACTATTGTTTAATCCTTGAAATATTGCCATTTTGTATTAAATATTAGATTTTTTCGTAATATATTTTATCGTAAGTCAAATGAACTTCAGATGATTCCTTAACATTTCCAAATTCCCAATATACAAATACAAATGATGTAATTCTTGTAATATCTGTATATAAAAGATTTGGTACATTACCCATGTGAGGTGCTAATTGATTTACGGTTCTAAATGCTTTTATCTTGAAATCATCATAAGAATATGTATTTCTTGATAATAAATGATTTGTAACTTTCGATTTAATTAATGTTTCCAAATTACAATTAATTATATTATCAGATACAAATATAAAACCAAATTTATTTAGTGAATTTTGATTTAAAGTTATTGTATTACCTCGTTCGAATTGATTAAGTTTTGGTATGATATATTGTTCCAATTTCTGATATTTCTCCGTATCAGTAAGATTATTTAGATTGGTTAATTCTGTATCTGGAATTGGTAATCGATAAATTGGTTCGAATATATAAAATTTTGATTTAATTATTGGTAATAATGGTATATCTAATAAATATGGTAAATCAAATCCAGTAGGTACAGTACCTGAAATAGCTTCATATTGTTGTATTAACTGTACAGTTTTTATTGACAACATATCTATTTCAACTATTTTGGTACCGGTTAATGTATCTGTATTATATTCACTGTTATTTAATTGAAATTCGGTTTGTTGACCATTATTTTTGGTAAAAACTATTTTTGGTAAAACATTTGATTGTCTTTGTGTTGGAGATAATTCAAATATAAATTGTAATTTAACAATATTACCTGAATTTATGATTGCTTCGTTATCACCAGATATATTATCCAATAATTTTACTCTACAATCAATCAATGTTGGATTAACATAATTTTCTGTTCTGGAAGGATATAATAACATATCGAGAATTTCCTTAATAGATTTATTATGGAGATTCTTCATCCAACTAAATTTCGTAGAATCATTGTTAGATAATGTTGTATCGTATGTAGATTGTTTATCGACATATTTTTTATTCGATACATCATCTGGATTAACAGGTGTATTAGTTTTTACATTAATTATGTAATTACCAACAAAATCTGTTAATTTCCTATATATTTTAGTTCCAATATTTCCCATTTATCTTTTTATTTATATAATTTACTCGAATATTACATAACCCGATAATTTCTTTAAATTACCGTTTTCATAAAATTTAATAGTATATTGTGTATTTGATATTCGTTCTATATCTGGTTGAATTATTTCAAAGTCTTCAAGTTTAACTGTACCATCATTATTCATTTCATAATTACCACCAACTTTAAATAATTTACCAACATATACAGTAAATTCAGGTAAGTTATTTGTTATCGGAATTCTATCATCAATTGTAATATTTACAGTATCTACATTATCAAATATTTGCATACCATAATTTTGTTGTCCTGTTATAATTTGCCATATATCTGTATGTTCTGATGGTTTCAAACCTGCAGATATATCTTGTTTCGCTTGATATAAAATACCATTATAATATACCAAATAACCTGTTTTATAAGTTTTTGATACATTCCATTGGTCCAATTTTAAATTAGATTGAAATTTTAACCAATTATTTATATTTGTACCATCTCCAGAATTTAAAAAATAAAACGATTCATCATCTTTAACCCAAACTAATTTATGTTCATAATTGTAAGTTAAAGATAATAAATCATTTATGGAATCAACTAAAGTTTCTGAAATAGCAGGTCCAGCATACTTTAGTTCCAACTGATTAACTAACGGTAATTTATTTGGTATATTCATTTATTTTGTTGTATAATTCCTGTAATTTATCAATTATTATTTTATTTGTTGGTTTCGAAGGACCTGTGTATCCCCATCTTACATTGTGATAATCTGATTTAAATATTTTTTCGACATCATCATAACTATATATTTTTAAGCTTTCATTATCATCAAAATTAAATAATGAATTCATTAATTTACGTATGTTGGTTGAGTTATAGTTTAAATCTGATGCTTTTTTACTTATTGAACGAATATTACTATTTTTACCTAAATATTTATCAATTCCCAATTTATATTCACCAATTTTTATTCCATTAACTATGAATTCAAAATATGTTGTTCGATTAATTTCCTCTTTGGTAACTTTCAAATTAAATAGATTCGATATATCATATTTATTTAATGATTTAATAAATTCTTGAAATTCATTTGATTTCAAAATTTTAGATATAGATAATTTGATGAAATTGATTCGTTCAGATTCAGATTGATTTACATATTCAAAAATAAAATTTAATTCATCTTTTGTATAATCAAATAAACTAACATAATCTCTTGAATTTTTAGTGAAACCATTTAATAACACATTATATAAATCTTTCCAATGTGCTATGTTTGAAATTTTATATGGTGTTTCAAAAATATTTAAAATAAATTGTTTATCTTCATTCCAAATATTAGATGATTTAATTCTTTCAATGAATTCATCTATATTATCAAATATGTTTGAAAGTTTTATCATATCTATAAGTATAATTTAATAAGAAAAGTCTGAAAGAGATTTTAATCCCTTTCAGACCAATCTCACTCTACATAATAAAAATTAATTAAGAACTATATGGGTAAAAGAAACACTTCCATTAAACCATAGCTAATAAATCATCAACTCGAGAGTTTACATCAAGTGCAACATTTTGCAATTTTGGTTTACGACCGCGAGTCTTTTTAACTGGAACTACTTGTTGTACAGGAACTACTTGTTGAATTACCTGTGCAGGTGCAGTTTGAACAGCAGGAGCTACTTGATTAGAACCTAAAATTTGACGAATTCTTTGACCGAGAGTGTTAAATCCGGTACCTTGAATATTTTGAGGAGCTACTTGATAACCAAGTTGTTTTAATTTATTGGCATTTTTTCTAAGTTGGAAAGCAGCATTTCCGCGAGCTTTAGTGTCATCAGAAAGTACACGTTGTTTCAAAACTTGATTACGACCTAAAATTTTAGCGATTTTAGCTTGTAAACGTTTTGCTTCAGCTGTAAGTTGAGGAGCTACTTGTAATTGAGGAGCTACAACTTGAGTGTTAACAACTTGACTTGGAACACCTAAAGCTTGAAGTTGTTTGTTAATCTTACGAAGTTCGAAGTTAGCGTTTCCACGTACTTTTGAATTTTGAGCATTTGCGATACGTTGATTCAAAATTTGTGCACGTTTCATAAGTTTTTGAACTCGAGGATTAGCAACTTGTTGAACAGGTAATTGAGGAACCAATACTTGTTGAACTACTTGTTGTTGTGGAACTACTTGTAATTCTTGGTCACCACCTAAAGCAGCTAAATCAGCATTTAATTTAGTGTTTATTGCTTGACGACGACCTAAAAGTTTGTTAATTCTTGATTCTAAAGAAGCAGCACGTTGACGTAAAGCTTGTGGGTTAGAAACACCAGAAGCTAATCTATAACCATCAGCTACTTTAGAATTTTTTCTTGCGATTGATTTGAAACGTTTCAAATCTTTTTGAGAAACATCTTGACCAGCATTTTGTAAACGTTGACCGAATTGTTTAGCAAGTGCACGAGAATTTAAGAATTCTTGACGTGTAGTTTCACCATATTTATCGAAAGCTTGTAAACGTTGTGCAGTTTGTGATGCAGCAGTTTTAGCTACTCTCAATTGAGCATTGATACGTTTAAGTTTTTTGTTAGCTTTACGTTTCAATTCAGCTTTGATTTTCGCAGGTGTACGTTTGTTTTCTTTACGTAAATTTATACGTAATTTAACTTTAGCGAATTTTTCTGATTTAGGGCGTACCCAATTTTCACCAAATAAAATAACTAAATAGATAGCATTTGGAATTTTGGTAGCTGGAAGGATAGCTTTTTCCCATGGAATAGCTACAGATTTCAAATCTTGAATATCTCCTTCGAAATCACCTGTTGCTTGGTCTTTTTGGAAAACAACAACAAGAGCGTTATTTGCTAAATCAAACTCACCAGCAACTTTATCTTGGAATTTAGATACATCGAGAGTTGCTTTTTTCACAAAGTTTTGATAACCAACATAACCTAAAATACGGAAATCTTTAGAAGCTTTTAAAGCTTTAGCACCTTTGGTATATTGTTTAGCGTTTGAAGCCAAAACACCTAAAGAAGCACACAAGTCCGGACGAGTAATGATTTGTTTAATAATCTGTGGTTTTAGTTTGTGTGTTACGAGAACACTTTTTCCCACAACTGCAAGTTGCTCAGCTACATCGAGAGCAAATTGACTTTTAGCATTTGATAATTTTGCCATTTCTAATTTGATTTTTAAAATATTAATAAAAAATTTACGGGTATCTAATATCCAGCATTTGATTGATTATTAGTTACAAATACTTTTTGGACATTAGGTATCACAGGTATATTCATACCCTCTAAATAATCTAAAATACTTTGTAATAAACTTTCTGCAGTACGTTTATCGTTAGTTTTTTCAGATGATTTAGGATTTATAATAGTACTATTATTTGTTGTATTATTTATTGGTTGTGTATTTAATGAATTATTTGAATTTCCATCACCTGTAGAAATTGATTGTTTTTCATAAACCAAACCAATAAGTTCTTTTAATTCTTCAAGAATTTGTTGTAATGTATAAGCATTATTTCTATCGGTTAACTTATACATCAAATTATTTAGTTGTGTTGCTTTTTCGAAATTGATACTATTAATAGCTTTTGACATACTCCAAAAACTATCTCTCAATTCCTTAAGGTTTTTAGATACTTTTTGCCATTTTTGGGAATCAGCTAAATTATCAACAAATTTCATTAAATAATCTGTTGGTAATTGGATAGCCTTTAAATCCCAGAATTTCTTTATGTTGTAGAAAAACTGTCCCATATTCCATGCCGTAGCTGTTGCAACATAAGAATTGTCTTTAGCTTCTTTGGAACCAAATTTACCAAAAACAGTTATATATTCATCTGTAAACAACTGTAAAGCATCAACTGTTTTTCTTGCTTCATCTGGATTACTTAAATATCCTACTTCACTTATTGTTTTGAAAGTGGATACTATTGGTGATATACTATCGTTAATACTTTTCAATAATAAGCTGGCAGCTAAATTCGCTTGACCATTGGCAGATAATTTTGTTGCAACATTTGATATAGTTTCAGATAAAGCTGATAACATCATATACAAATTCTGACCAACAGTTTTCATCATTTCTGGTGTAAACTTACTTGTTTTTGTAAGTACCAATTTACCATCTTTTACTTCATATTCATTAAATTGCATATTAGCAATGTCTGTAAATATTTTTGGTACAACACCTATTGTAGAAACTAATGTAGTTATCGTTTTCAGACCACTTACGAAACCATCACTTGACAATATTTTCTTGTTTTCTTCAAATGATTCAGCTATTTTACGAATTAATATTTTAAACGATTCACCAAAATTATCCATTTGTTCAGGTTTTATCGTTAATTCAGATATTCCCTTTAATGCAAGTGCTGAAAGTAATGCTGTTGATGAAATTGGTAATAAAAGTAACGATTTAGCTGCGGTTTTACCTAAATCCCAGAAACCTAAATCATTAATTCTATCGATAATTTGTTTAAGACCTTGACCGAATTTATAGATATTTGGAACATTTACCGGTATTTTACTTATTAAAGCTATAGTTCCAGCTGATAATAACATACTTAATGATATTGGAATCATCATAGCTGCCTTTACAATAGCTTCACCAAGTTGTATTATACTTAAATTTGTCAATCCGTTCAATAATATTTTTATCGATTCAGTAAAACTTGTTATTTTATCGTTAGAAATTGGTATATATGATATTAATGCAAATAATCCGGCAGTTGTTAACATAGCGATAGATACCGGAATCATTGCTAATGCAGGAATTATCGCTATTAAAGCATAACCAAATACAGAAAATAATCCTAATGATAATATTTTGATACCTTCAATAAATTTAGATAAATTTTCGGTATTCAAATTTATATTATTCATTAATACCAATGATTCAGCAGCTATTATTGTTGTTACAGCCAATGCGATAACAGCAATTGAACCTATAATTATCGGTGTCATCAATACACTCGCTAATGCAAAAACAGCTCCCAATATACCAATAGCTCCAGTAAACATTAATGTATTTTGGAATGCTTGTAAATTAAAATTCTTACCAATTTTATTTAAAGCATGGGTTATGATTAAAAGCGGAATGGACATAGCGAATAAAGCTATTGAACCTTTCATAATAGCTCCAAATAATGTTTTACCAATAATACCTCCAATTACAACTAAACCAATCAAACTTGTAAAATATAATTGTAAATTGGTTTCATTATAATTTGTATTAGATATTAACCACAATAATCCTTGAATCATTAATAAACTTAATGAGAATGTAAATAATCCAGAACCTACTTGTTTTGGAAATAATCTCAAAGTTAATCCTAATAATCCAACGAAAATTAATAGTCTGAAAGCTGGTATCCAATTAATTTCATTGAAAGCATCAATTGTTAAAAGTAATATCGCTAAACCAATTGAAAAACCAAATAATCCTTGTGGTTCTCTCGGTTTTCCACCTTTACTTAATTTATCGAGAATAATAAATACTGTCGATAAAGCAACAATAAACATTATTACCTGTAATGCACCATTCCAACTTAATTCATTGAAAGCATCAATTGTTAGTAATAAAATAGCCAATCCAAGAGCGAAACGTAAAATAGGTGGTGTTTGTTTCCTTCTTCCTTGTAAATTCCGATTTATATTTCGGTTAAATGTAAATGAACCGTTAGTTCCATCTAATTTTTTAAGTACGAACCCTAAAGTTAGTAATAAACCTGTTAATACAGTAAATCCAGCAACTATAGATTGCCAAGAAGCAGTTGAAAATATATAAACCAAAACACCAACACCTAATGCTAATGATATGATTGATTTGGCAATTACCGAAATATAATTACCTTCAACATTTACACCAAAACTGGATGATGCTCCACCTTTCAACAAGAATTTTAAAGCAACACCAATCCCAACAATAGCTCCTGCAACAACCCAAACAGCTTGTACGTCAATATCTGTTAACATATCAAAACTGAATGTAAACAACATAAATGCAAAACTGAATGCTATCATTTGTAATGGTGTAATTCCCTTATTGAATAATCTGAAAGATAAAGCTAAACCAGCAATAAATGGTGGTAAAATCATTGCCGAAGACCAACTTACTTTCTTTAATTCAAATAATGATAGTGATATTAAAAATAATGAAAAACTTAATGTTGTAAGTAATCCGAGTTTTGTTTTAGTCCATAATCTAAATGTTAAACCTAAAGATGCAATAAATAGTGGAAATTTACCTATCGTACTCCATGCAACTTCTCCAAATTTCTTTAATGAACCTGCCATTGAAAGTAAAGCAAAAGATAACGTAATAATCAAAAATGCTGTTGAAAACTTACCTTTTTCGGATATAAATCTAACCGAAATACCTAAAGCAACAATAGATAGAGTTAATTTGGCAACACTATTCCAATTTACTTTATTCACAAGATATAAACCAAGAGATATTGCAGCTACAGCAAATCCCATTTCATGTAAAATATCTGGAATATTTTTTAATATGAAAAATGTTTTGATAATACCAACAGTTTTGAAAGCTTTAACTATTGACATAATAAATGAACCAACAGCCATAGAAAGTAGTTTAAGAGCTATTACTGCTTTGGTAACTGCAACTAAATTTACGAAACCAAATAACATAAATGCTCCAGCTAATGCCGTAATCCCTAAAGCTACTTTAAATGATTTACCAGCTAATTTATTCAATGTTTCAATCAATCCCTTCAAGAAATCAGAAGTCTTTTGAAACTGTTCTGGCTTCATTCTCACTAATTGAAGAATATTCCATAAAGTTAAATTTAGTTTCTTAACATCTTCGATTGATTTTATTTCTTTCAAGAATTCTATATGTATTCTTGTTCTGGATTTATCGAGTTTTAAATAATTGTTAGCGAATGCTTTAGATATATCGAAAAATTTCTTACTTACATTTTGAACTCCACTTTTTACAGTTGCACCAATATTTTTAGCTATGGATTCAAGAGCTGGTACTGTTTTCTTTTTCTGAACAGTATTAATTTCTTGAACCATAGCTTGTATGGAAAATAATGGATTTAAAGCTTCTGTATTAGTTTGCATCTAATTTTTACGACAATTTATGTAAATTATTTGGAGTTTACGACAATTTATTTACAAGTGTTTTATTTTTGGTAACCACTTTTTTAACAAATGATTGTAAATCTGTTAAAGTATCGGTTAAAACTGTAATATCTGTAGTTTGAATTCTCCATTGATAATCTATATCGGAAACTACTTCATTCATTTCAACTACCAAATTTTGTGTTACAGTACCTTTCTTACCAGATATTGTTATTGTAACTACCAAACAAGCATCGTTTAATACATTTAACGAATAACTTACACCTCTAGATTTTATTGATGATAATCTGGAATCTACAGACCTTACAAGTTTATCAATTCCAGCTCCTGAATGTCTAATTATTTCCATCTTATATATTAACTTAAATAATTAACCAAATCTTCGAAATTTTTACTCGAATATTGTTCTTTCTTACCATTTTGTTTATATAAATGTAATGTAAACATATATGGTCTGGAATTATAATTTCGTTCTTTTCCTTGACGAGATAATACTGTACGTTTACGATTTTGATATTGTGATTTGTCAGATACACCTTGTTTTTGATAATATTCATCAGTAGTTATGAAATCTCTACCGGAACGTTTATCACCTCCAATTACTTGTACAGCAGAATATATCAACAACCATTTTTCGTAAGTTTCAGAAGTACCAACAATAGCTTCAGCAGCATATTCACCATTAATTCTATCATCAATTTCTTCTCTTGATATTGTACCCAAAATATCTAATTGTTCATCAGATAAATCTTGCTCATCTTTCAAACCCAATATCCTATCGAAAGCTTTCTTAAGATTAGTATATTTGAGTTTTTTATACATCAAGAAATATTTGTTATCATCTTTATAAGCTTCTGTATCGTAATGTTTATTCCAATCAAAATAATTAAACCAATCATCTAACATTACTAAAAAGTTATCAGACATTAATCGTTTTAATTCTACAGTACCTTCTATTAATGATACACCTTTCCAATCTCTTTCAATTAGTGATTTCGCAAATACTTTGTATGAATCAGTTTCAGGTAAATATTTAATACCAACCATTAACCAATAATATTTGTTTCCTTTACCTATAATAGCGATACCATCAGGAAGTAATTTAATTTTGTACAAACCTGTTCTGGCAATTTTTTCGGCTAATTGAACATAAGGTACTGGATTTTCCAAATTATCTATTTTAAATTTAGTAGCTGTAAATCCTTGTTTATAATAATTACTGATAATTTCGACAATTAATTTATCATCGAATTTTAATTTATAAACAGCTTTATCTGCACCTGATTGGAAGAATAATATAACATTATTTGGGTCATCATCAATTAAAGATAAACAAATACGGTTATATTTTTTGGTTGAAGTTTTTGATTTGAAGTTATATGATTTACTGTAAAGTTTAAATTCACTTGATTTCAACGCATTCTTGTTGGTATTAGCGATATTTCGTAAATCCATTGCTCTGTGAATAACATCACCACCTGATAAATCTTTAATATCAGTAGCTAATTGACTTAATCTTACCGAACCCTTTACAGTAACTTTTGTTTTTGTATATCCTGATTTATCTTTACCAACAGTAATTTGAACATCTTCAATACTTTTAATTGTATCACCATCTGGAATTTCAGGTAATACTTTATCGATAAGTACTTCAGCTGTTTTGGTAATATCTACTTCATCAGGAATATCTGTTTCAACTACTTCTTTTATAGTTTCGTTGATTTCTTCTTTTTCTTCTTCATTGGAAGACCTAAATGTAGAAGCAAGAAAATCCAACCCAAACATAGATTTAGTTTTCTTCTTTTCATTATTACTTTGAATCTTATCAATTACGGTATTTTCTACATCTAATTGAATAGGTTCTGGAATAATAATTTGTTCAGATTTAGGTGATTGTTGAATATCACCCAAATCCAAACTTTGTAAGTTATCAAAATCTATATTGGTTGAATTTAATGTTGATTTTTTACGTTTCTTAACTATATTTGATAAAGAAATTTCTTGTTGTTCCATCATTATTTAAATTTTGACATTTTTGGCATTTTAAACGAGGATTTCATTTGATTCATCATATTCCGTTGATTACTCATCATTTCTTCAGATTGTTTCTGAACATCTGGATTTTCACCATTTTCTCGTTTATTCTCTGCTTCTATATATCGATTCAATGCCTTACTTAATTTGTTAAATTTATTAAACGGCATATCCTTGATAACATCATAATTATTACTTGTCCGTGCGGACATTATTATAAATTGGTCATATAATAAATCTTCAGGAACTATAGATTTAAGATATATTTCTATTAAATCTGGAAATACATTTGTTGATAGCAATTGAAGACATTCACTATACTCCGAAAAGTTCTGACAAACTTTCTGTATCGTCAAATATTTTTCTCCAACCCATTGGAAATTTGATAAGAGCCTCCTCCTCAGACTCTTTATAAGTATAAGTTATTTTATCGTAATTTGTCAAATTCAATGAATTAGCGATTGTTATGTATGCTTTATATAATTCGGGATTCTTTTTAATACCGATATATTTCATTTTCAAAGATTGTATATTCTCTTCACCTGTTTCAAATAAATAAGGTAATATCAATAAGAATTTTTTATCGATTGAACCTTTATCACCTGAATTTTTAGATTTCTTACCATTTTGAGCATTATCAATTTCTTTATAAGTCGCTAAAATGTATTTGAAAATCTTTTGTGATAGATTTACAGTTGGGATATAAAACTGAATTGGTGTTTCAATTTTTGGCATTTTCAATGAAAATTTACGTCCATCGAAACTTTCAATTAATTTTTCTGTCAATTCAGGATATTCTAATGATACAGAAGTAAATGATATTTCTACAGTTTCATTATATGTTTGGTTAATTACAGAATATTTGATAGGTGCATTATCTTCAAGATATGATTCTCTCAATTTTAAGAAGAAAAACATCTTTTCACCATCATTTAATTCTCCAGAAGATACTTGTTTTTTATTTTCAACATCATAAATTATATAACATTTTCTTACTAATTCAGATATAGCATTAACAATACCTGCTTGGTCATCTTCATTTACTGTTGAAAAATCAGCAATTTCATCTGGTGTTGGTACTCGATAAGCTATTTGCCAATTTTCAGGATATAACATACCATTAAATGGTAAATCAGATTTATCAATTTTCTTGTATAAATCTGTCATCGTTGATTGTTGTTTGGTTTCTTCAACAACTTCCGTATTGATATTATCTGTATTATCTTGAAGTTGTTTTAATGCTTCTAATTTTTGTTCTTTTTCTTTTGCCATTTTTATTATGAAAATATTTTATCAAAGTTAATATTTTGATTAGACAGATTTTCGGAACTATCTCCATTTTCTTCCGTTCCGAAAATCTTATCTAATCGATGAAAGTCAGTAATCTCTTTTTTTAAGTACATACCGGCATAACGATTTTCATCATATATATTAATACCTTTCTTTTCTAAAATTTCAATTGTTCTTATCGCATCTTCACGATAATTTTTAACTTCTTCGTTATTTGAAAATTTTATGTTTTCATCGATAATGTTGTTATCGTTTTCAGTATTATTTAATATATTTTGATTATCTCGTTTTTTAAATGCCATAATATTTAAAATTCAAAATTTTTATCTAACAATTCTTTCCAATATTCTTCATGATAATCACGAGAATATGAAAGCACTAATAATAACAAATAATGATAATGATTATAATTTTCGATTTCTAAATTACCTGCAAGTGTATAAAGATATGGTGAATCATTTTCATCTTCAGGTTCTTGGTCCATATCAAAACCATAATATTCATCAACATAATCTTTAAACAGAATAATCAGATAATCGTATAAATTATCATATTCTGTATACTCACCTTTCTGAACTGAACGTTCAATATAACTGTAGAAATCATCGAAATTGAAATCTTCCGTTATATGTGTGATAATATCTTTATCTTCCATAATTTATTAATTATTTTCAATTAATAATGTAGTATATCGGGTTAAATCTTCTAAATCAAGAATTTCTTCATTTTGAATCATATCCCAAATTTGGTCTTCTGAACGTCTATCTACTGAATATGTTTCACTGATGTAATTAAATAATGTATCTTCAGCATATTCAACATCTGAATCATAATTTAAATAATCACCATCTATTACAGAATTTTGTAAATATTCAAAAAATTCTTCAGTATTAAATTCATCTAAAATATAACTATAATCTTCCATATTTTTTATGTTTAAGTAAAAATCCGGTAATATTTTACAATAAATAATAAGCAATAACCAATGAAAAAAATCACATATTACCGGATTTTAGTGTTTATAAATGTATAATTAAAATTGATTTCCTGCTAATCGAGGGTCATTCGTTACATCAGATACATAATCAGCATTGAAAGTAACGTTTAATTCTGTCATATCATGAGTTTCATAAGAACTTACTTGGTCTTCGAAATCATTCATAGGAAACACATTGTGTGCAATACGTCTCCAGAAAACAGTACCATCTCGATTAAATTTTTCAACCACTAAATTTGCATTAGCATAGTGATTTTTGAGATGTTTTTCACCAGTTAATGGATTATATTTTTCTCGAGACCATTTAACTAAAGCGTTATATACAAACATTCGAGAATCATTATCCAAGAAATTAAAGAAACCTACTTCAATTTCATAGAATGTTTCTTTTTCATTCGAATCGTATCTGAATTTAGTTGTTTTGTAACCGCCTTCAATAACGTTTCCAGCTTTTTCCATAAACAAGTTGTTTACGTTTTTTACATATTCTGATAGGAAACCATAATCTCCCAATTTATCATTCAATGTACCTAACAAAACAAAATGTGCATTAAAATTACTGGCAACAACAGGTTCATATTTATTTACTGCCGCTGTTGAATTGGTAACATGCGGATATAAAGTCTTTGCCATTTTATTTCAATTTTTATCTTTGATATAATTTGTAAGTATCTGGATTATTTTTGATTTTATCTATTTTTTGAATACAATCATATCCAGCATTACAATATTCTTTGATTATAGCACGGATTTTAAAATTAAATGCAAAACTTGATGATGCAATAAATTGAATCATACTTGCAATGGATTTAATTGGTATACCGTTTATATTATATTTCAAGCTATCACTATAAATTTGTGAACTGAAAAATTCCAGCATTCCATTCGTATAATTCATATATAAATCGTTTGAAGTACCTTCATTAAGGAATTTTTGAACTTCAACTGATTTATTAAATAATATCGAATTATAGGCCGAAGATAAGATGTTTTGCAATAACAGATTACCTGCGGTATTGTATCTATTTACTTTTTCACGTGATATAAACTCTAATTCATTACTATTTTGAGACATATAGTAATTGATGATTATCATAAAATCAAATATCAATCCTTGTATATCTATAATTAATGGTTTAACACTTGAAAAATCTTTATAAATAGGGTTAATTGGATTACCAGAAATATATTCATTTAAAATAATTGTATGATAACTGTTATCAACAAAATTTATAGCTGTCTCATATTGTATATCATATAATTTTTTATCTATGAATTGGAGTATATTTACATAAGCTGATTTTAAATGATATGAAGTTCCCCATCTTCTATCGTTTTTAGCGAGTATTGTCTTTAAATCTGTAAGTGATTCTTTTAATTCTTGTATCTGATTTTCAGATTTTGGTAATAAATCATCTCTTAAAGGTTTAAGTACATTATCAACAACAGATAAAAACTGAACCGTATCAATTTTATTATCATTAGCTTTAAGTAAATTATTGGTAAATTTTATATTACCAGATGAAATTTCATTTATATCATCTTTATTAAACTGAAAACTCTTTACTTCAGCTTTTTCAAGAGTTTTCAGTTTTTCAAGAATGTTTAAATTTTCTTCAGATGATAATCGTCGGAAGTTTTCATCATTTTTGATACCAATTCTATCACAAATTTCTTTGATAATTGTGTTCCTATTGGATGAATTTTGAGAAAAGTATTCCATACGATTTTATGAATTTAATGTTAAAAATTAATTGATGTTCAAATCAAATACAATTTTATCAAGAGCATTGATATTAGTGTATTCGATATAAATTAGTTTAATTTTTTGTTTAGCAATATCTTTGGTGTTATTTTCAAAGTTACATTGAACAACAGGATTTGCTTCAATTGCATTTTGTAAAGCTAAACTATCCATAAAATCTTTTACTTTCACTTCAGTTTGGAGATACTCATTATATGTACCTTTCTTGAAGTGTTCATCTCTCGCCATATTATAGAGAGATTCTTTAATATATGCAAGTAATTCTGAATTATGGATTTGACTCAAAGATGTACGTTTTAACTGACCAGTTTCGTTACCAAATACAGTAAATCCTTTCTTATTTTTGATAATTGGATTACTATGGAATTTCTCCAAAGCTCTTCTTTCATTATCATCTGGATTCAAAGGAATACCATTAATTTGTAAATAACCTGTTTCGTTAGCTATAACGTCCCATGGATAAGTTTTAGCAATAAATTTATTTGAAATATAAACAGCAGATGGTATTTCTGTTTTTCCATCAGTATCAAGTACTGAACCGAAGAAATAACACATTTCACCGCCTTTTTCAAATTTGGTTAAGAATTTTGTTGATAATTGTTCATTACCACCAGTTGCAACATAACTCAAATCAAAAACATCATCAGCAGATTGTTTAAATAATGGATTAGATGAACGTGCCATATCTTTTATGAAAGGTTCATTCACAATAGCTCTGACGAATTTATTTGCTTCTTTATCAAGATAGTAACATAATTCACCAAATTGATATTTATAACCTACTTCAATAAATGATTTGAAGCAATCAACTAAATAACGAACACCATCTAAACTTTTGAATCCTTTTTTAATTGATGGTGATAACATCAAATCAAGAATTTCTTTCTGTCTGGTTGCAGTACCATCTGTAAATTGTTCAGCTCGTTTAACATAAGCTTTCAAATTTGTAAATGTTACCAAAGAATTAGTTTCTTTCAAACCTTTATACCATACTATTTTTTGTACAGTATCAGGAATTAAACCATTAAATTCGTAAGTAGCTAATTCAGTAGTATATTTATGGTCAGTTTGTGTTGGGTGAGTTTTGGTTACATCTTGATGGTCAAGTAGCTTTTGAACAGTTAACCAAATAGATTTACCATCAGTTGTTTTAACTAAAATTGTTGAACCAACTTTTAAACCAAATATTGTAGGTAAAACCAATTTATTCTTTTCTTCGTTAGATTTGAAGATACTTCCAGCACCAAAATCTAATTCAAAACCTCCAAAATCAGTTAATTTAATTAATGTTTTATGTGTATTTTCGGTTATTTCATTTTCATCTTTCAAATACTTAACATTAATTTTCAAAGCAGTATTGGCTTTTACAACAGTTGATAAATCCTGTGTTCCATCAAATGCTTGTGCCGTAATTGCTTGTAAACGGTGAGATAGATATAAACCGGTAGATTTAAGTGAAAAATCATCTTGATAAACATCCTGTAAATTATGGTTAATTACAGGTCTATCTTGTAATGATTCCAATTCTAACAAATCAGTATTGATACTACAAATTAAACCAGTACTACCATATTTAGCATTAACTACATCATTAATAGATATTTCATCACCAAATTCAGATTTCAAATTAGGAATCAATGAACCAGTCATTTTACTAACAAATCCAGATTCAGGAATTTTAGATAATCTTTCTAAATCATCTGTTGAAATTAAACCAGTCGAATTGAATAAGTTACCATAATATCTATTAGTAGTAACTGTTGCTGTATCAAATTGATTATTAAATACCCATACAGTAACCATTGTATCTTTTACTTTCAATGAATCATCAGCAACTAAAGCTGGATATTCATCGATTTCAAGTTTAGTCTGAGTTAATGTATTTTCACCTTCCTGAGTTAAAGTTTCATACTCAGATTTTTTAGCTACAGTAACAAAAATAGCGATATTACTTGAACCGATATTACCAAAATTCAAATAATGTTTGTTACTTAACTTTTCGATGATATTTTCTGATTCCTGTTTCCATAAACCATCTTTATTGAATAAAGCTGTGTATGGAACAGATTTAGTTTCTTGTTCACTATTGGAAGCGGACAAACCGAAAATATCACTTTTATCATTTTTATCTTCGAATTTTCTTAAGTTAACAACGAAAATAGATGAAGTTTTTAAGGCTTCTAAACAAGTTTTGATAGAATAATTACCTTGTTTTTCTTGTTTTCTATTTCGTTTTCCGAAAATATTTTCAAAACCAGCAATTGCACCTTGTTTAAAGAATACAGCAGTATTTACTGGTCCATTTTCAGAATTTATAAAGAATAATCGAAGATTTGAAGTCTGTTCGATTTCAGGAACAGAAGAATTATCTGTTACAATAAAATATGTACCAGCAGCTTTTGAAGCTATTTCTCGTAATTCAAATCTCATCTTTAAAAATTTAATTTATTTATGATATATATTATTTATGGATATTAAAATTTCTTTAATTTTTAATTTCATGTGCCTCTCGAAGTTTCTTCAACAACATTTTTTGATTGTTAAATTGTGTTGTACCGTAATCTTCAGTAATAACCTCATTATTTTCCAATAATTCAGGTTTTGTTATTACTTCGGTTCTCATTTTCTTCAATACTTGTGGTATGTTTTTATATGTATTTTGAAGTTCTTTCACTAATCTCATGTGTTGATTCATCAAACTTGTATATGTTGAAATCATCGCATAATCTTCAGCTTGAACAGCATTAATTCGGTGAACTATATTGTTAAGCATTTGTCGGTTTATATCAACCAAACTTAACATGTCAGCTAAATTCTCAAGTTGTAATTGAGCTACATCTTTTACATATTGTGCATGTTCTTCAGATAAATCTAAATCATCAAATTCAGTTATTAATTTGTTGATTTTCTGAACATATTTTTTAGCGAAAGCTTGATGAGTCTTATCGGTTTTGACAATATCAATCTTATCATATTGTGCAACTACATTAAAATCTGATGATGTTGACGATAAATTTGATAAACCACCACCTTCATAAGCTGTTAGTTGTAAAACTTCACCAAAATCTTCATTATTTTCGATTAAAGAATTATCATTATATGATGTTATTTCTTCGTATTCTGTATATTCTGACATAATTATTTCGATTATAAATTAGTTTTACCCTTAATTACAGGATTTACATTATCTTGAATTAATTTTTCATCATCTAAATACAGATATATATCATTTAAAAGATATTTACCACCAGAAAATTTCATATTTCTAATATAGTATTTTAGATTCGATGAAATATAATCTTCGATTTTCACAATATATATTAAATTGAGAGGTTGAATTTTTCTGCCTTTTTCTAACTTAAATAATTTGACGATATATTGTATACCTTCAATATTGTTGTTAAATGTTGCTTCAATTACAAATTGATAGAATTCTTGCTCATTTAATTTATATTCAGTTATTTCTTTCTGTTTTTGATTGATGTTATCGATTAAAACAATATGATTTTGTCTATTGATTTTTATGGTTAACCAATTATCAAAATCAATTATTTCACCATTAAATTTTTTAAGTATACATATATTACTTACAAATTTGAAAGATTTTTCGAACCAATTTCGTTTATTTACACCTTTACCAATTTGATAAGTCATAGCAACTACATTATTATCAATACTGGAAAAATTATACATTGATACAGGGAAAGCATTATATTCTGGATTTACAGATACAATATCTATTCGTTTATCATAAAATTCCCTAAAGTATTCAGATTCTTTTACATCAACATAATGGGTACTATCTATAGCTTTATTGGAATACGATTCAGTTACGGTTTGTTGTTCTTCATTAACTTTTACTTCGTAATCATCATCGTAAAAACTATTTTCTGTTATATCTTCCAAAAATGGTATATTTGTTAATTCATCGTAATTATAACTAATACTTGAATCATCTTCGAATTTAGTGAAAAATACTTCCCACCAACCTACTTTTCCCATAAAACCATTTTTAGGTTGAACTGATGAAACTCGATACATTTTATTCATCATAGGGAAAAATATGAAATCTTTCTGTAAAGGTATTTCATCTTCTCCGAAAGCTTGTCGAAACATAGAATCAACTACATTTGTAAAAAATTCACCTTCCAATTGTATATCCCATTCAGTATAAACAGACCTATCTTGTGGTACTTCATTATTCGGTAAAACTATATTTATTCGTTTTATCGAAACAACATCTTTCAAAAAATTATTTACAAATGTATGATTAGTTTCTTTGGGTGATGTGTGAAACCAAATAACTGTTAAACCATACATTTCAGATATAGCTCGACATTGATTAATCCAATTTTTCACACTTACAACATTACCATCATAAATATTCCATTTCGGATAATTATTTATTTGATTTGATGGATTATATACCGATGAATCTATAACTCTCCAATCTATTAATGTACCATCATATTTCAAAGATTTCAATACACCTACATTAATTGTAGTGTTTGGGTTGTTTTTATCTACTGTTAATTGTTTAGTCTGTTGTAATTTATAATGATTTATTTCATCAAATTTGGAATGAAAGTTTATCGAAATATATACATCTAATTTCGGTAAATTAAATAATTGGTGTAAATCAGGAAAATCATCTTTACCATATTCATCAGACCAATTTTGATAATCAAATGAATAACTAAATTTGTAATCAAAATACTCTTCGAAACTTTCAGTAAAATCAAGTACTAATTTGTTTATACTGAAAGTCTCAAAGGGCTTTTGAATATATAAAACCGTATGATTCGTTATGTAATAAATTCTTTCGTTATTCATTATTTACCGAAATAAATTAAATATACTAATTCAAAATATGCAGGTCTGTTATCATATTGTTTTTGGTCTGAAACTTCTTTATAACTCGCTTCACTAGTTTTTTGCCAATATCTTTGACCTAAAAAATAATTTGAACTTAATCTAAATACATCTTTCTCAGGATTCCAAACATCACCTTTATTTTTAGGTTCAGAACGACTAAGTTCAGTATAAGTTTCAGGATAAACTCGTCTGTTTTCACTAAAATTATCTGTTATTGCTTTCCTATAAAAAGCATAATTATCATGTTCACCATTTGCTCTACCATCACCGGGAATATTAATAATATTAAATCCAGCCATATCACCTCCAGATTTACTATTTCTGTTATCTGTTATTACTGTATCTTGATATGAATGGTTATGATTCATATTTACGAACATCTTGTGACTATGTGGTGGTAATTGATTCCATTTAATTTTACTAAAGTTTTCACCGCCTTTTTCACCGAATTGATAGTCATCTTGTGTAAAAGCTTCCATATCTTCATTGGAAACATCACTACCCATTATGAATCTATTTCTTAAATCTGGTGTTTTCATATTTACACCATTAATTGTTACAGTAGTTCCATCACATAAATACCAACCATCAGGAATATCATTCTTTGTAAAACCTAATTGAGTATTTGATGGTAAGAAATTATTTCCAGCCCATGTTATAACTGTACCAACAGGAATACCAGCTGTACCAATAGAAACTATACCATTTGAATCAATCTGTAATAAACCGGCTTGATTACCTTGTGGACGAATAATAATGTTATTATCATTGAATTCAACTTTCTTACCATTATTTGTCCAACTAAAGGTTTTCAATACATTTAGCAATTTCGGTTTAATCCAATCTTCTATTGTACCAGATTGCCACTGAGATTTAGTGTAAAATTCTCTCCAAACACTATTTAATTTACCAACAATAGCAGATATTTTTCTTAATACTGAGTTTAATGTCTTACCTGATATAACTGAGTTTTCATCAGATATAATAACACCTACATCTTCTGTTGCTGTTTCATTAAATATATTATCTGTAAATTTACGTGATACTACTTGTTTATTTGATACCGATAAAATACCATCATTATATTGCTGTAAATATAATTGATTATGTAAATATGTGGGTTTATACATTCGAATCTCGCTTGGACTCAACAATAAACTATTTTCATATAATACATTACTTGTACCAGAAATTGTTATATTAACATTTGATAACTTAATTTCTTTCGGTGATGTAGATAATGTTGGTGTTTTCCAATCATCTTTCGTGTAATAATCGGATTTTATCTTATTAATCAATTTGTTGATTTTTGTCGTAAGATAATTAAAATATTTTGATGATAATATTTTATTTTCCGATGATATATCACTATTAACGTTTATTTGGTTGAATAATTCTAATTCGGTAGAGGTAATATCTGAATTTTCAAGACTATATGTGTTTACGATTTTACCTGTATTATCAGTAACTAATACATTATTTTTGAAAGATGTAAGTGTTAGATTTTGACTGATAATAGTATTCGAACCAAAATTTACTTCATTAGATTTAATTATGTTATTACCGATTTGTAATTGTTCAGATAAAACAAGTTTTGGTATAACACCAGTTGTGAAATCTTTTTTAGTCCAATAGTCTTGTGATACTTTATTTATCAAAATATTCACCTTTTTAGTTAGTAATCCAAAATAATTAGATGTAACTAATTTATTTTCTGATGAAATAGATGTTGATATTTGATTTAATGGGTTATCTTCTTTTATTTCGTAACCACCTTTTTCTATCGAATATTTTTTGAGTACAATACCATCATTATCAGTAACCAATACATTATCAATATAATGTGTATATTGTTCGATAAATGATGTATTTACTGTTTTTGAATCTGTTTTTTTATCTTTTGGTCCGAGATATAACTCGTAAGTTTTCTTATCAGGGGTGAATTCACCAGTTCTTATTAGTTTCGAATTGATATTTAAACCAATAAATAAATCATGAGATACTTCTACATTTCTTTCGAACTTAGCATTTTTATCCCAATTTAAATATTCGTTATGTAATTTTAATGTACCTTTCTCATCTGAATTGAGACCTACATTTGATTCGATAATAAATTCGTTATCATAATTTCTGAATATTCTGCCAAATGATTTAAAATTCAAAGCATCTCTGTAACCAATCATTAATCCAGAATTTAAATCATTCTGTAAAACAACCATTGTCGGTTCATTACCAACACCGGGAGAATAATCAGATATTAATGTTTTGTTTAAATCTGTACCGAAAGTGTTTTGAAGTATTTTGATATATTTATTTACAGAACCTAAAATAACTGTAGATTTTTGTTCATCATTAGTTAATATATCAGATGAATAACCAATATATTTATGAGTCAAAACTTCAATACCTTTTTTATTACCTTTGATATAAGGTTCATATACAGATTTACTGGTAATACTATTGGTTATAAGTGTATTGGAAACATCTTGATAATTCTTTGCATGAGATAAATATGAATGAAAAATATTTTTGATACTTTTAATTTTCTCATTATTCAAGATAAAATTATCAACATATTCTTTTATGATTTCCTGAATATCTTTGTTATTACCGTAATTCGAATCAAATGCGATATTTGTATCTTCAAATTCTACACCATTAAAAGATAATAATTTAGTGTTGGTGAGTACAATAACATCACCAACTACTAAATCAGTTGTATTCAAAGCATTTAAGAATTTTTGTTTATCAGCAGAATTTACATTACCTGCTGCTAATTTTCTATTGATAAACTCTAAATCAATTAATTGTGCAGAATTAATTTCATTAGGATATTCTTGGTTGAATAGTGTATAATTGACAAATAAAAATCTAATACCTCTGGTACCTTTTATACCTGTTTCACCTTTTTGTCCTTTCTTTCCCGGAATACCTTTGAAGAATGGTGAATTTTCAAGCACAGCAAAATTATAGTTAATTAATTCAACAAATTGTTGTAAATCAACATATTCAATTTTCTTTAATGTTTCTATTTGATGTGGCATCTTATCTTCTTCTGAAAATTAATTTAACCGGACCAACATAATTTACTACATTAACTTTATAATCTTGTAAATTTATGAATTCCAATCGTTTATTATCTCGAATATCTATTACTTCATTTAATTCATAAATGGTAAATAATTCTTTTATGAAAGTTTCAAATATATATTCATCAATATTTTTGTTAAATTGTTGAATATATGTTTCGTTTTTATTTTGTAATATAAGTTTATCAATTAATAATTGTGATTTAATTAAATCGTAATACATTAAATCATTACTTTTATCGTCTATTACTGTTTCAATTATTATATTATCGTAAACTACAAACATAGATGAAAGAATATTTCCAAATACTTCTTTATATATTCCGGTAGCAGATACATTCTCACCACCGTAATTTAAATCAAATATGGAATATAACGAATTAATTTTATATTTTGGTACTGTATTTAGATATAATTGTTTTTGGAATTCATATTCATCAGTACATTGTGTAAGTAACGGTTGATACCAAGTAGATATTCGTTGTATACGATTTATTGATTCATTCCAAATAACTACATTTAAATCAGGGTCAAATACATCAATTTTAACGAATCTATCCTGAATATTACTTATTGGAATTGAATTCGATATACTATATTTTTCCAAATGATACAATAATAAATCGTTGAATAATTTATTACTTGATAATGTTGCTTTCATTTGAATATTAATACTTGATAATTCTCGTATCAATAACCATAACTGATTTCTTTCGAATATAGATATATCAGAATTCTTTGCATTATAATCTATATCATCTAAATATCTCGTAAATATATCGTTTACAGATGGTAATAAATTGAATTCAGGAAATGTAAATATCGATTTATTTGTTTCCAATTTACCTTCCGAATTAACTTTGGTTTCAGAATGATAATTCCAATATTCTCGTTTTAATGAAAATTCGTAATTATTATTGAGAAATTTAAGTTTGATTTGATTTCCGGTTTGAGGTATGATTATAGTTTTATTGATTACTTGGTTATTCAAAAGTCTTTCGGTTGAAACAACATCATGATTATCATTAATTACATAATAATCAGAAATACCATTATTATCAATTTCCACATAATAATCATTCGAATCAAAGAATTTTACAACCAAATCTTCAGCCCAAATATAATCACTTGTTACCTGTTGTATATTTTTGATAGTATATTTGATAGATAAATAATTGAAAGAATTACCGTATTTATCTTTTACGGTACTATACAAATAATATGTGTAATCTGAACCAATTGTGGAATCAATAGTTTCGTTTAAATCTTTAGTAAATGTTGTTAACGATTTTTTAATAGCAATATACCATTTACCGGTAACATCATCATATACTTTCCAATCTTTTAATACAGTACCATTCCACATAACTGGTATTTTGGAATCACAAATCAAAAGACCTCCGTAATCAAAATCAAATATATTAGTACTGTTACCATTATATGTTTTATTGGCATTGTAAATAAATGATAAGTCCAAAAATGGTTTATTTGTTTCGATACCACCTTTAATTATATCAACAAAATCCAGATATTTATTTATTTCCAGATATATCGTTTTATTTGTATTGTCAACGATAAATTTATAATGTAATTTTGGATTAAGTATATTTTGATGATTTAAATATACAGCAAAATTATAATTGGCATATAGTGCTGGTAATCTATATTTTACACCTAAAAATACTGTTTCGCAATATAAACTATTTTCGAATGAACGAATCAATCTTGATGTGATTTGCGGTTTATCTTTAAAATAACGTTTATCACTAAGTAATTCATCATATTCTGTTTTAATGAGGAACCAATGATATTTATATTCATCATTTTCAAGATAATTATAATTTATCAGATTAGATTTTTCATACCATCTTTTATCTATATTGAATATAACAGGATTTTTATGAGTACCAACACCAACAGAATTAAACATAATAGATTGTATTTTGGTACTATTATAATTTTCTGTTTTTATTTCGGATATATGTTCCATTTGTTCTTCGTTTACAAAAGGAAATTTATCTTCTGAAATTATAGATTTTTCATATAATTTAAGGTTATCTTCGAAATCAGTACTAACTCTAGGAAATATTGATTTCAGAAAACCAATATAATTTAAATTGTTATATTGTTTTTCGGTTGATAAATAATCATTGTATTTTAACCAAGGAATAGGTTTGAATTGAATCAGTTTTGATTGTTCCTTACCATAAATCGATATAATGTTTAATTTATCATTATTTATATTATCAGTATTTTTAAACCGTAAAAATGGATAACCATCAAAATAAAACTTATCGATAATCTCCAACCATTCATTATTCAACTTAACTTTGTTGATTTTATTGAATTGTTCTTTTTCTATTTCAGAAGTTATTTTATAATCTTGGTTACTTATCTTTCTAAAATATTTTGTATCATCTAATAATCTAAAATTATTTGATAATTCTACATAATATTCTTCAACAAATTCATCTACTTCCGAAAATTCCATAATCACTTCAATAGATTTATTTGTACGATAACGATTATTTAACTGAAAATAAAACATATTGTTAGTTTCCAATGATATTTTATTCAAAGCTTGTTTGATAACACTAAATACATTATTTCCTAATTTAAAATCTGATTCGGAAAATTCATATTCGTAAATAATACTGTTATCTTTATGATGTATCCTTATGAAATCACCTGAATTTAATTGTTTCAAATCAAATCTAATCTGAGGATTTCTCAAAGAATAATTAGTGATAACAACATTATTTATTATTGTATCGTAGAATTTAGGGTTATTTTGGTTTTCAATTAATTCATTATTAGATTTTATTCTTACGAAATCTGGTTTATCTTCTTCGTTAATAAAATATCTGATAGTAGGGTATTCCAAATTTGTGAAATCGTATAAATATTTACTGTAAAAACCATAAAAATTTTGATAAAAACTTGATTGGTAACCTTTAAGTGATAATTTATAATCGAATTCGAACTCAATATTAATAAATCTGGGATATATAATATTAAATTTTTGATAAGCTTCTAAAATCCTTGAATTAACATAATTAAAATCGGTTTGATTTGCTTGTAAATACTTTAAATCGTAATACTTCTGAACAAAACATTCTTCCATAATACCATATCCTTGTAACATTAAATATGAATCTTCGAAAGAATTAAAAAACATATTTTGGTTATCTCGAAAAGTATTGTTTATCTCATCAAATATCTTAATCAAACCAATTTTATTTAAATCAACATAATGGAATATTGATGCCTTATTGTTGATATTGGGATATTTTGATTTTTCGAAATGATTTTTAGTACCGAAATCAGTTAATGTATTAAATACAAATACTTCCGGATATTCATTTTTATTATCCGAAAGATATAATGTTGTATGATAACTTAATGATTTATTGTTTCTGAAACCACCATATCTCAATTTATGATTATCAATAGGTGATGTATTGGTTTTTAAAAAATTAGCTACTTGTGGTAAAAATAATTTTTGATTGTCTATTGGTTGTCTTCTACCATTATAATCATCTAAATATAATTTACCATCAATTGTAACAAATATCTTATATTTACCAGTTAACGAAACAGGAGAGATTGGAACCACTCCTGTTTCGTTTTCAAATATATTGCTTTTACTAATCATCTATTTAGATTTTATGGTTTCAATTTCAATTCGTTTTCCTTAACATATTGTGCTGTTACCGAATTTACATTTAATTTTTCAATTGGTTTCACAACAGGATTTAATTTTGCTGAACATTCAACATCAAATTGAAATACTTGATTATTTATTAAAATATCGATACCAATTTTCTTTTTATATTCTAAATCATCAGTTATTGATTTTCCATGAATTCCATCAACATTACCTAATCTATCCATCATACGATATTCGAACACAACAGGTATCAATATTTCTGTATCTTTTTGTAATACCAAAGTTGATATAGTGCTATTTCCAACAACAGATATATTTGTTAAATTTGGTATAATCGGATATAAATAAGCACCACAACTATTACCACCTATCGCATAAAAATCTATATCATCATAACCTAATACATCATCGTTATTTGAATATGATTGTTGGAATATTGGTGATTTCTTGAAATTGGTATGTTTCGTTAAACGTTTAAATGATTCAGTAATCTTAACTAAATTATTTGGGTCATATTGTGGATTATTTGTTGCAACCATAGCTACAAATCCATCAGAATTATAAGCATCTACCAATTTACATTTATATACAGTATTATTCTTGAAATAGATAACATTCTTTTGATCTTCAGGTACCGAATTATTAATCATATTATCAGGTATTTCAGTATTAGATAAACTGAAACCGTTTTTAACAAGTTTAAATTGGTCTTCAGGTTGATTTGTTACATCTAAATTACGAAAATAAATAATTTGTCCTGCTTTTTGTAATAATCCTTCGTTATGATGAATACCAACATTAAAATATTTTGGTGCTGTATTTATATTAAATGTAACACCGGGAATTAATGTTTTAAGTTCAATTGGTTGAGAATTATTATTTTTGAGACGAATCATAAATTGTTTCTTTATGATAGTACCAAATTGTTCTTCTTTAATTAAATTAACCAAATCAGCATAATTACCTGCAAATAATTGTATTGTTGAACCAGACTTAACAAGAATTTTTTCTTTATTGAAATCAACAATTTCTACTGTAAGATTTGAATTAGAATCAATATTTTTAAGATAATCAATATCCTTCTGAATAGCTTTCAAATACTCAAATAACGATATATTTTTCTGTTCAGCTGTAAAGAATCCTGAAGCAATATCATCTGATTTATGATAATATAGTTTTTCAGATTCTTGTATTTCCTGACTTATATGTCGTAATATACCAGATGCTTTTAATATATTGTTGAATTCAGAAGTAGACAAATCATTATTGTTTCGGTCTACAATAGATGTTATACTGTTTTCTACAATATCTTGTGGAAAATCAATTCTCAATATTTCTGACCAATCTGATGTTATTTGTGATACTGGATAACCTACTTCAGATACAGCTCGAACACGAATTTCAACTGATTCATTTTCGTTAATTGAAATAGATACTTGATTTATGTTAATATCATCGGTATCACTGTAATTTAATGTTTCCCATTTTAAATTACCATATTCATCAGAATATCTATTTAATGTTTTTGATTCGAAAGTAGTCCAAGGTGAATATGTAAACGATATTTCTTTACCACTTTCGGTTATAAGTTTCATCGTTTGATTTTCAACAACATCAACATTTTTACTGAGGTATCTATATTGTATATCGTATTTTATGATATGTTGAGGTCGAGTTTGAGTTGAAAATATTGGATTTTGATGTTCCCAAGCACCTAAAACTCTATATTTCGGTTTAACATTTTTTACACCAGATTGTATTGCATTATTATCTAAATTTCGAGTAACAACTAATAAATTCTGTTCCAATAAATTCTTTTCATTCCTTAAAGTTTGTATCTTTTCCAAACGATAATTCTTTTCATCTTGTGATTTAAACTTTAAAGTATCGATTTCATTTTGTAATTGATTGATATTTTGTTCAGTAAATTCAAGTTTATTCTTAATTTTTTGTTTCTCGATATTTAATGTTTCAAGTGTTTGACGAGTCTTTTCATTTGTTATATGTTTATTTATCTGTACAACATTGAAATTACGAATATCAAGTTTAACCTGTTTTGGTTTCAAACCTAAAGAATAAGGTATATTCTGTTCTTTAATGAGTGATTCTAAATATGAACTGAAATTGGTTACTTTCTCGTTAAAAAATTCATCAATTGTATATGTACGATTATTGTAAGTAACTTTATATTGGGAAGTATCAAATTTAATACCTTTACTCGGATATGATATAAATTTATGATTCTTTGTAGATAAGAAGGCAACGAATTTACTTTGAGGTTTAACAGGTATTGATACTTTTTTCATTTCAGTTGGTAATACTTCATTGAAATATAACTGATTTACACCAATTTGTAATGTTTTATCGGGTCCCGCTATTTGAGTTATTTTAACATTTTTTGTTAATGTATTAATATCTGTAATCTTATATTTAGCTGTACCATCTTCGGAAACAAGTAAATCACCAACTTTCAAATCAATAATTACCCCATAAGTATTTACACCTTCATATTTTATATCGTTGAGGGTTAAGTCATAATTATTACCTGATACATTATTTATTGATATGATACTGAATTCACCAAAATATTTAATTTTCTGTAATTCAGGTGTTAATTCAAGCGAATAATCATCTGTTTGAATCAGACCGTTATCGATTAAATATTTTATTTTGAGCTGTGTAAGTTCCTCTGTTGGTGTATTCAAAATTTCATTCCAACCTTCTTTTATCTCATAAATTTTACAATGAATATTTGAGTTTAATTTATTTGATAATTCTACAGGTATTTTTACAGATGGGAACAACAGATTTTTAATGAATGAATTATCATCAACAATACAATTTTGATTACCTAACAAATCTGCAAAATTAGTTAAGTATTCAGCATTTATGAAAGATGTTTTAGTTATTTGAGATAAAGAACCATCAGAATTTAATAAATAACTAATATTATCCTCATTTGTTAATGAATTGAAATTTAATTGTAAACGATTCAATTCATTAAATAATGATTCAAATGATTTAATCTTTATTTTTTCGGTTACATATCTACCCAATTCATTGGTTTTCTTTTTGATTTCTACTTCAATATCGTTTACACCGTTATTTGCTTGTTGGAAACCAATCAACAAATTGTATATGTTTTCATAAAGAAATTCTATGTTTTCGAATAATTTTTCTGCTGTTGTCATCTATCTTTTATATTTTGATACGATTTATTTATATGTTTTCATAAATTATTGCAAAGCAATAGGTATGTTTTCGAATAATTTTTCTGCTGTTGTCATCAAAAAATTTTTTAATTTAATTTTTAAATATTACATCTCCGATACCGCTACCATTTTTAACCATATCTTCAACTTTTTCTATATCTTCAAGATTGTTACAAATTTCATCTGCATTCAATTGTACATCACCGGGAAGTGGAATGGTATGTGATGCTATGAGTCGTTTCAATTCTCTTTTAGCACAACCAATCACATGCCTTTCGAATAAAGTATCATTATATAACATATTGATTTCATTATCGATATAACAATGTAGAATCAATGATTTTTGTACATTATCTTTCAACAATAACATATTTGATGCAGTATTGTATGAAAATGGGAATGGTCGATTAAAAATAGCTTTCAGAGCATTTAATTCTACCATTTTACAAACATTCTGTTCTAAATACAGATGTCTATCGATTGCAGAATTACCCAAACCTAAACCACCGTAACTATTTAATCCAGTAACTATTGTATCATACTCTCTATTTAATGTATCATCGAAAAGATTTAAATTATAATCACCTGATATATAAATATCTCGAACAATTCTTACTCTTTGAGATAACCTAACAGATAATTGGAATTCACCGTTCATCATCTTTTTGTAATTACCACCTAAATGTTCTTGTATAGCTTGTTCGGTTAATAACAAATAAGTTTGTCTCCAAGCATTATCATAATACTTGAAGAAATACTTAGCTGATGATTTGATAACTTCAACAATCATCTGACGAGGAATTTTATATGGTAATGAACCATATAAAGTGAGTATGTTTAAAATTCTATCGATAAATTCATTATCAACCGGTAATAAATTATTCGAATCTCTTTCTAATGTAATTGCCATTCGTTTTTAAATTGAATCAAGTTTTTGAAGAATATCTAAAAGTTGTAATTTAACTTTTTCCCTATTTTCAATTCTCTTTTGAATTTGTTCTTTTTCAATTCTCTTCTGTTCTTCATCTTCTTTCTGCTTTTGAGCAAGAGATTTTGCTGAAGAATTTGAGTTTGCAGCATCTACGGAAGCTGTTTTTACAGATTTAATACGTTTTACCACAGGTTGGACGATATTTAAATCGTCCAATTCTGCAGCATTAATATTTTTTTGTACTTTACAAGATGATGAATCAATAAATACAAATCCAAGAAAACATATTGTAAACAATTTCATTGACCTCATAATTTTTATTTTTTGTTATGTAATTGAATATCGAGAGTATTCAAACTATCAATTTTGTTAATAGTTTCTCTTATCAATACTTTAGCAGGTTGTACTTGTTTACGAACTTCTTCAATTATTTTTGTATTGAAATCGTTAATCATCGCATTCTTTTCCCTTTCGGTTTCAATCAAACGATTATTTAATACAGAAGTTCTCCAAATAAAAAATACATTAGAGGCAATCAAAATTGTTATGAAAAATATAACCAAATTCATACGAGCTTGATTACTTACAAAACCGAATACTTCCAAAAATGTCTTATTATTATCTCCCGTAATTATTTTACCGTTATCGCTATTATTCGTTGTTTCGGTTAAATTCTCTTCCATTTTAATTTTCGATTGAGTTTAGTTTATGAGTAAAACATTGATAAGGTTACTCCAAAAATTATAAAAGATTTTTTATTATTTGCAATTATGTCGATACCAAATATATTGTTAATATCATTATTTATTTCGGGTATAAAATTTAAAATTATTGAAATAACCAAAATAAATATAATTGAATGTACCATTCCTTTATAGTATCTTCTAAAATATAAAAGTAATTTAGTTTTGTATATATAATTTCTTGATTTAAATAAATTCCACAATAATATTCCAATTAATCCAAAACAAACGTCAATTGAAATATTCCATAATGTTTCCATAAGTTTACAAATATTTAATTTTTCTGATTATAAAGAATTCCTTAAAAACTTATGGAATTCTTAAATTATACTATGGAATTATGATAAAGTATAGCTGCTAAAGTTTGACAGATTGGTTCAAAGTTTTTAACATAAGCTTCCATTTCTTTTGGATTCGAAATAAAACATGTTTCGAGTAAAACATTTTGTGCTGGTATTCTCATCCAACCAAGTCTTTTAGCTCTACTTGAAGCTTCTGTTATAACACCAGATAAACCATCTACAGTACCTCTTAATCTAGTATTTAATAATCCTGCTATACCTTGAGATATTTCGTTTGCTAATTCACATTCGAATTTAGTGTGTTCAGCTGGAATTACTGTTTCAGTACCGTTAGCAGTAGGATTTGGTGATGCATTAAAATGTATTTCGAGAGCTATCACATCTTTATCGGCATATTTTCTTGTTCTGATAAGATTTGTGAAATAATTCATCGAAGCTCTTAAGACTGTTTCATCACCATCTATAATAGCTTCTGTATTATATTTGGTTTTCAAAATTTCATACACTCTTTTACGAATCTTAGCATTTTCAACACCTTCTACAAAATTATTTCCAAAAGCACCTCGATCTTCACCTTTTTTGGTTGAATGTCCTGCCGAAAGAATAATTTTTCGTTGAGGTTTATCTTTATCAATTTTTGGTTGATATGATAATTTCTCCAATTCTTCGTAAAATTTACTATTAAATGGTTTATTTTTTTCCTGAGTTTTTAATAACTCGCTATATCCTGTTGATGCCATTTTTATTTCCTTAATTAATGACTATAAAAGTATCTTTTGTATTATCAATGGTGATTTCACATTTTTGAGGTGTATCATCATCTATATTAGTATAAAATATTATATCTGTAATTTTTTCCTTCCAAACTGTGGTTGTTGGTTGATTTTTAATAGATAATGTAAATTTTTTCTCCTGATTATATCCGATTTTATAATTCGATAAATTTACAATTATTTCATAATTACCAATATCTACATTAATAAAATTATTTATCTCGATTTTATTTTCATCTCGATTATATTTTAATAAATTCGATAATGTTGTATTAAAAGGATTACTTGAAATATATATTTGAAAATCTATCGGAAAATTTTTCAATATTTTATTATCTTTTAATTGTGGTTGAATTAATAATCCTTGAGTTTGAAATACTTCTTTGTTTTCAAAATCTTCTAATTCAACATATTTTTTATCTTTGTTTAAAACGAAATTATACGATGTTATTTCAGTATTTTCTACTTTATTTCGTAAATTCATTTTAATAGATGATGCTAAATAGGGTGTTGAATCAGGTAATGAACTATCTATTTTTGATATAGCTATTTTTATTTTGAAATTTTGAACAAGTAATGATATATCTGTTATAAATTGTTCCGAAGTTGGAGAATATTGAACAATAGATTCCAACTGTAATTCATATTTAGTTGTATCAAAACTAGTCCATTTCGTTAAAATAGCATCATATTCAGGTGAATTTAACCAATCATCATTTAATTTATCTTGATTTTCTGATTTAGCAAACCATTTAGTTCTTTCAGTAGAATATACGTCTTCATCATATTCAAATATATCATATTCAATGTATGATTCAGCAGCAGCTAATGATATAACTAAATTTGGATTTTTATGTTTTATGATAATTTTCTTTCCCATATTTATTTGCTATTTCAAAATAATTATATTATCTTTGGTATTATCTATTGTTATTTCGATTTTTGATTTCAATACATTATTATCTGAATATATCATTTTTTCAATTTTTGGATTAATTTTCTTCCAGACATTAGTTGTTTTTGATGATTTATCGTTTCTTTTTATAAGTATTGGTAAGATTAATTTATGTGATAAAGCTAACAATCGAAAATCTTGCCATTCCATAAAATAACCATTTGAATTTTCATTAAATGTTCTTATGTAACTTTGATGAATTGGTTCATTTTGCTTACCAAATATTGTATTATAATATTTATCGAAATTTTGATAATTGGTATCATAATGATACACATAATCTCCAAAATCACCCATTGTTAAATTAAGAAACTTTTGGGGAATGTTATAATTTTTTCGATACATTACAGAAAATATCCATTTTTTGAGATAAGGTATTTGTGGGTGTTTAGTTTTATCCAAATTTTCTTCCTTATCTTCATCTCTCCAAATAGGTTGTTTTATCAAATCTGGATATTGTGCTGTTTTATCCCATAAATCTTTATTTTCTAAAGTTTCCTTAAAACAAAGAAAACTTGTATTATATCTATTAACAAATATTCTTGTTTCATTATTTGGATAATTTGTTTCGATATTTACATTTCCCCATTGTTTTTTAATCAATGGTCTTATCATATAAATTAACGAATATTTTGTTTTCGGTATACTATATAAATTTACAAATTCAAATTTTAAATTATCTTGTGTTTCCAAAGATTTTTTAAAATCTAAACCTCTATAATAAATATCGAAACTGTTACCATCACATATAATTTTAGATATGTTATCATTTAAATTATATTTGGTATTATCTTTATAATTTACTTCTGATTGATAAGTGTTTTCGAATTTACCAATTTTAACACTTTCCATTGAAAAATTTTGATTTCCAAATGTTAATACAAAATATTTTTTTATATTGGTTTCAGATGGTAAATCATTATTTTCGGCTATATCATAAATCAAAATATGACCTTCTTTATTTTTGATATTATCTATTTTATTAATAATATCAGGGAAATTCATATATAAACCATATTTTGTTTGATTATCAAAAGGACGTTCTTCGATTGTTAAATTTTGATTTTCAAGTTTTAAAAGGTTTTCAACGAAAATATTTTGTATCTTCCAATTATAATCATCTAATTTTTCAGGTACATTACTTTTGTAACCAACTTTATAACATTTGGTGAAAAATATGTATTTTAAAATATTTGATTTAATTTCTTGTCCAACTGATATATGAGTAACACCTTCAAATATAAAATCTTTGATACAGGTTATTTTGTATTGAATTAAACATACATAAAGATTTTGATAACTATCTAATATATTTTGATTATCATCTTTTTTATCGAAAAAATTTGTATCTATAAATACATAATCTTTATGATTTCTATTTCTTGGTTGAAAATCTTTAAATACAATATCTTGGTAATTAGCTTTTTCGATATTATTAAATGGTAAATTGAAATCAACTGATTTAGATGGTATCAATTCAATATCGAAATGTTCAAAGAAAAGTTTTTTGGTAAATATTTGATTATCGAATAAAAATTCTAAATCAAAATTTACATAATCACCTTGATAAACATCAAAAATATCTGTAATACCTATATCTGTTTTTGAATAATAATCAGATGAATTTCGAAATCTATCTCTTATTTTAAATGAAAACTTTTCTAATCCCATATAAATAAAATATAATTAAATTAAAATTTAAAGAATAATTTCGACAAGCAAAATTATTGTTGTTTTACGAATTCATAAACTGTTACATTGAATAATGTACCAAATTGATTTTTAATATCATCGGTAAATTCTATAGTATATTTTGCTGAGGTTGAATTACCTAATGAACCTTTTGGAATCTTAATTACTTTTGATTTTAAATCACTTATTTTTATTGAACTTCCATCAGCTTTTATAACAGAATTTGTATCACCATCTTTAACAACTAAACCGGATATAGCTATTTTTGGTTTGTTTTCAGTTAAATTATTGTTATCAAATAATAATTTTATTTTTAATTTATCGGATTTCGATATAAATTGTAATTCATCAGATGTTATAATATCTTCAGCTGCTACCGAATTGGTACTTAATTTCCAACCAGTAAATTCAGTTATATCATAAACATATCGAGTATATACATATAATTTATTGTTGTTATCGATAATTGTTAATTTATCTTCGCCAAACAACCTTTGATAAACAAATAATTTAAAATCTGTAGTATTAAATTGTGTAGGTTTATTTTGAATATTTAAACCTCTAACAAATTTTTGATACATTATAACATTAGGATATTGTTGGTTATTTACGTTATTGAAATCAAAGGTATCATTTTGTTTTAATGGTTTCAATACTTCAAATCCGAAAGTTTTATTTGTTACGAAATCACTATTTAATAATTGATATAATTTAAAATCTGATGATAGAAAATCTAATCGAATAAATTTACTATCTCCGAATAACAAATATTTATCATCATTAAATAAATTACCAAATTCTGTATTATCGATATTAATATATTCGAAATTAACACTATTTTGTTTATATACCGATAAATTTACAATTGGACAATTAAAATTCGGTATAACACATATACCAAATTTATTACCATTAACATAATTTACACCAATAATGAAATCAATAACACTATTAACGAATAAATTAGGTGTATTTATTTTGGAAGATATAATCGAAAGCTTTTTGAATGTAACAGTTTCATTATTTATTACATTAATTTCAGTTACCAATTTTACACTATTATATATCGTTAATTCGAGTATATAAATATTATCCTGATTTTCTTTGTATTCTGTAATAAATAATGGTGTTTTCTGTTCTGCTGTAAATTGCAAACTTATGTTATCAACAATCTTTCGTTTATCACCTAATATCAATAACTTATTGTATATATCGGGTGTAATTGTACCTGAATTATTACCACCAACAGTTAAATTATCATTATTTAATATATCTGATACTGATATAATTTCATTTGATGTATTTGCTATTAACGGATATAATATGTTACAAATTTCGGTATCTATAACATAAGGTGTATCAAGTTTTAATGCCTTATTTGGAATAAAATAATATTTACCATCTTCGATAATAGATTTAACCAAAGATTCTTCACCTGATGTAAAAATAATTGTATAATATATCTCCGAATTACTTTTAATTGGTGATTTGATATTTACATTATTTGGTGTATATTCTATTTTATTGATGAAATCGACATACGGAGTTTTCAATATAACTTCGTAATTCTCAAATTCAGGTTTATATGTACTAGTTATTTTATTCATTTTCTTGTTGTAATATTAACAGATTCGAATAATTGATAATTATTATTTTTGTTATCTAATATTTTGAAATCACCTTTCAAAATCGGTAATTTATCCTTATGAATAACGAATTTATCTTTTGATTTACCTTTATCTGATTCCTTAAATAATGTATATTCAAATGATACATTATTTTCAGTCATAAAATCTTGAAATATACTTTCAAAATTAATTTTATGATGTTTAATTGATAAAAATTTAGAAAACTCACTATAGATAAGACGTTCTAATATCGTACTATACTTATTTTGTTCGTAAATGTTGTCAAATATAAGCTGGATAGCATATTTCTCAACTCGAGCGGTATCTAATGTATGTGAAGATAAAGCGTATTCTTGTTCTTTGATGATATTCTCCAAATCATCTAATTCTTCCTTATTAAATTGATATGTTTTGGTATCAATTATTCTATCATATTCATATTTCAACAAATATTCAGGTACATCTTCCAAATTAAGTATTTTAGAAACGTATATGTGATTTATCGATTTTTTAGCCGTATCGACATATATATCCTGTATTAATATGTTAGAAAATTTGGATAAAAAGTTTCGATACGATTCATTATCAAACAATACTTCATTACCGTGATTATATCCAATAGCTGCTCGTAAAGCATTTGTTGTAGTACCGTTTGAACCAAAATTAAATCCCTTATAATTTCGTATTAATAAATCATCATCAGATAAATCAACAATATCACCACCAGAAGTTATAATTTTATCTATTTCGAATTCTGTAGAGTAATCTAAATTACCATATTCTCCATTACATAATCTATATGATATATTTATGATTTCACCTTTCGTTAACCCTTTGATATAAATAACTATCGGATATTCAACACTTATACTGTATTTAACGATAAATTGACGGTTATCAAAATCATTAACTTTATTGTAGAATGATTTAACTTCTGTAAATTTTTTATTTCCAGATGATATTATTATAGATTTTTCTACAATAGCATCAGATTTCAAATATATCTTTTCAATATCATTATCACCAGTAGCAACATATTCTTGTTTTTCCAATATACCTTCAGCAACAGGTACCAACAATAAATCATTAGTTAATTTAAGGGTACTATCACCATTATAATAATATTCAACCTTATTTAATTTATTTCTGAATTTGGTATATGGTGTAATATATAATGGATAACCGTTTTTATTAAATAATTTTTGATTAGCCTTTATTACCAAAATACCTTTAGCTGATACTTTCATTACTGGTTCTATACCATTTTGAGCAGCTAAATTTCTTAATGCAATATTTGATGTAGCTGTCATAATATTACGTTCTCTTTTCAGAATATTAAGTTTTGTATCTAAATATTCCAAAGCTGATTTGGTATTATTAAACAACTGCCATAAAACGTTAGTTTGTTTTTGTGGTATAAATTTCGATATGAATTCTTTTAAGTTCATTTTCTGATGTATTGTCGTATTTCAAAAGCTTTCCTACAATCAATAAAAAACAAATCATAAATGTTTCTATCGATTTTAGGAAATATTAAATAATCATCTATTGATGTATTTTTAGCTTTATAAGATTTGTTGATTACACTTAACCAAATTTCATCAACCTTATTTATAAATTCATTATATATTGATAAACCTCCAATTATCCATATATCTTTATCTGGAAATCTTTGTTTTATTTTATCGATATTAAAATTTTTGATGCTGATAAATTCTCCATCACTTCTATTAACAAATCGAGTTGGTCTGTTAACTAACACAATATTGTAACGATTCTTCAAAAATTTCAAATCTAACGAAACAAATGTATTAAATCCCATAACAACTACATTATTTTCAGTTTTCTCTTTGAAATGGTTTAAATCTTCTGGTAATTTCCATAACATTTTGTTTTGATTTTTCTTACCAATTATTCCATTTTCATCTATACAAGCTATTAATTTAATTTTGTTGGTTTCTTTTTCCATTATTAATTTATTATTCCCAATTTCCTATTAAAAATTCTAATTTTACTGTTTCAGCTTTTTCAGTTAATTCTTTAACTTCAATTAACATATATATTAAATCTTTACCTTCAACATTTGTCACTTTTATTGCATAATCTATTTTGAAATATTGTGCATGTTCGCAATTTAAAGCAATAAATGTACTCAATTCGTTTTTGATTTGATTTAATGTAATATATTGATTGAAAATATATCGTTCAGTATTTAAAGAATATTTTACACCCCATAATTCTTCTGGACCTATCTTTATCGCTAATTCAATTTCTTGTATAAGTAATTCAATTTTTGATGTTATGATAGTATCTGTTGAATCATGAAAGTGTAAATTAATATCTAAATATTGTGATTGTTCTAATTTCGAAATCATAATTAATCTTTAAATTTGATATTTTTCGAATCCAAAAATGTTGATAATCTAGATAATGTATCAAAATGAGTAGTCCAAAAACCATCATTATGTTCTTCAATGAGTATTCTTGAAGCTTCATTGTTAACAGTTTTCAGATTAAGTTTGAATTGATAACCTATACTTCTTGAATCATTATATTTTTTATGATATGTTGGTAATTCGAAATTTGTTACTTTATTGATAAATGGTGATATAAAATTGATACCATGTAATTTATCAATATTTTTGTTATCTCGATAGAAAAACAATAATATGTTAAATTCGAAATCATCATTATTTCCGCTATCATAAGTTATAGTTTCGAAATCAATTACTTTTCGACTATCATCTGTATCAAATAAATATTGTTTATTACCGTTATCATATAATGCTTCATCTTTATTATTAGGACTGGTTGATTGTAGAGTTTTAGGGAAATCATTAACCAATTTCATTTCGAATTTAACTTTTTTCGCATCATTAGGTACTACAGCAACTACCTCACCCCAACCGTTGTTATTTTCTGTTCTAACAAAATTTGAAGTCATCATTTTATTAATATATACAATATTATTTACAATATCGGAATATTTGATACCACATTTATTCAACAATTTATAAAATGCCAATTCAACTATGTTATCGAAATTACCACCATTATTTATAATATTTTCCATATAAAACTGCATGGCTTTCGGTATTACAGTATTAGGGTTTGTTTCAGTAATATTGATACTGTTTAAATCAATGAAAAAAGATGGATTTTCATATAATGGTAATTTCAAAGCAACCATTTTACTAAAATAATATGGTTGATTGTTAGCAATAGCATAATCAAAATCTAAATGAGCTTTTGAAAATGTTATGTATGTAGATGAATCTGGTAATAATGTGTTAAATATTGGTAAATTCATTTGTAAATTTTATTTTGAATAATATACAATATATATTATATTTGATACTTTTATAAATCTTAAATTTTTAAATTCAATTAAATATGAGTTTTTCTGATATATTTAAATCTCAAAAAGACAAAGAACAAGAAATTCAATATATAGGTCTTGGTAGAAGTCAATCATACGAAACACCTGAATATAAGATGAAACGGTTAAAATATGTTGACCCTGTTTCTCTTAACTTTAAATGTATGTTTGATTTCACTTCCACTTATGGTCTTTTGGCTGATGAAAATTATAAAAATTCCGCACTTGCTTATTTAAAACGAATAGGTGAGGAAGACCGCTATATATTGTTGAAAAAATGGCTCGAATTATTTAAAACATTATTTCGAGATTACGAATTTCTCATATTAGATATATCAGGTTTGGACAGAATACAAAATATCAATCCTTGGGAATTTTTCAATAATCAGGAAGATAATATTGATATGAATATTCGAGAAACCGTTGATTTATATGTTCAGATGTTACTTACAACATACAGACAAATATGGTATGATGATATACGAAAAGTAGAGATATTACCTGAAAATCTAAGATATTTCGATATGTCAATTTTCGTATATTCTGCTGGTTATTTTGATATGTTTATGTATGATGATATGAATTTTTATGAGTTTAATTCTGAAAATATCGATAGATTCATATTTCCTACGATACAAAAATTAGATACGAAATTACAGGTAGATTTCAAAAAATTCGAAAAATTCAATCATGCTATCTATAAATTAACGAATTGTCAAATAGATAATGCTAATTCTGGTAAGGGATTTACTCAAAGTTTATCCAACGAACCAAATTCAGATTATGTTAAAAATAATATATCTATAAATTATCGTTATGGCTCATATTCCGGTGTATTTAATAATACTATCGGTAATTTCAATATTGGTGCTTTACTCGCTTTATCTTCGGTTTATTCAAAAGATTATAAAGAATTTGATGTATCCCAAAACGAAAAAGAAACATTTAAAGGACAATTATCAAAATTAAAAGGTAAACTCATTAATCAAAAGAATGAATGGAAAGATTCATTCAAAAATGGTGAAATATTACGTCGAACATATTCAAATCTTAAAAATTCAGCAGAAACTAAATTATTACAACAAATCGGTAAATTAGCATCTAATTCATCACCACTGGGTAATTTGATGTCTAAAATGACACCTAAATTTGCTGAACAAATGATTTCACAAGCTTTCAACAAAGGATTTACCATATTTGAAGACTATGCCATCAATAATCCGTTAACTAAACTAAATAATCTGTTAATGAATAATTTTTCAGTTTATTCAAGAGGTTCAGGTGGTGAATTATTCCAGACTGGTAATAAATCAGATATTGATAATAGTATAAAATATGATGATTCCAACAATATATATTTAAATCGCGATACACAAAAAATTAAAAATTTAGATTTCAAGAAAGATAATATATATGCTGAATTCCGTGATAACAATTTTAATAATCGATTTATAAACGATAGATATATAAATCAAAATATTTACGATAGAGATGGATTTTGAGAAACAATTTAATAACATACAGATATATTTTGGTAAGGTTGTAGATATTAAGGACGATTTACATCAAAACAGGATTAAATGTACCATTGAAGATTATACTGATAAAATATCTACTGATGATTTACCATGGTATTATCCATTTTTCGGTCAAAATTATTTACCAACTGTAGGTGATATTGTACCGGTTATTATAATGAATCAAAATTTCTCACAAGGATTTTATAACCCGAAAATAGATTTATTGTCTCGAACCGATAATAAATCTATTTCAGATGGTGAAGAATATGAACAATATGTTGAATTATATGATAAATTTGGAGTTCAAGCAACATATAAGAAAGAGAAAGGTTGGGAATTTAAAAATCAAAAGACTTTTGCTCAATTAGAGACAGAAAAGATTAGTTTGAAAACTCCCAAAGAACAAATAATAATTACAGATGATAGAATAGATGTTGGGAATGATGGTCCTGCAATGCCTCTGGGTGATAAAACAGTGGAATCTTTCGAAAAACATTTAAAAGATGTAATTAAAAGATATGATGAAATAATGGAATTGATAAATACCATACAAAATGCTTGTACCAATCCATTTACAATACCAATTAAAACAGCTGTATTACCGAAATTAATAGTTGCTAAACAAAAATTTAAACCTGACGAATCAGATTTAAGACAATTCCATAAAACTATACAATCTAAAAAAGTCTTCATAGAATGAACGAATTAATTATATTTGACAGTAAAAAGAATATATTGGAGAATCAAATAACTTTATCTCACTGGGAAGAAATATTTGATTGGCATATATTTGGTTTAAAACGTTTTAACATTGGTATATTTGATATTATCGATGCTGAAACGTTTACCTCATATTTAGATGACACGGAAGATTATGTTAAAATAAAGAAGACGAAAGTATATGGTGCTTATGATAATACCGGTAATTTCCTTAATAATTCCGGTATGATTACACCTGTTATCAAAAATGTTGGTTTGAATCCCAATAAAACAGATATTGATACATTAACCAATAATTTTTCATATACAATACATTTCAATGTTAAATCGATAACTACCAAAGAATATATTGTAGTATTACAGATAACAGATACAAATGATGAAAGTTTACAACGAAAGATATTTGTACATTTTAAATCAACTGAATCTGAACGAAAAGAAATTTACGAAGATTTATTAGTTAATGCTGATTTACCAAATTATGATATATTAGAACATGCTATCGTAAACGAAGACAAAGCACATCTCATCAAAAGATTACTGTTAGATTATAAAGATATAATGGTATCGAAAGGTACTGATGAATCAATTCGTAAATTTTTATATTTCATTGGTTTTGACCATGATTCAGTAAAGATATATCCGGAATATGTTAAAGATAACGGTGAAAAAACAATTGAACCAAATAAAGATGTAGATGTTAAAACAGGATATTATTGGGTACTTTATGATAATTATAAACATTTCGATAACATAAACGAAGGACTTACGAACAAAAATTTACCATATAGACCATTAAACAACAATAATATCAATGATTTTTTCGATAGATTATTTTATGGTATAACTATCGCTAACAGATATTTTACAATTCCTGAACAAGATATATCATTTTTTGGACTCATCAATTCAGCTAACTGGGCGAAATTCGTATCAACAGCGGGAAATACAAGTGTTATTCATAAAGATGATATTCACAATTTCAAAGACTATCTGGATATTGATGTATATGTGCAAGAAAGAGCTTCCGAAATAAGATATATTGTTGAAAATAATAAACAAAAATCCGATAAAATATTTAAAACGGAAATTAAATGTATCATCAACAGTAATTCATTGATGAAAAAGAATTTGTTTTTGATAGATAAGGAAATTGATGATGATAACATACCGCAAAACATTCAACCATTTACTTATATAAAAACATTCGGTAACATATTAAATTTCAGAATTACAAATAACAATCCAATTCATAACATATATGTCCATTATAAAATATATGATGATTACGATAGAAGTACTGTAATTGATAGTGGTAGATTTATGATGGTACCTTCCGAAATTCATCATATTAAATATCTTACCAAAAAATCATCTGATTATATCATTGAAGTAGATATAAGAGATGATTGGAATAATCGAGAGTTATACATATACAAATACAAATTGGACGATAGTATTG